TCACCCCGCCAGCATGCCCTGCCCGCGCATGCGCGGCGCCAGCGCCGCGTGCATCACCGCCAGGTGCATCACCACCGCCAGTTCCGGCGCGTAGCGGTCATCGCCTTCCCGCCACTGCTGGGCCAGCTGCGCGGCATCATCGGGCAGCAACGACAGCAACTGGGCATCATCCAGCGCATCGGCGGCGCCCTGCAGCTGGCGCGCCAACTGCCGCGACTGCCACACGTGCACGCCAATACTGAGACTGGCCAGCGACATCAGGACCACGGCCAGCCCGTGCTCGAACCACTGCGACAGTACTTCCGGCCCCCACAGCAGGGCCGCCAGTACGGCCAGGCCCGGTAGGCGCCAGCCGAGCCAATGGATGCGCCCGCGCTGCGACCAGTGCACCACCACCGCGCTGGCGACCAGTGCCGCTGCGGCCGTGGCCGGCAACTCCGTCACCCAGGTGGCCGCCAGCAGCACCGCCAGCACGGCCCAGACCCAGCCGGGCGGCAACGCGCGCCGCTGATAGTCGGCACCGACCGGCCCGATCAGCTGTCGCAGGCTGCGTTGTTGGCTTGCATCGGTCACCCACAGTCTCCGTGTCTGTCCTGGCTCGGATGGTCGTCGCCAGTGTGTCGCAAATTCGTGCCAATGACGTTACCAATCCGCTATGACGGCGGCTCTACAACGTGTTGTGGATTGCAAAGGTGACTGTTCAGCTGTTTTGCCGTAGCATTGCAACCGTTGGGCAGGCCCTGACCGTGGCAACGCGGGATCGGCCCTGTACCTTGCAGCACTGTAGAAACCGGGGGTGCATTGTCCCCGTGACGCCATCGGCGCCGCTTTCCAGGAAGCAGAAATAACGAAGCCCATCAATGCCTTAGCTTGATGGGCTTTTTCGTTCATAACTGCCGCATGGGCAGAAATGGGCATGGATTGGCAGCAACTTGCCAGCTTTCTTGCCAGCTTTTGAAGCTGGCAAGTCGGCAGAGAGGCGTACTCAGTAGGGGGAGTCATCTAGCTGACGGTGCTCATCCTCAAGGCGCCGGATCTCGCCCCCAATTGCCACCTGAAGCAGCTGATAGCTCAGGTCGATGAACTGAAACTGCTCCTCCGCACTTTCTTTTGTGCCTGCCTCGTTCCTACCAACGATCGCCGAATTGAGCTGATCGATGCTGCCGGCAATAGCATCGGAGTGCAGTCTGGCCCTGATCGGTACTATGTCTGCGAAGGCCTGTCGCAGCTCTTCCCCGAGGCCATCAGGGTACTGGGAAAGATGCCATTCGCCGGTTTTCTCGTGGTGGCGCCGGAATGCCAACTGGATCAGCCCCACCGCTCGGAACAAGCGGAGCAGCATCGGCTGCAGCGCGAGAAGATTCGCCCGCTCGGCGTCGATGCGACGAGCCCGCATCTGATCAAACCGCTGCTCCTGCCGTAGCAGCTTCTGAGCCTTCTCGCGACGATTCTCCGTCACCCAGTCTTGGAACCACTTCAGACCGAAGCCCAGGATCAGGGTGATCACCGGCACCAACCACTTCCAGTCGGTGCCATCGTTTGCCGCTGCAGTGGCCGCCGGAGCAGCCCCAGCTGTTGCCACGAAAAGAGCTTCCAGCATCTTCAGATCCCCCAGTTCCTGCAGTCATTTTGCCTGAACGACTTGACGAATCGATCAAATCGCCGGTTTGAGCAAACCGGCGCCGCAGCGCCCATGCGGCCTACTACTCGCCTTCCATTCCAGGAAATGGCGGCTTCAAGGTGTCCCTGGCCAGACGATTGCCCCGGATCGCATTTCGCCACTCCACGATCTTTGCCACGTCGTCCCGCAGCCTCGCCTCGTGCCTCGCCACCCAGAGCTCGGCACCGGCGCGGCCCTGCTCGTAGCTGGTGCATTTCCGACATGGTCCGTTACCAGGACCATACCGATGTCGATCGAGGTGTGCGACCCAGATGCCATCATCGACACGCTCGGTCATGGACAAGACCCAGACGCCCTGGCAGGCAATCACAGTCAGCGGATCGTCCGGCCAGCTCGCAGAGCGTGCGGTCCAGTAGAAGGAGTCGGGAAGCGGCATGGCCGGCAGGATACGAATGGCGGTCGCAGCATCTGCGATTGTGAGCACTCTATTGCCACGCCACGGTCGCTCCCCCTCCTATGCGGCGAGCTGGTGCTCGTAGAAGGGGTGCCGCTTGTCGTCGAAGATCCGATACAACGCGGCTAGGTCAGCCGGGTCCGGATTGAGCCAGGCATCGACGTGCTCGGGCTTGATGTTGATGATCGTCCGATCATGGCCGGCCGCGGCGACTTCGGGCTCGGGTTCGTCGGTGATCGCGGCGAAAGACAGCAGGTCGGGCTCTTTCCCTGCGGGATCCGTCCAGTGCGACCACAGGCAGGCCACCAGCATCGGTTCGCCGGTTCGCGGCGTGAACTGCACCACCTGGTTCTTGCCGTCCGGACCTTCCACGTTCTCGTAGAACGTCTCCACCACCATCAGCCCATGGGTGTGGCCGAATGCCGGCGCCCAGAATTTCTCCAGGCTATCCCGGCGCGCGTTGTAGGTGCCCGGGAAGCGCTGGTCATAGTTGGCCGGCTTCCCGGCCAGGCGGCACTGGTAGCGCATGGGCTTGATGACCAGCTTGCCGCCCTCGGAAATGATTACTGGGGCGTAGACCCCGGGGAAGATTCGGCAGTCACGGTCCTTCGGTTCGGACCGCTTGAGGTCAGCCAGCTTGAGCAAGGCCCGGTCGATCTTGTTGCCGGCGATCCGCATGTCCTCTCGGGCCTTCTTCGTTTCCTTCACCTGCAGCGCGCGCTCGGCATCGGCCAAGCGCTTGCGGTTGGCGAACAGCTCCTGCTCCAACACCGCGGCCTCTGCCCGGTTCCACTGCTCGACCTCTGCCCAAACCGCAAGCTCCGCCGGCGTGGCGCCGGCCCGGAATGCGTCGTCCATGGCCTTCGGGGTCTTGGGCCGCTTCTTCCCCGGGTCGTGGGCGTACAGCGCCGCGAACTCCTGCAGGGACAGCGTGGCGCCGGTCATGCGGACCAGCTTCTGGTAAGCAGCAGTGATCTGGGCGGAATAGCACATGGCCGGATTACAGCATGCAGGCCTTATGGCGCCGTGAGCGCCCGGGGCAGTTGAAGGGGCCGCCTCAGCGGCCCCTGGGACCTCACAGGTCCGGCAAGCCCAATCGTCTCCGCATTGCCGCGAGGAGCACGAACGAGGTCCGCACCAGCGCGTGCTGGTCACGTGTCAGCTGGTCATACATGTCCAGCAACTCCGGCGGGATCTGCCCTACCCGGCCTGCCTTAAAAGCCTCCATCGAGACCACCTGAGCCTTGTGGCGCTCATCTTCCATGCCCTTCTCCAGCGTCTGGCGGCGGGAGTGCCGCCCCCTCGATGCCTTGGGCCCCACCTCCAAGCCTGTTGCAGGCGAAAGAAAACCAGCACCACTGTCCCTCGGCTGGGCTTTCTCCTGCGATCCCTTTCCACTGGCCACCACCTGCAAGTCCTTCTTGTCCATCAACCAATGCCCCTGTATCGATAGGGCCGGCACAATCGCCGGCGTCTTCACATTGGTTTCATCCAAGCAGATCCGATGGCGGCGCAAAGTTGCAGCAACTACTCCGTCACGGCTTTGTTCAGACGCGCGGCCAGCTTGGGGTTGAGCACGATGCCGGCCTCGGCCCTGGCGCTGTAGCGGGCCCGGTTCTTGATGGACTGTTGCAGCCCGCTCGAGGTGATGGCCAGTTCCGGATTGACCCTGTTGAAGTCGCGAATCTTGACCAGCACCGAAGCGCGGTCGCCGGCGTCACCATTGCGCAGCGCCATGGCGAAGGCATTTACCAGTGATTTGCGGCGATCGAGGATGTGCTGCTCGTAGTTCTTCAGCGCGCGGGTCGTCTCGTATTGCCTGGACACCTTTTCCGGTGCGAAGCCGTTGGCCTGCAGCAGGATTTCCCAAGGCGACAGATCGGCTACGACGGGATCGCCGCGCAGGGTGTTCACGCCTTGGGTGGCGTAGCGGCCGGCCTTGATCACGTCCTTGAGGCCCTTCGGCAGCATGGTCTCGATGCCGCGCATGATGTGGCCCTCGTCGACATGCTGCTTGCCGACCAGCACGTTCTTCAGGACGCCGCCCATCGGCCCCGCGGCCTGCTCGAGCAGATTGTTGAACATGCCGCGGCCGTCGAGCTCGCGATCGGCGTCGCGGATCCACAGGCTGTCCAGTCCGACACGGCCTGATATGTTCGCGCCGGTCAGCTTGTCGGCCGGTCCGTGCAGCAATAGGTCTGCCCCGCCCTGCCCCAACATGCCGGTGAGGAAAGCCCGCAGCTCGGTCTCGGCATCCCAAGGTTCGTCGTCATCGCCGAACGTGGCCTGGAGGCCGTTCAGCGCCCCCATGATCATGCCCATCATTGGCAGACCCATGGCGCCGGAGAACAGGGCGCTCATGCCCAGCAGGCCGGTCAAGTTGCGCCTGGCGATCTGCCGCACCTGCGGGTCCTGCCCCTTGGTGGCCTGCCAGACCATCCGCCCGAGCGCCCAGGTCATGTTCAGGCTGTACTGCCGGAACATCAGCAGTACCTTCGCTGTACCGCTCTGCATGAAGCGGGCACGGTTGGCGTTGCTGTAGTCGAAGTGGGTGTCGAAGATGGCGTCGCGTGCGAACTTCACCGCCTCGTCGAACGACTTGCCATCCGCGCGTGCCAGGCGGTAGGCGGCCATGCCGGTCGCCTCGCGGTTGATCACCTCGGTCTTGTGAAAGCCCCAGCCGATGATCTCCATGGCCTTGCTCCAAGCCGGGTTGTAGCCGGTCATGCCGCCCTCGGCGATGCCAGCAAGGTTGTGGGCCTGCGTCTTCTCGATCGCGCCGGCGACTTCCAACGCCTGATAGGCGCGGAGCTCGTCGGGGTCGGTCAGGGTCTTCTGGATGTTGCCCACCGTGCGCACGGCGTCGCGGCTGGCGGCCAGCAGATAGTTCATGGCCTTGACCCCGCCGTGCCGTGCGGCCAAATAGGGATAACTGACCAGGGCGGTCTGGGTCACGTTCACCAGCGCGGCCGCCGGCGTGGCGCCCAGGTAGTAGGTAAAGCCGAAGGACGAGATCAGGTTGGTCAGCGCCGAGTCGGTCGGGTTCATGATCCAGTCGTGCCGCTTGCCCAGCTCTTCCAGGAGAGCGTCGCCGGCCACGATTTTCCGCGTGTCGACACTGGGGGATGCCTGGATCTTCTTCTGCGCATCCTTCAGATCGGTCAGCACACCCTGCAGCTTGTGGGCGTATCGCAGTCGGGCCAGCTGGTGCGATCCGTGCTGCATGTTGTAGGCGAAGGCACGCACGGCATCAGGGTCAAAGCCAGGCACCGATTTGCGGTGGATCTGGTGCTTGCGCATCGACAGTTCCGGCATGGTCTGCAGGTACAGCTGGTACACCTGGTCCTGCACAGCGTCGGAGACGTGCGCCGTCCGCAGCTGATCGATCACATCGGCAACGAAGGTTCCGCTCGGGGCGTCGGCCGCCTTGCCCTCCATCTTCATCCCCCGGGCGGTGATGGCCCATTCCCTGGCCTGGAGGTCCTTCACGGCTCGGTCCAGCTCGTTCTGTGATTCGAACATGAGGAAGGTGTTGGTACCGTCCTTCTCCGCTGCAACGAAGAACTTGCCGAAGCGCTGCAGGGGGAAATAGACGCCTTGCAGCCGCGCAGATTCGAACTGTTCGCGGATCTTGTGCACCAGCATGCGGCGGCTGCTGTCGCTGATGACCTGGCCCCCTACCAAATCCCCCCCCTTCAGATCCTCGATGCGCTGGACCAAGGCCTCTTCCACCGCGTCTGACCTAGACCGGTAGGCGTCACGGAACTGCAGGTAGAACGACTTCGCTTCTGGTGACAGCTGAGACCATTGCTCGACCAATGGCGCGTACTGCCGGCGCCGCCTCGGCTCTGCCTTCAGCATGGCCTTCAACGCCTTGACCTCGTTCATGATGTTCGTCTTGCTGTCGCCGCTGCGTTCCCGCATCTGCTGTTGCTTCACCTTGATGGCATGCAGCACGCTCTTGCGATTGACCACCTGCAGGCCCTTCTCGCCGGGCATCCGGAACTGCAGGGGCTGATACTCGCGGGACGGGTCTACTCCGTCCATGGTCGCCTGGTGCATGAGGTCGAACAGCCGGCGGCTTTCGGCTTTGTTCTTGCTGGCCCACTGACGCGCAGCCTCGGCGATCGTGTCCGCCTCCGCCTGCAGCTTGTTCCGATCGGCCTGCATCTCGGCCAGATAGTCCGAATAGCGATCGATGGTCGGAAAGTAGTCACGCCCCAGCTCGGTCAGGTGTCTTGTGGCCAGTGCACCGAGCCATGTGGACCGCAACGAGTCCTTCACCTTGCTCAGGCTGAGGTCTTCCATCTTCTGCCGGGCGCGCGCCAGCACCCCTTCGCCCTGGATTCCCCTCTGGATCGCATCGATGTCCTCGAGCGCGTCTGCCGGCGGCATGCTGAAGAGGCGGCCGCGGGCCGCCCGCGTCACCTCGGCGCCGTTGGGCAGCACCACGCTCCAAGTGCGCGGCCCACTCTCAACCGGATCGGCCAGGACTTGGCCACCGGTGCGCTCGGCCTCAGCGCGCGCGGCGCCAAGGGTCAGGAAGTCGGCCGGGCGGCCGCGCTCGTTAGCGAGGTACCACTGGTCGTCGCGGCGGAGAAATCGGCCGCCATTCTGCTCGAGGAAGGCCTCGCCGCGGCCGTCGATCTGCGGCTGCGCAAACGAGTAGGAACGCACCATTTCCCGCTGCGCCTGCGCCGACATGCCGGCACGCAGGAAGCCGTCGGCCTGGCTCAGCAGGTCCCGAACCTCGGTCTCGGACCACTTGAGCGAGGGCATCACCCGGCGGAGGAAGCGACGCACTGCCGCGGCCACGCGGCTGGTGAAGCTGTTGCGAATCCCCCGCTCCGCCATGACGGCGATCGCTTCCTTGGCAAAGGTCTCGCGATCGACGGTGCCGTAGCGCCTGGTCACGTCGGCCAGCACCGACTTCAGTGCCGCAGAACCAGATCCGTTCGCCGCCAGCTGATCAATCGCGTCGACGATCTGGGCCCAGTCCTTGGCCCCCACCACGGACTCCACGCCGTAGTGGCCAATAGCCTCATGGGCCAGCACCTGAGCAAAGCGCTGCTCGGTGGCGATGTTGCCGGCGTTGATCCAGACGGTGGGCCGCCCGTCGTACACACCTTCGGCCCGGCGATAGCCCGGATCGACCTTGGCGCTGGCTGGGAAGTCCTCGGCCGAGCGCACCACGACCACGCTGGGCGCGTTCTCGCCCCAGTGCTGGGTCAGGTCGGTTTTGAGCTGCAGCGCGCGGTCGAAGTCCAGGCCGCCGCTGGCAGCCGGTGCAGCCGATCGATTTACCCGCCCGCCGGGCCCAGGTGCTTCAGCTCCGGATCCTTCGCCAACTGCTCCTTCGCCCACTGGCCGGAGGCCCGGTACTCGGCCTGCAGCGACTCGATCTCGGAAGGCGTCAGCATCGAGACGTCCCTTGTCCAGGGTGAGGATGGTGCGCGCTTCGGACTCGGTGAGGCCTTCGAAGCCGTAGCCGAACTGGTCGCGCCACCAGGGTTCGATTGATCCGAAACGTTCACGGACGTCGGCCAGGCTTTGGGAGTTGAGGGCGATTTTCCGCGAATAGTCCTTGCCGGTCAAAGCGGTGGCCAGCACCACCTTCCCGCCGTTGTCCTCGATGTGGGTTTTCAGCTGGGCCAGGGTGCCGCCCTGGGTCAGCGTGTCATCGATCAGGACATAGTCGCGGCCCTTCTCCACCTTGCCAGTGAACGGGGGCTGGTTGGCCAGCCGGTGCAGAGCATCGCCGGCACTACGGTTGACCTTCGCGGCCTGGACGATGTCTTCGGACACCTGCAGTCCCAGCCGCTGGGCCAGCACCTCGGCAGCCATCCGCGGGATGCGGTTGTTGCCGGTGGCTTCCTGGGACTGCACGGCCACCACCAGGGGCTTGCTGCCTTCCGGCAGCGCGGCACGCACGTCCTGAACAAACTCCGGGGTGATGACATCGCGCGCCACGCGCAGCGCCGCGGTGTCGTCGCCGGCTTTGGCTGCAGCGTAGTCCGCATGCGCGCTCAGACGCCCTGGGCGATGTGCCGTGACAACGTCCGGGAAGTCCGCCTCCCAGCCCCGACGGGAGAAGAGTGGATCGGACTGTCCCGCCGAGCTGTCCGCGACGGGGGAGCTACCGCTCTCTCGATCGGTATCACTCGGCGCAGGCTTCGAAGTCTCAGGGTTTGACGCCGGCTTGGCCTTGTCGTCCTTCTTTGCCTCTGCGGCCTTGGCCTCCTTGGCCGCCTTCGCGTCCCTTCTCGACTTCCGCTCAGGCTTCCCGAGCACGGAATCCAGATCGCGCGGGCTAGGAATGGTGCTGTGCCAGCGCGGCGCCTCATCCGGAAGAGCATTCCCTTCCTTGTCCACCATCTGCACCTTCACCTGCCAGCGCGGATCCTTCCCGGGCGGCCGGAATTCGATCACCCGATCCCGGGTGTTGCCATAGGCGTTCACGATACGCCCCGGCTTGAAGTAGGCACCGAGCGTGCCGATGTCGCCGCGGTCGTACTCCGGAGACCCTGCCTTGATGCGGACCTTGGGCGTGTAAACCGGCCCTGCCTCGACCGGCCCTGAGAGTTTCGCTGGCGCTGCAGCAGCTGCAGGCTCACCTCCGTCCTTGGCCGACGCACTACCGGTTTCTGCAGGTGCACCAACGGTTTCGGCAGTCGCACTGACACCCTGCGCGGAGTCGCCTACGTGTGTAGCGGGCTGCAGCGCCGACGCCGCCTCTGCCGGCTTGGTCCTGGTGACGCGGCGGGTGGTCTTCTTCGGGTCGCGCACCCACGCCTTGAACTGCTCCTGCGACATTTCCTTGATGCCACCCAGGCCGGTCCAGCCCTTCGAGTAGTTGGCCAGGTAGGTATCCCGGGCTTCCTGCTCCGACGCGGTTCCCATGATGACCTTGTGCTCATCGAAGGAGCCGTCCTTGTTGACCTGGTCGACCACATACACCGGTAGCGCTGGATCCTCAGCGCGGTCGGTCATGAAGACGTCGACGTGGTCCTTGTCCTTGCCGACGGTGCCCTTGAAGTAGCCGTAGTGGTTCTTCAGCGCTGGCCAACGTGGATCCCGCTGGCTGCCGGCCGGGTTTTCGATGCTGATGTCGTGGCCGTTGATGCGGACGTGACCCTTCTTGTAGTTGCCGGCTTCCTTCTGCGCGTCCGTGGGCGCAGGCAGATCGTTCTGCGGGTTCGTCGCAGCCTCAGCAGCTGCAGTGGCCACCTTCGGCGCCTCACTGGGCGCGGACGCGGTGACCTGACCTGGCGTCGGCTCGGCAATGGGCCGCTCCGGAGCCGTCTCGGTAACTGTGGTCGCGTCCGTCGCGCCAACAGCACGCGGCTCTGCGACCGGTTCGCGAGACGAACTGGTATCCGAGTGCGCCTCCACCTGCCCTGGTGCGAGCTGCAGTTCGCTGGCCGGCGCGGAACGGTCGGTGGTTGCGGGGCCGTCCAGCTGCAGATCCGCCTGCGGCGCAGCATTCCGCTGCGGCAGCGGCGCCGTGCTTGCTGCCTGCGCCGCAGCTGGAGCGCCGGCGTCCGCCGGCGGCTCCGTAAGGCCACGACGTCGCTCGCCCTTGACCTCTTCCAGCAGCGGCCGCACGCGAGCACTGGGCAGTCCGTACTGATCGCGCATGGAGCGCAGCAGCGTCGGCGTGTTGATTCCGCCATGGGTCTCGACCTGGTACTGCAGGCCGTTGTGCAGCAGCTGCTTGATGTCCGTCGGGGTCGGCTCGCGCAGCGCTTCACCGGTCTGTGCGTCAACCCAAGGTGGCGCGCCTGCGGGCGCCAGCGGCGGTGCCGCAGCTTCCGGCACTTCGGGCGTAGCCAGGCCTGCCTGGCCGCCCTGCACTTGAGCAGGCACGGGCTCGGCGATTGCCGCGGTAGCGGGTGCGATGGCAGTAGGTTCGTTGGGCCGCCGAGCCTGGGACACCAGGTTGGCTATATCTGCGATCGAGTCGGGGACTGCATCGGGGAAAGGCACCGATGGCTGTGGACGTGCAGCGACCCGGCGCCCGTCGAAGGGCGCGGACATGCCTCGGCCCTGCGGGAACCGCATTTCGGGCTCGGCCATCACCTCCGGTCGAACACCGCCGGGCGCGATGGTCCCATCCGGGCCCGCGGTCATCACTTCAGGCGGCGGGAGCGCGAGCATCTGTGGAATCGGTGGCGGCGGCAGCGATGGCGGCGTGGGAACCGGCCTACGTGCCAGGCGCTCGCGCTCAGCATCGGCTGCCACCGCGGCCTGATTGTCGCCGCGGCTGGCGATCGCGCCGCCGGCGGCCATGCCGCCGCCGAGCAAACCGCCGATCGCCGCACCGGTACCGGCGGCCTCGGGGACGCCCTCCCATGCCGCCTGGGCCGGGTCGACCTGACGCTGACCGAGATTGCCGGCCAACTGCGACCCGCCCTCCTGGAGGCCTTCTTCGACAGTCTCTCGCGCGGCACCAGCCAGCATCGCCTTCGGCTTGCGTGCCAGGCCGCGGGTGAAGACGTCAGCCTCGAACGGCGCCGCGATGCGGCCGGCAATCGCGGCGATTGGTGCCGTGATGGCTTGCGCTTCCATGGACGCGCCACGCGCGATCGTTTCCTTCACCGTCTGCGGGTCGCCGCCGGCGGCAACCATTCGCTTGTACTCCGGATTCGCGTCCCACACCGACTGCGGCTGTGCCATGGCCTGCTGGTATGTCTGCTGGCCTGCCGAACCCGTCTCCATCACCGTCGTCATGCCAGTGGCAGCGGCCGTCGCTGCCCGATGCCCCGCGGCAGTCGCAGCTGTTTCCGCCGCCTCGGTACCGAGGCCCTTGGCCAGCGCCCCGGCCATGGCCCGCTCGCCTGCCTGAGCCGCTGCAGCGCGCGTGCCAGCGCCCATCGCGGCAATGTTCGGCACCTGCTCGGCAAGGAAGTTTCCGATCAGCCGCGGCGAGGACAGCACCTTGCCGGCGCTGGCGAAGAAGCCCTTGGTGTCCTGCAGCTCCTGCTTTTCCTGCTTGAGCGCTTCAGACTGGCTCTCGCCGAGGTAGTCGGTGGCCATCTGCGTCGCCTTGGAGAGGCCCGCACTGTCGGATCCAGCACGACGTCCACCCAAGATTTCCGACGGCGTGCCCGGCACCAGAGCGGCCGTCTCCGATGCCCCCTTTACGCCCAGGCGATCCAGGCCGCGCAGGCCCTGCCGCACCAGGTTCGTCGGCTCCAGAGAGTTTCGCTGCTCAATGGCGCCACCAATGATGTTCGCAGCGCCGGTGGCGATGCCGAGCCCGGTGTCCTTGATAGCCTCGCCCCAGGTGCGCTCCGGGCGCTTGGCGACCTTCTGCACAGGCTGGCGCGGCGCGAAAGGATCAGCAACATCCAAAGCCAATGGCTTCGCGCCGGACGCAGATCCGCTCTGCATCGCGCCAGTTGGCTGGGGTCGCTTTGCCGGCTTGAACGGATCATTGACGTCGAGTGGGTTCACCATGGCTCAGTTGCCTCCGTAGTTCTTGTCGTAGTACTCGCGCAACTGCGTGTCCGTCATCTTTGAGCCGTTCGATCGGACGGTCGTCAAAAACCGCTCGAACGTGGGCTTTCCGGCGCTGGGGCGCAGGCCTGCATAGAGCGGATCCGCATCGAGCTCTGCCAATGCTGCCGTTTTCGCGTCTGCGTCGAGCATTGCGCTGGTCGAGATCGCGTTGAATCGATCGGTGTAGGACTTCAGGCGATCGGCGTCGGTGAGTTCGCCAGTTTGTCGCGGCGCCTGCGCGGCGCGCACATTCTGGCCATCAGCACCAGTCACGGGCCGCCAGCTGCCGTCACCACCGACAACACCCATGCTGCCGTCCGCAGCAACCGAGATCTCCGGACGGCGAGCGATGCGGGCCGTTTCCAGCGACGCCTGGCGATTGGCAGCGTTGTCCTGCATCTGCGCATTGAACTGTCCGGCCTGCAGTGCGCGGTTGGCGTCGCCCTGCGCCGCGACCGCGTTTGCCTGGCCTGCAGCAAGATCGGCTTCGTCCTGGGTGCGGAGCGCAGATGCGCGCTCCGCCTGGCGCGCGCCTGCCTCGCCCAGAATCGCCTGCGCTACGGCGGCACGACCGCTCGGGCTGCCCTTCAAGCTGGCGCTACCCATTGCGCGGGTGAGCTTGTCCACTGTGGTATCGGCCGGATTCTCGATGATCCCTCCCTGACGGCCGCGCTGCGCAATCTGCGGGGTCGGCCGGGGAGCAACCACTGCCGGCGTTGCCGGCGCGGCAGCAAGGGGCGACACCAGGGGAGCTAGGGAGCCGCCTGCCGGAGCGCCTGAGGCAGGCCCACTTGCGGCTGCGACGGTGGCGGCGGACCCGGTGAACACAGAATTGCCGTTGGCATCCACTGTGCGGGTAATGCCTGCCGGCAATGCAGCGGTGCGGCCGTCCTGCGTCATGTAGGTGCTCGGCGCCGCTGCAGTGGTTGCTGCAGCCCGGGGAGCTACAGCACCTGCAGCACCCGCAAGTGGCGCGGTGGAGCTCACGCTCGAACTAACGCCGGTGAAGTCCGCCCCGATCGACGGTCGCCCGGCCAGCCGGGAACCGCTGAGGGGCGCGGTCGAATCGACGCTGGCCGAGACCCCAGAGAAGGTTGGCTTCGGTCTCGGGGCTGACAGGAGGCGCAGCGGCGACAAGCGGCTCAGCGCGACGGAGGCGCCGCCAACTGGGTCAAGCTGGCTCGGTGCACGCAGTGGTTGCCCCTGCTCCGATGATGGTGCTGCACCCGCAACGGCCCTACCGGCATCCCGTACAAACCCGCCGGCCTCACGCCCTGGCGCCGTGACGGCGTCGGCCACGGTGCCAGCAGCACGCAAACCAGCGCCGGCGGCCCGCCGTGCCAACGCCGCGCTCCCTGCCACGCCGCTGCGTAGCGCGGAGCCGGCCGCTGTGCCGGCACTCGGCTTGGGCGCAATGCGGGGCTGCCCGGGGGCGGCGCCGGCAGGATTCAGTTCGTCTCGATCATTGATGGCCATGCGGTTCCCCTTTTGTGGTTGAGGCTGATCACGCGTCCGCGATCTCGCCCTGGAAGCTGAAGTTCTGAGAACAGGAACTGGACTTACTGCGGCCACTGGAGACGGTTGCGCCGTAGTTGACGGCGCTCATCGTGCTGGCAGCCAACTGGCTCGAGATCTGCGCCTTCGCGCGCTGGATCTCGCCCGACTGGGACAGCAAGCCGAGCATCTGCTGGATCCGCATCTGTGCGTGCTGCAGCTGGGCCTCGACCGATGCGCGCTCTCGCGCGAGGCCGAGCTCGAAGCTGCGGTCGGCGGCCGCTGAGGCCACTTGCTCAACGCCGGCATCGGCGCTGTAAATACGAGCCTTCGCATCGAAGGCTTGGCCCACGGCCGCCAGGCGAGCACGTTCACCACTCAGGGTGGCGTCCCAGCGCGCGATGCCGGCGCGCCAGACGTCCAGGTTCACACCGTGCTGCGCCATGCGCAGGCGCTCCGCCTCGAACTGCATGTTGTTACTCGCCGCCCAGGCATCCACGCGCTTGGCGTTGGCATCGACCAAAGTGCGATACAGATCCGCCCGCTTGCCCTCCCCCTCTACGCTTGCCGTGTAGCCCTGCCATTCGGCGACGTGGGCACGCCAGCGCGCCTCGTAGGCGTCGACCTGGGCACGGTACTTGTCGATGCCGAACCGATTGATGTCGGCTTGGACCTTCACCGCCTCGACACGGGTGCGGTAGAAGTCGGCCAGGGTAGTCACGCCACGAAGCTGGGACTCGTACAGGCGCACCCGCTGCTCGTTGATTTCACCCCGAGCGCGTTCGCCTTCGATCTGGGCGCGGAAGACCTCGACCTTGGCCAGCTCTGCCTGGATGCGATCCCGCAGGACCTGGGCATCAGTCTGGTAGGCCTGCAGGCGCGCGTTGAAGACCGAGATCCTGGCATTCAGCACTGCGATGACGGTTTCGCGCTGGAACGTCGCCGCCTGCAGCAGCACCTTCTGCTCTTCGGTGTGCAGCTGCGCCAGCGTCCCCTCGAGGGCGGCGCCCTGGGCGATGGCCATGCGCTGGTTGGCCAGCGATTCCTCGAACTGCTTGATCGCAGTATCCCGGGAAGCCTCTGCAACGGCGCTTTGGCCGGTCTGGCGGATCTCCAGGATCCGCCCGGCAAGCATGCCCTGGGGCTCAGCAAAGCCCCGGGCCCCAAACTCCGCGAACGCCTGCTCCACGTTCCGATGGGTCTCGAGCTCGATGCGGCTGCGGGCCCGCTGGAAGATTGCGTCTTCAATGATCTTGGGCAGCGCCTGGCTACCAATGATCATGGGCTTGAGCGTTGAGGTCAGCGTGTCGACCAACGTGCTGACGTAGGGTGTCGCCTCGAACTGCCAGGTGTCGTTGAATGGCGGCTCGATGAAAACCGGCTTCTCGGCGTCGAACTCTGGCAGGGAGATGTTCGGCACCGCCGGCAGGTTCAACGCCTCAAAGGTCGGCACCTGCGGCAGGACATAGTTCGGTTCCAGCGGCAGCACGATCTCCGCCGGGTCGATCGGGAGCGTCGGCTCCACCACACTGGGAGTGGTCGGCTTGGCACCGAACGCCAGCGTCGGTGGTTGAGCATCGAGCTCGGGGGCTTCGCTGATCGAGATCGGTGCCGCCGCGAATCCCGGCGCACTGGGCAGCGGAACATCGGGAGCGCGGAACTCCAATGCCCCGTCGTCCAGGTCCGGACGCCGTGGCCGCTGGAACGTCGCCTGGGGATCAGCGAAGCGAAAGTCGACATTGAAGTCGACAGGTTCCAGGCGAACACTGTTGAGACCGTCCAGGTTGGAAATCGCCAAACTGTACGTTTGGGCCCCCAACTCCATGAATTTATCGTGGGCGCTGCCCACGAGTGTGACCGCGGCATCCGCCGACAGGTCAGGACACCAGGTCGAAGCCATGTTTCTTCTCCAATCAAGACCACTGCAGCAAGATGAAGACGTTCCACTGATTGCTGCCTTGGACCGCTAGGCCTGGCGTGGCATCAACGGGTACGTATCCGTCCAGGAGGTACCTCCCTTCCGCTTCGAAGACCATCGGACAGACAGTTGGCCCGTCCGGAAGGTCGATCCTTAGCTCGAAATCGACGCCGTACTCAAAGCCTGCGGCGCCATTGAAAAACTCAGGATTCCTCCACGGATATGCGTATCCGTTGGTGACCAGAAGCTGGTACTCCTCGGGCTCCGGATCATCGCCGCACTGCTGGACCACACCACTGAGCTCGCGCCAAAAACAAGGCCCCGCCATACCTACCCCCTTGTACGCCGTTCGAGATAGACCGGCCGGAATTCAATCGCCGCCAGATCAAAGTCGGCTCCATCCACGTTCTCGATGATGAAGTCGAAGTCCACTGCCTTGATTCCCTTGCCCAGCTTCCAGCGCGTCTCGCGCGTGCTTGTCGCCGGTCGCTCCAGAATCTTGTAGATGGCAGCTTCCTTCTGACCAGATTCCTCGTTCACCGTGATCACATGTAGCAGTAGGCTGCCTGTACTGGTGTAGCCGACGAACGCCTCTGGCACCCTCTTCAGCCGGCGCGTCCCGAGCGCGGAAAGCCCGAGTCTGATGCGTGCGGCGATCGGCTGGCCGTTATCGTCATCGCCGTCGAGTCGGTGAAGTCCGTTGCTCGCCGCACCGTAGTATCGGCTACCGATCTTGGCGAAGCTGTTGAACGGATAATCCGTGTACCGCGACAGACCGCGGCTCTCGGTGTTCAGAACCCATGCAATGTACTCACCGGTGTCCAGCGCCAAGCGCGTGACGAACCCCAGCCCGTCACCCAGGCGCTGCAGGGCCTCTGCACTATCAACTTCGCCGGCGGCCGCGAGCGCGCGCTCGTTGATCAGTACGACGCCGGTACCCGATCCGAAGGCATCTGCGTCGATCAGCAGTGCTTCTGCGAGACGGTCCGCCGCACGCTGTAGGTTCCCAACCAGCTCCGAGGCGACCAGGCTATCGGCGACACGTTCGGACTTGAGGACTTCGGTCAAAGCACCAAACCACAAGCCGCCGGCAATCGCATTGACCGCGTCCGCATAGGACCGGCACGCACCCAGCAGCAGAAGCCTGTCTAGAACTCGCTCCAGCTTTGAGACCGTCGCCTGCGGCGCCGGCGCGAACACGACACCTTCTTCCACCAGGAGCTGGTAGACGATCGCGACTGTGTCCTCCAGACTCAACACATCAGCGGCAGCGCTGTTGCCTGACTGGGTGTTTCGCCGCCCTGCTCCGAAGGCCATTGCCTCGCCCAGGACGTGGGTCGGCAAAGTCGACTCCGACTGTCCCATGTCCAATGCAGCTCGTGGGCTGACAAACCACAACCCACCGAAGGACGACAGCATGCGAGGAATGGCCTCAAGCCCCGCATAGGCCATAGGCTCTGTGAGCTGGCGCCCACGTGCGTGGATCGAAAGCCTCGCCGCGCCACCACCGTGGCCAGGCGCGGCCTGGAAGCCAGCCGCAATGACCTGGACTGATGCGCCTCCCTCCCCGAACAGGTGGAGCGATGCCACCCCATCTGTGCTGAGCTGCAGAGCCGCAGCACCGTGCGCTGGTACAACCGGATCCACACCGCCGCCGAATCGAACCTGCGCAATGCCGGCGCCGCGAAGTCTCAGCAGGGCAGCGCCGCTGCCGGCAAATCCACGGCCAGCACCTCGCGCGCGCACTACCAGCGCGCAGCTGGCGTTGCCGTCGATCGAAACGGCGTCAAGGGGAACGAACTCAATGGTCATTCGATGACGTCTCCGGTGGCAAACATGGCGCAGCCGACCAGCAGCGGACCTTCGCTCAGGTGCAGCGAGCGGTAGAAGCGATCACCGTTGCAGACATACTCAATGGCGCCCCCCACCCTGCGGACTTGCCAGACATCTGCCGCGCTGTAGGTTCGAACTTCGCTGACCCTTGCCCCAGACTCGATCGCGCAGACCTGCATCAAGCCGCCGGGGCTCTGGTGGAAGTAGAGCCCATGAAGAATGGCTGCAGGATCCTCAAGCCTGTCCCGGTCGGTGCACAGCCCCACCACCACCCCAACCACCCGACTCATTGTCAGTTTCATAGCCAGATCACCATCGAGCTCGGCATCACTCCGAGCTCCGGCGTCCCACGCGAACACACTTGCGTACTCGAAGCGGCCAGGAACTCGAGGCAATGCTGGCCGTGCCTTCTGCTCCGGATAGCTGGTGCACGTGATAGGCCCTGGCGGTGCCGTCTGGACGAACACGCTCCGACAAACCTGGTACCGGACGTAGCTGGTGCCACCGGACTGCTCGTAGCCCAGAATCGTAGCGTTCTGCGGTAGCTGCACTGCGCCGTTATTCGGGACAGCCATCGTCCCTTCGCTGCATGACTGCCGCCAGTAGCCCTTCGCGGGCTCCCCGCCGCAGAACGTGTAAGCCGCACTGTACGGCTGTGCTTCACGGGCAGGCTGTGGAGGAATGAATCTTGCGGACGGCGGCTTCGACAACATGTCAGCTGGCCTGATCGGCGACCACGTTGAAGATGCTGATGCCGGTGCTGTTGGTGCCATTGGCTACGACGGTGTCGGAGCTGAAGAGCACGGCCGCATTCGATGCAGGCCCGCCAGCGGTGCCCTGCAGGCGGATGCCAGTGGTTGCCCCTCTTCCATCATCACCAGCCGCACAGAAGCGATAGAAGGACGGCGAAAGGTTCGATGCGGCAGCATTGGCGCCGTCGAAGGCGATCAGGCCTTGCCAGTCTTCGGACGGGTTCTTCGGCAGAACGTTCCCGACTGGAGCCGCAAAGGTCAGCCCTTGGCCGGCGACCTCAAGCTTGGCGACCTGGGTATGTGCGCCGGCCATGTCCAGGGCAGTGTCTGCCGTTGCCGGAACCGGCCCGGCGTAGATGTAGATGAAACCACCATCGAGGGCGCCTTTGACTTGCTGCAGCAGCGCCTGAGCAAGGGGAATCGAGATCGTCATGGTTCGTGGTCCTGGTTCAGAGAGGGGGAATCGCGTACCACCAGTCACCCAGTTCGATGCTGGTGTCGGGAGTCACAGCAAGGGTCGGAAGCCGCATCTGGAAGTCGCCAGCGGACCCGTCATCCAGTCCGATTGCTCCGTCGATGCGCGGCGCGGTGAAAGAGATCTGCCGTAGGTCAGGCTCGTTGCCCACAAGCCGGAACCAGCCGGCCAGGCCGTTAGCCACGCCTCGCAAGAGCCAGCGCTCCACTGGATCCTTGTAGACATAGCGGCCATTGCGGACGAAATGCAGGCCGTTGGCCGTTCCGCCCGCCTGCCACGGCCCGCCATCGCGAGTAATACGTGCCAGGAGCTGCCCCGTAGGCGGCAGGTCTGCACGCGCGGGCTGGATCCCCGAGCGAATCTCGATGCAGCCGCTGCGGAAGATCCCGTCGAACGACGTGGGCCCGAGCAGCAGCGCTTCGAACCCGGTGGAAGTGATGACCGCCATTGAGGCTCCTATATGGGTTTGGGCAGCGATGTCAGCGGGTAGAAGCGACGGTCATCGGCAACCACGCCGGTGACCGCGCCGAGCTCGTAGCCCGTCAGGTAGTTGAGCGTGCCGGTGTAGGGCCCGGGGATCGACACGCAGTAGCGACCCTTGCAGTAGTTCCAGCCACCGCTCCAATCGAAGCCGAGGAAATCGGTCACGCCTTGGCGTTCGACCATGGCTGTTCTGAGGCTTGCAGCGGCCGAGAAGAAGTTCAGGCCCTCGCGGGGGTGCTTGCGCCAGATCACCCCGTGCTGGGTGCCATCACGCGGCCCCCATCCAGAGCCTGACGCGCCGGTCCAGTAGTTCCCGAAAACGAGACCGTCGGCGACAGCGCCGGGGGCCCGGGTGTCAAGCCCGAGGAAAGGAGCTGGCAGGCCACTGGCCGGGTCCCAGTCCACGGCCTCGATCTCGCCGTACACCAATCGCCCGCCCATGTACGCGAATGGTTGAATGCTGTGGGCACCATTCACGCCCTGGATCCGCCAGCCGCAGAACAGGTTGTGGCGAAGATCCATGTACGCCAGGAGGTGATAGTCCTGGCGATCGCTGCCGACGGAGAAATCCCTGTCGATCAATGGCAGTTCCCCGCCATCAAACTCCAGCACGACGAGCACTCGCAGGGTCCCGCGATACCCTGTCGCCTCGGTGGCGACCTGCCCCTGGCTCAGCCGCAGCTCGAGGTAGGCATCCCTACGCTCAGAACCGGCATAGTCGGAAGCCACCAGGCCGCGAGTCGGCGCGACCAGCGCGAAGGCCCCAAGGGCGTTGGTGTAGTCACCGATCAGGTAGTCGGCCCGGCTCAGCCTATGGTCGATACCGTCCCCGGAGATTTCCACCTCCTGCGTCATCGTATTGACCAGGCCGAACACCGTCGTCGGCTCACTGCTCACCGTGCGGATTGCCTTGGTCCCATCGGCATTGAAGAACCAGGGCAGCGCTGCGTCGTTGAAACCGTTCGCGGATGATTCGTCCTGTGGATTGATCCTGCCCGGGGTCATTCCTAGGAGGCGGTGGCTGCCTTGCACTACTTCCCAATCACCCTTTTGGGGCGTTGCCTCGTTCCGATTGATACTGAACACCACGAACGCCGACTGAGCAGTGGTCGGTTGGTTGATCACATAGTGGGTGAACGTCACCACCAGCTCATGGTGTCCATCAGCCCCCCTGCGAAGGCAACCGGATGTCAGTCGCCAGGACAGATAGTCCGGAGGTGTATCGACCATCGCATCACGATAGGCAATGCGATCGAACAGGATCTGGCCCTGCTGAAAGATCCAGCGCGCGCCGTCGTCGATCAGGGTCAGGTCGCGAAGGTACCGGACGCCATACCCATAGAAGGACAGAGCCACATCCCTACCGTCCTTCCAGTCGACGTTGCCGAAGAAGTGGAGACCGGCGGGATACCGGTCTGGCTGGTTGTAGCTCTCGTACCGAGCCCCGGTGATGTTGTCGACAACGTCCCAGCGCTTCCAGTAGCGCGTGATCAGGCGTCGGCCGCTGAACTCGAGCCAGGCCGTCGGGTTCTCACCTGCAGGGTCCACTTGTGAGCCACGGTCGGCCGGAGCACCCGTGTGCACGTTCCAGCGAGGCCACAGGATGAAGCCGCCCATGGGGTCGAGTGGGTCGAGCGGCGGTGCCGGCTCCGGCGTGACGATCGTCAACCGCGTCAGTTCACCGATCTTCTCGGCCACGATAAGGGTTCCGTCCTCCGCTTCCTGCCTTGCACTGGCAGTCCCCAGTCCATTGCGAGCGGCCTCCTGCACAACGAATCCCAGTAGCTTCCTCCCCGCCGGCACATGCAGCGAAGCGGCCGCCCGATCGCCAACCACCACGATCGGCGTCCAGCCGGTATGCCGCCCGCCGCTCATTACGAGACGTCACCCCCGTCCTTGGCAGAGAGCACGTACTCGATCGCCAACTTGTCGCCGGCGAGCTGGTTGGTGCGCGGGGTCGCGAACCGGGTCGCTGCAATCAGGATGTTCGCTGTTGCGCCCTTTGCCGATCCGGTCAGCAGCCCGATGCCGTACAGGTTGTAGGGACCGCCTGCGGAATAGGTCAATGTCGCTGCAGCCAGTGCAGCCGTGTTGCCAATGGCTTCTGCTGTGGACGGCGAGGTGGTCCAGGGCAGTCGGGTCGCCGGCGCGTAGGCCGTGAACTCGGACGCCACGTCCTTGAACGTACTGCCCTTCCAGTCCGCTGCAGGGGTGACATTTCCAGTGAAGGGGGCCAGGTAGAAGGCGGTTTGCTGACTGCCGCCACCCATTCCAGCGTTCAGCAGATAGTTCAGGCCTTCGTTGACCAGGCGGTTCGGGTCGACCTGCCACGGACCGAGCTCGCCACCAGCAGCCGCGTGCGCATGCCGGAAGATGCCGCCGATGCTGACGCGCGCGGCGGGAATATAGATACCCGATTCGCAACGTTCGTACTTGTGCTGGCGGATCGCGCGAATTGCATCGCGCCCCACCGCGCCCAGGGACTGCAGGGCCTTCATGACGTTCATCGATTTGCTCCTTCGGTGGTTACCATTTGCCCGCGGGGCAGGAGGCCCCTTGGAATCGGGTCTTGCTTGCCAGGGGGCAGCTGCAGAGCCTGCAGCGCAGGAAGAGGCGACGTCCTACACGCTCGGCGTTCGGACAGGCGCGGCAGATCTCCAGGCGACGCTTCACGTCGTCCGGTTTGGCCAACAGAGTCATGGGTCAGGGATCCCGGTGGATGACGTGGGCGACGGCCCGATCGGTCACGGCCAGTGACTGGCCTTGCGGTGCCCGCAGCGCGGCAACCAGCTGGCTGAGTCCGTCCTGCTGACGCAGCAGCACTGCGGCATGGTCTGCGTCATCGATGACCGCCTCCCCCTTCTTCAGCACCTGAACCTGACCGCCAGGCAGACCGATGCAGAAATAGCCGTCACGCGCGAGCCAGATCAGCACGGGTGCTGCGGACTGCAGACCGATCACGTCGCCGTTGACGACCACGGCCGATCCGGGAACCGCGCCGCTGCCGCGCGCCACCGTCTGACTGAAGTCCTTGGGATCGGCGCCGGCATACCAATAGGTACGCGCGCCGGCGGCGACGTAGAGGCCCGCTCCATCGGGAGACCCATCGCCAATAGGCTCCATCAAGTCGATCGGAGCATTGAACCGCATGCGGTTGGCCGACGGTCGGAACAAGCCGTAGCGCAGTGCTTCCGACCACAGGACTTCTTGGCCGCATGCGACGAACTGCCGGCCGTGCCCACCGCGCACGATGTGGCCTGCCGGTAGGGGCCGCAGGAACTGAGTAGTGAGCGCCCTGCCCTCACCGGGCGACAGCACCGGTGCCGAGCGGGTACCGGCCGGAAGAATGGCGTACTGCCGCATCACCTGGTCGTTCGGACCGGAGACGTAGATCGCAGCCGACACCGTGCCCGGTGCCAACGGCAGCGGTATGTCAGTCAGCTCCAGGCCGCCGCCTTCGGCAACGTCGATCGCCGCGGCCAGCGTGCTGCCGGACTCGCGGCCGAGCCGGTCCAAGAACGTCACCGCGACCTGGTACTGCCCTGGTGCGAGGACACTGCCGGCCGCCGACACGAGGACGGGCTGTCCCGCTGGGTGCTCAGGCGCCCAGGGATGCCCCTGCAGGTCGATGTCCAGGAATCCACTTGCCGTGCTGTTGCTGAAGAAAACGCGGTCGCCGATCAGCGCGTAGCTCAAGGGGTCCAAGCCCACCGCGATGCCCAGCGGCTCTACACGCTCGTCCTCGTGCAGAGCATGGAGCCGGCCACCGTCGACAAAAAGCCCGTACTGCAGCAGCTCGTGGCCCCACAACGAGTGAGTCAGCGTCCCGGGGTGAAAGCGCTGATGCCCGCGCCGGCGCTGCGGCCGGCCTGCGGCGTCCAGGTCGACATTGTCGGCCTCGCGTAGCGCGCGCGGGATGCCGTCGTCATCGGTCGGTAGCGCCCCCTCTCCGGCCACGTTGTTGATGCCCAGTGGCCACGGGCCACCAGGGCGGAGATCTTCATCGCGAACGGGCATGTCAGAACCACATGGGTTGGGTGCCGGTGGTCGGGTCGATCGACAGCTGCTGCAGCGCGCGCGCGGTGGGCCGCTCACCGAAGTAGCTCTCGAACAGTGCGAGGTGGCGATCGGCGTCCGCAGTGCTCCGCTGCTCGGAATCGCGCTTGTTCAGGGCCCGCCAGCAGGCCCAGTGCACCAGCTTCCGGTGGTGGATGGCATCGATCACCGGCTCGTCCTCGCTGTCTTCCATCGCCTCTGCAGCCTCCGGCACGCGCCAGAGGGTGAGCTGCAACACGTCCGACTCCGCCGGTACCGGACTGACAGATACCTCACGGGCCTGCCGATCGCGCACCAGGTACTCCGGGCGCCCTGCCTCGGTGCGCCAGTGGCAGTGCCGTCCGTCGAGAGCGGTGCTGGTGGTCCTGCAGAGCGGGTCGGACAGGTTGCTGGCCAGCACCGCGCGCCGAACCACGTACACGGTCGGATGAAGCGTGTAGTCAGCCCGACCGGGCTCAAGGTTGATGTGGCAAATATCGGGGCGGCCGCTCTCCACGAGCAGCCGCGCCCGAATGCACGCCTCTTCCACAGCTTCGTTGAGATGGCGGGTCAGCGCGGCGTCACTCCACAGGTAGGGAGCCACGTCGTCGTCGAGCTCTTCCCGGCATTCCTCGATCAACTGGCTGAGGGTGCGCGCCTCCACGTCAGGCTTCCTCGAGCGCCTGGCTCAGCACCTTCAGGGTGGTGCCGCGCTGGTCGGGCTCCGGCTTGGCCAGCTCCAGATCGAGGGCGGCTTTGATCACGACCTTGGCGATGCCGCCCTTGGCCAACTCCGCCTTCAGCTTCTGCCAGCTCAGGCCGTTCAGTTGGGCTGCCGCTTCGACGATCTCCGGCGGCAGCGTAGCTGCGACGTTCGCGCCTGCCGGCGGCTCACTGCTGCCGGTGTTGGAGCTCGTGGTGGTGCTGGCGCCTGAGCCATCGCCGCCGGCATCGGTACCGGTGCTGCTGACAACCGGCGCCGGTGGCGGTTCCCGGCCTGCGGCCGAGTCGACCGGCGCTACCGGCTTGCTGGTGGTCTGCAGGCTCTGGGCCCTGGCGATGTAGTAGGCCTCCGGAATGCCCAGCAGCCGCTGGATGTGGTCGGAGTTTTCGACGTCCGCGACGTGTTCCGAATCGGCATTGGCCGGGTCGATCGGCGCGAAGAAGTAGACAGTGCCGTCCAGCTCAACGGGCGCTTTCGGGCGCTTGAACTTGCATGCAATCAGCATGGGATGCTCCTGGTAGGCGGGGCTGCAGCTGCAGCCCCGCTACGGGTGGGTGGCTCAGGCCGGGAACGCGGCCAGGCGCAGGATCAGCTCGCCCTGCTGGGCGCCCGGGGCGGTGTTGAGCTTCACGTACACCGGACGATTCACCGGCTTGGAGCCCAGGGCCTCAGCGACCAGGTGCAGGGACACCGGAATGAACGCCGCGGTGTCCGCCACCACTGCGGTCGGAGCAATGACGGTGTTGCCAGCCGCCGAGGCGCCGTCGATCGCGTCCGGGATGAAGACGGTGACGTTCTGCGCAGCCAACTTGCCGGCGGCGTCCAGCTTGGCGAACAGGCCCGAGGCCTGGCTGTGCAGCTTGTGATTGGCCGGCAGCTCGCCGATCAGGACCAGATCGCCATCCGCTCCGGCCTCGACCGGCCAGCTGTAGTCGTTGACCACCAGCAGACCGGCGGCCGGCGACGATGCGCCGCTGTTGCGGCCAATTGCGAGTTTCGTGGACATGGATTTCTCCTGTTAAAAACTTGGTTTCTGAACGCAAGAGCCCCGGCATGCCGGGGCTCTTGGCTTGTGGCTTACTGCGGGTTCGGATCGGCCGCAGCGGTATCCAGGGCGATCGTGCCGAAGTCCTTGCCGTTGAAGCGCGTCTTCTTGATGCCGAAGATCGCGCCGGCGCAGATCTCGATGTCGTTGCCGTGGTCGAGCGGAACCTCGGACCAGTCGAAGCGCAGGCCGTTGCCCGGCGAGCCGAAGGCCAGTACCAGAGCCTGACGGCCCAGGTACAGCGCGCGAGCCGCGGCAACGTTGCCGCCGGCACCGTAGTCCCCGAAGCGCACCACGGACTTGTGCTTGTGCAGGATCGTGTTGCCGATCATGCCCAGGTTGTCCTTGAAGATCGGGTTGCTGGCACCTTCGGCGGCGGCTGCCGCCTTCTGGATGTCCAGCCAGTTGCCCGGATCCGTGGAGGTCTTCAGGTCATGCGCCTGGAACGGGTGCATGACGGTGACGAAGTGCTCGCCGCCGGCGATGGTGATCGGCTGGATCTCGGCCACCTGGGTCGAACCGCCGCCCTGCGAAGCGGCCTTGGTGTTGGCGCGCTCGATCAGGACACGGCTCATCTTGCCGGCCGAGGTGAGCGATGCCTTGCTGGCGCCGTCGCCGAACAGGATGTGCGAGCTGTCCGGTGTCTCGAACGGGTTGCCTGCGCGACCGGTGTAGTTCAGCGGGACGTTGTAGTCCTCGTTGATGCCGCGGGCGCCCGAGCCGTACATGAAGAAGAGCTCGTCGTAGAAGCGCGCCCAGAACTCGGTCAGGCGGTTGCGGCCGACCTTTCGCAGGTCGTGGACGGTGCGCTTGCGGCTCATACGGCCACCGCAGCTGACCGGCTTACGGGCCTGGTCGATGAAGACCTTGTCGGTGAAGAAGTCGAGCTTCTCGCCCTTGCCCTCGGCCTTCTGGTCGCCTTCGATGACACCACCGGACAGCTGCACGGACAGGTCGTAGCTGATGGTGTCGCCCGCTTCCTGCTCCAGGTCGGTCTGCAGCATGACCGGCATCGAGGTCTCCGACCCCTTGCCCATCATCTTGCGCGTCCAGTAGGACTGTTTGGATACCGAAACCATGAGGTCTGCAGACCACAGCTTCCGGGCCTTCGGGTCGTTCAGACCCACGATCGTCTGTGCCATGTTGCTTCTCCAGGGAGATCACGGCACTTCTGCGCCTCTGTCGTTGACCCGCACTACTGCGCAGGTTTTGAGGATGTTCAGCCCATCGCGGGCGTTGGCCGGCGCGCCACTCGCTGCAGCGCACCGCCAGTAGGTTGCTGCTCACCGGCTCGGGTGATCGTCACCGGGGTGTTGGATTCGATGATCACACGTGAGCGCTTGCCGCTCTTTTCGGTGAACGTGATCGACGCGCCAGAACCCGACGGAATCAGGACCACGTCGCCCGGCTCCAGGGTGGTGTGCAGCTTGGGCATGGGGCTCAGTTGTCCGCCACGAAGGAACCCGGCACGTCGCGCAGAATGCGATCGCGCTCGCTTTCCGACTTCCCGGCCAGGAACGACTCGATGTCCTCGATGTTGTCCATGCCGGCGGCAGCGTCAGCGGTCGATCGGGAGGTCGGGTCAGCGGCAGCCGGTACCGTGCTCAGTGTTGCCGGCACATCGCCCAGCGGCGCGCTGCGGTCCGGCTTCGCCGGGGGCGGCGCCACGGGAGGCGCGGTCGCAGCAGCGGAGGGCTGCAGCAGACCCTCGGCCGCCAGCAGATCGCGCGCGCCGGCCAGAATGTCCCAATCGGTGAGCTGGCGGCCAGCGGCTGCGGCTTCGTTGACCACCGACTGCATCGCCTGCTCCCACGCAGCGAAGCGCATCGGGCTTACGGCGATCGCGGCATTCTCCGGGCGGGAGAGGAACTGGCGCTGCAGGTACGCCCACGACTGGTCTGCGTTCTGCTGGCTCATCTGCTGCTGCAGGGTGGCCATGTCCTGGGCGCGCTCGACGCGGCTGCGCTCGTCTCGCAGATCTTCGTACTGCTGCTCGTATGCCTCGTCCTCAACATCGCCGGCCTTGTACTTCTCCTTCAGGGCCTGCAGCTTGCCGTTGATCTCGCCGATCTCCTTGCCATAGTCGCGCTCGTCGGCCGCGTAGGTCGGCACGAAGGGCGTGGCCGGCGGCGGCTCGGACGTTGCTGGCGGCGCATGGGCCGTCCCATCTGCAGCAACTGCCACGGCAGCGGCGGCCGCTGCATCAGGCTGTGCCGCACCGTCCGCCGGAGCGCCCGCCGCTGGCGCAGCTGAGCCTTCGGCCGCCGGCGTGGCGGTGGCGGTGGCGGCTGCCGACGCATCGGTGGTGCCAGTAGCTGCAGCGGCATCGCCAGGGGCGGCACCATCAGCGCTGGCCAGCGCCGCGCGCTCACCCTCGGTCATTTCCAGTTCGTTCGCGGCCAGCGAATGCTGGCCCGCGTTGTCAGGCTGCTGCATGAGCGGTTTCCTCGGGGGTCTGTTGGGTGCTCAGGAGGCGGTCTGCCGCCGGAGCGAGGGGGAGCAGGATCTCGATCAGCTCGGCAACGTTGAGCGCGTCACCCTTGGTCTTGATCTGCAATGCCTTGGCCTTGGCCATGATCTCTTCGCGCTTGGCCTCGTCCAGTCCGACCTTGGCCATGCGCTCGCGCAGGGCGACCTCTCGGTCCTGGGCTTCCTGCTGCTGACGCGCCTGCGCCTCGGGGCTGTCGACGTCCTGGTCGTTGTCCGATTGGCCGGTGATCTTGCGGATGCGCTGCACCACCTCGTCCTTGCCCGGCATGTCTATCATGTCGAAGGCCAGATCCAGCAGCTGGACGGACATATCCGGGGGCAGCTTGCCCAGCATGTCGAAGAACTGCTCGGCGAAGGCCTGGCGCATGGACTCGCGGAAGTCCTGCTGGTCGACGATGAAGTCGGCCTGGTTGCGGCTGATGTCGTTGTCGACCACCCAAACGTTGTTGAGCGTGTCCAGGCGCAGCTGGTTGATCACCCGCCAGTCCAGACCCTTGCGCTCGCCAACGATCCGGAACTGCCGTTCCTCGGTCATGAACTGCTCGGTGAGCGACAGCTGCTTTTCGCCGCTGAGCTGGATGCCCAGGCGGTAGTTGTCGAACAGTTCCGCCGTACTCACGGCGCCTTCCTGCTGCTTGGCGAGGATCGCCCGGCCACTGGCCGCGTTGGTCTCGCGTCCCAGGAGCTCACGGTTCACGCCGGTGCCGTCATGGATGTGCGCCGCATCGAGCTCCAGCAGCTTGATCTGCGCCTCTGCCACGTCGAGGTTGCGCTCCACCTTGATCCTGTCCAGCCCGTTGTTCTTCAGCGGGATAACGCCATTGGGCTTGGCGATCTCGCGCTTCACTTCCTCGATGCGGTCCTCATCGATGGCGCCTTCCTCGTAGAACAGCTGATTGGTGCTCAGGGCCCAAAGCAGCTTGCTCATGCGCTTGTTCAGGTCTTCCTGCGAGTCGCGCACACCGCGGACCAGGCCGTACTCCATGCCATCGCGGTTGCGGCGGTAGCACCAGTACGGGGTGTAGGGGAACCGTCCATGCCGGAACGGGCTGCGTTTGAGCTGCAGCAGGCCGCCCTCGGTGAAGATCGCACACCACATTTCCTCGACCACCGCGTCGGACAGCGAGTACACCGGGGAGGCCTCGCTCTTCATCGCCGCCAGCGCTACCTGGTGCTTCACGTTGTTCGGATCGAAGCGATCACCACGGAACTCGCCGCCCCAGAGCCGCTTGTGGGCGACCGGGCGCTTGAACCAGCACTCGATCAGGCGGACCCGCAGTCGACAGCGGCTGTCCAGGGAGGCCCTGCCGGTAATGCGCCGGCCGGTCACGGTATGGCCGCGGCTGTCGTAGCGACGGAAGACCTGGGGGAGATCCAGCTCTTCGTCGAAGGCGCCATTGTCGCCGTCGTAGTGGTCCTGTGCAGCGCGGTTCACCAGCTCGATGCGGTCCGGGAACATTGCCTCCGCATAGTCCAGATCGGCGAACTTCTCCCGCAGCAGGAAGCGACAGTCGCTCAGGTCCAGCGCGCGACTGACCGGGTCCCGGCGCATCTGCCGCCAGGGAATGTGGCCCACCATCACCGGTTCGTCTGCGCGGTCGGTCCGGATGGACTCTTCGGTCCAACCGCAGCCCGCGATCGCGGCATCCTTGAACGCCTGGCTGCGCGCCCACGGCACGCGGTTGGTGTCGCTGAGGTACTTCATCAGCTCCGACTTCACCGCGGCGACGTCGACGTCATCCTCGGCCCGCGGATGCACGACGCCATCGATGCGGGTGCGGCGCTCGGTGCCGATGACCCAGTCGATTGCCATCTTGATCTTGTTGTAGGTCAGTGGCGCCTGGTGGCGGGCCGCCAGCACGGCACGGTCTTCCTCTGACCACTGGATGTGGTCGTAGAAGTCGTAGTCGAGCATCTGCTCGATGCGGTTGTCGTAGAACGCATCGAGGGCCGTGTACCAGTAGTCCAGCACCTTCGCATGGAGACGGCGGTTCTCCAGACTGTCAAGCGGGTGGCCTTCCACGTCGGGCGGCGCCGCGGTGGCCACGTCGGCAGCGCCTGGGTCGTAGGCCGGCTCGCTGCGCAAGTTCTCGATCGTCTGCATCAGTTCACCTTCTGCCCGTTGATCTTGATCTGGATCCCCATCCGCGCCATCTCGCCGAGCCATTGCTCCCGGGTCTGCTCCGCCGGCGGACGCAGGTTCTTCACGTCGTCGCAGAACTCGAGGATGGCGTCATGGATGCGGTGGCGGTAGGCCGGGACGTCCAAGCCGTAGAGGGCAACCGAGGCGTTCTGCAGGCGGGCAACCATGTCCCCGATGGTGTGGTGGCGACCACGGTCCTTGTCCTCCGGACGGAAGATCCAGAAGTCGCGGAACGGCACAACATAGGCTGGGCTGCCGTAAGCGATCATCCCGGTAATCGGGTTCATTCCTTCGACCCGGCGGTTCTCGTTGCGGATGTAGAGCGCTGCATCGTCGTCGCCATCGCGCACGATGTGGGTCAGGTACAGGGTCAGATCCCCCTTCTTGCCACACCACACGAAGCCATCCGGGGCGAGCTCGACCTCGGCGCTCATGCCTCAGCTCCCAGCAGCTCCAACGCGGCATTCAGCTCTTCCACCACCGCCGCTGCAGCCTGATCCGGTGACAGGACGTGGTCTTCTACCAGGGTGCCGTGGTTCTCGCCCCCCGGCAGGTAGCGTGCGTAGGCGCGGGCCTGCTGCAGATGGATGGCCAGCTGCTGGACCGTGGTCTCGTCCACGTCAGTTCGCCTTCCTGGTGAGATCCGACTCGATCCGTGCGGCGATCGCCGGATGGGTCACGGCAATGTCCTGGGCGATGCGCTGCAGGACGGTCCTGGCGGTGAGCTCGCTCAGCTCGTGGCTGCCACGGTAGTCGACCATGGTGTCGCCCTCCGGCGATCGCAACATGAAAGCAACGCTTACCAGTTGCCCTTCATCTGCTGCGGCCACCAGCATCGACAGCAGGTCGACCAGTTCGACCGAGGTAGGCGTGTTCCGCTCGCGCGGGGAAACGTTCATGCAGTTCTCCAGTTGTCGTTGGCCATGCCGCGCGACTCGCCGACACGGCGGCCACTGCTGCTGACATAGCCCTGGGCCGCCTGCCGGAACGCGTCGGCAGGATTACTGGCCCAGTTGTGGAATGGGAGGTCGGAATACGTTTCGGTCTTCTCGTTCCAGACCTTGGTGTAGCGCCGCAGGGCTTCCAGCCCTCCGCGGCCCTCGCCTGCCTTGGGTGGGCCGCACCGGACCCTGTCGAACCGGCAGCGCGGCAGCATGTTGCGCACCATGTCGATGCCCTCGGTGATGTCGTTGATCCGGGGCACCACGACAACCGGCTTGACCCCCAGCTTGGCGGCGACCTGCACGCGGTTCTCGTTGGCCGACCAGTCCTCGTTGGCACCGTCGTGCGGCCAGTAATGCTTGCCGTACAGGTAGCCCCGCTCCTTCAGCACCTTGGCGTAGTGCGCAACGCCGAAGCCAGAGTTCTCGTAGAAGTCGACGAAATCCAGCCAGGGGCCGTTCTCCTGCATGAACCATATGCTCGTCGCATCGCTGCGCCCGATGTCCCAGAAGGTGTGAATGGGCACCTGCGGGTTGATCGGAAGATCGGTGATCCGCCCGCTGCTGTCGGCGGAGGCCATTTCCTTGCCGTAGTACGCACCCTCGGTGCTCGCCTGGAAGGCCTCCTCCGGCGTGCTGGGGTGCTCCCGCTTCATCTTGTCGCGCTGCTCGGCCGCCTTCTTGACGTACCAGGCCTTCTGCTCGGGCCGCAGCGTGTAGTTCATCTCCGCCTCGACCTTGGCGAAGTAGGCCTCGTCCTCGGCGGTGAGCGTGACGCCGTCTGGATCGAGCTCGTTGATGGGATCCCGGAACCACGGATAGAAGTGGAAGCGGTAGTCCATCGCCGTCAGCTTGGCCGTGCCGGCGCGGATCTGCCGGTCCAGCTCAATCGCCATCTGGCAACGCTCGTAGAAGTCGCCGGCGGCGCCATAGGCGGTCGACTCGATCACCACGATGTTGCCGGAGGCGATCGCGTTCAGTGCGCCCGAAGCCACCTCCCCGGCCCGCTCCGGGTACATGGCGCACATTGGCCCGTACTCGGAGATATGCAGAAAGGTCAGCGTGCCGCCGCGGTGTGACACCGACACTTCGATGCTAGAGCCGTTGGCCAGCTCCAGCACGCCGTCGCGCATGTCCCGACGGACTGCCGGCCGGATCTTCTTCAACCAGTCCGGCAGGTTGTCGTAGGCATACAGCACCTTGCTGCGGAAGAACTTCGCGGCATCGCCTGCGGTATGGGCGACTACACCGGCCTTGGTGTTCTTCTTGAACAGCGCCATGTCCAGGGCGCGGATACAGGCCCAGGTCGTGATGCCGTGCTGGCGGGACTTCAGCGCAAGATTCAACGTGTGCAGGTTGTCATCGAGGTCGGCCTGCACCTCATTCAGCTTGAACTGCACCCGCCGACCGAACTTGTCGGTGATGTAGTACAGGTTGTTCAGCCGCCACCACCGATCCCCCAGCTTCTCAATGATCCTGCTGGCGTCCTGGTCGCTCAGTTCTTCCACGGGCTACTTGCTCCGTGACGCCGACGGCCCGGGGCCCGTATCGGATCCGTCGATCAGATCCATCACGTCGCCCAGGATCCGTGTCTGGGTTTCGATCGGGCCGCCATCCTTGCCGGTGTGCTCGACCTTCTTGGCGAACATCCCGAAGTGCGTGCCGAGAGTCTTCACCGCGTCCAGACGGCTCACCAGCCTGATCTTCTTGGTCAGGCCGACCGCACGGCGTTCGTCGCCGCGCCCCTCCCACTCTTCGAACACCTCAACGCCCTGGACGAGGCTGGCCTCTTCGACCGTGAGCTCACTCATTGGCTTGAGGTTGCCGTGCTGGTCGAACAGGGTACGGATGTCGCCCAGCGCCATGAACGCAAGCCGAGCCAACACCGCCTCCTGATCGACCCGCTGCGACAGCAGCAGCTCTTCCTTCCGGCCAGCCAGGTAGGCCTGCACTTTTGCGTTGGCCAGCAGCCTCGCGGCAGCGGCGCTGGCCGCAGCGCCGGTGGCCTTGTAACCGGCACGCATGTAAGCGGCGGTGCCATTGAAGTCGACCAGGTACTCGTCCGCGAACCGCCGTTGCTGGTCCTGCAGGCCCGTCGCCGGGTCGATCTTTCCGGCCACTGGCTGGGTTCCTCTCAGATTGATCAAAGTTGAGCTGTGGGGCCGTCACCAGCCTCCAGTGGGAGCTCCACACTCGCCGGCCACAGGAATGCTTCGGGCTGCGGCAAGAGCGGACGCACCTGCTCCCAAGTCGCAATGCCGGCAGGTGGCGCAAGCACCAGCTCCTCTAAACGCTGATTCACCGCGTCGCGCCAAGCAACCATCGCCCGAGCTTCCAACCGATACCGCTCAACACCGCTGTTGAAGTAGCCCACACACGTCTCGATGCTGTCGTACTGTCGGGCGTTTACCTCGGCATTCATCCATGCCCAGGCGGCCGCTCGAATTGCGCGGTAGTGCTCTGGTGAGTGAAGGGTGTATGCGGCCGGAATCGGGAGTGGTGCATGCGAATCCAGCCATTTGGAGGGCCACATCCAATGCCCGCGGGGAATGAACGCGCCGGTTTCGATGCAGAAGAGTACGTCCGGGTTCTCCGTGAGCCGGTACATAGCTATATCTCCGCGTCGGCAGTGAAGTGATACCAGCCGCCGTAGCGTCCGGCGGAATTGGACCACTGCAGCTCGAACGAAGAAACACCTTGATTGGCCACAGTAACAGTACGCGCGCTGCCGTCGTCTTGGGCAACGCTCCCGGGCACCCCGCCTGGAGCCGTATAGACAGTAATACTTGGAGTCGCTCGCTTCTGCACAAGGAAACCCTGTGTGCAAAAGAGGAAGCCTCCGGCAGCAGGCTGCACCGCGAAAGCACGTCTACCTTGGTTATCAATCGTGCCGGGACTGACCTCCAGCATGTAGCTTTTCTCGTAGTAGCGCTGGCAGAGCATCAGTTCCAAAGCCAGAGGTCGGCGTTCGAAGCTGGTGGCAGTGGCGCCCCTCTCAAGCTGGACCTGCGTGAACTCAAAAAGTCCGGTTTGGCCCACCAGTTGGTTGCCGTAGCCGCTGGCTGCGGCAAAGTCAAAGATGATCTGCAAGCAATCATTTACCGCTGAGGCACCTACGGTCTTGCCCGCCAGAGAAGGTACATCAAAGGTTGCGGTGTACTTCTGGAATGCGGTGGTTAGAGTGAAAACCGGGCCTTCGATGAAGATCGCTGGCGACGCGCCGCTACCGCCGCCAAAGTCCTGAACAAGGCGGACACCGACCTTCTTTCCTGCGACAGCGGAGCGCATCCAGAAAGAAAGTGTGGCCTTGCCGCCGGCGTAGGACCACACGTTCTCGATTTTCTGGCGGACCCAAGCCGAGTTGGTGCCTGCCGCGACGTTCACACCCTGGAAGAAGCGAGGCGGATGCGGTACCGGTAGCGCGTCGCCAATAGCGAACGTCCCTACACCCCAATTTGAGGTACCGGTACCGAGAGAGGCAAAGAGCCACCGGTCCAACGTGAAGCTCTCCCCGTCTGGCCGCGTCCCTGCTGAACCACGCTGGAAGAAGTCCATGTTTCCGTTGATCAGAAGGTTCCGACCGATGTAGCCCTCGATCAGGTTGCCGTCGATCGTATCGCCGATGGCAAGCTCGACGATACGCGCAGCGAGCTGGTCAAGAATGAGGGGTGGGCGAATGGTCATTACGCAGTCGCCTGCACGTCGAACGTGCCTCCGGCCCGGAGCCCGATCGTTAGCGTGAACGTGGTCGACAGCGGCAAGGAGACAATGCCGCCGCTGCGCAGACCAACGGGCAGATGGAGCGGAACACCTATCAGGATGTCGCCGGCCGGAAGCTCCCTGGTGCGATTGCTCGCGTCCAGGACAAGCGGACGTCGTGCTGCCATATCAGGCTCGGACCACCGGATTGCCGATCTCGGCGTTGATTTCCCCCACGGCGGTGGCCACTCCCACGATCTGCAGAATGTGGCCGGCCGTGGCGGTGCCTGACGCCAGCGGCACGACACCTCCCGGGGAGGTATGGCTCAGAACGTACGTCGCCCCCGGGGCAAGGCCCGAAAGCGAGCTGTTCGGCCCCTCGAAGTACACAGTGGCGTCGCCGCCGATAGAACCGACGCCGGCGCGCACGAAACCATGGGCGCGCTTGCCTGCGTTGGCAGCGCTGGCATCAGCCTTGCGCACCTTGGCCGTGCCGGCGTCGTCCCAGATGTTCACGTAGTCGCCAGCCGCGAGCACCTCGCTGGCCGGATAGATCTTGGTGTCCGCGCCAATGCCAGCCGGCAGCAGCGAGTCGTCGAAGCGGCCATCAGGGCCGAGTGCCGCGATCTTGCCGGCGTCTGGGGCGCCGGCTGACGCGGTGACGCCTTCGACCTCGGTGGTGATGTTGTTCTTGAGCTGCAGGGTCTTGTCGGCCATGGGTTCAGATCCGCGCAATAGGTGAGTCGAAGTCGATCATCAGGGTGGTCGCGTTGAGCGCCCGGCCGACGCACAGCAGCCAGCCGGTATCACCCGGGCTCTGGGTCAGAGCGCCATCTGCTCCGCACCACACCGCGCCGTCGTGCCAGGTCCAGCTGCCCTCCTCGACAGTGCCGGCCAGGCGCACCGTCACATTGCCGGTGTTCGCCGACTGCAGGGCGATCCCGATGCAGGCCTGCGCGTGTTCCAGCACCGCCGTGTCCGGGTGATAGGCCTTGCCACTGTCCAGGCGTACGACGCGATGACCATGGATCGGTTCACCGACCGGGTACGTCGCTTCTGGCGACGTGCCGTCGCGACCGGCCGGGCCTGCCGGGCCCTGCGCGCCGCGCGCTGCAACCTCTACCGTCCGGGTATCCGCCTGGATCGCCTCGACCTTGGTGGGCTTCGATGCTGCAACGATGGGCGTTCTGGGGTCGCGGATCGCGACGGCGCCGCGGCGCTCAACCACAATCACGCGTGCTGCCCCCTCGCTGGCTCGGATCACAGGCATCAGCGCGTGGTCTCGCCCTGGACGGTGACCTTGCCGACCACCAGCGGGATCACGTACTCCGGATCTGCGCCTGCCGGCTTGAACAGCTCCAGGCTGTAGCAGTGCTTCACCTTGCGCGCGTTCGCCGGGTTCAGCACCTCGGTGGCCACCGCTGGCACGGTGATCGAGACCACCCCGTCCAACGGATCGGCGATGACCAGCGAACCGACCGCGGTACTAAGCTCCATGACCAGGGTGTCCGCCTCCGTCAGCCCGAACTGGCCCGCCAGCGTCCGCACCTGCATCCGTGCCTGGTAGCCGGTCAGGTCGAACGGGCTTCCATCCGGATTGGTGTAGGTGAAGTCGTCCTCCCAGGTCGCGCCGCGCACGACCGTGAGGCTGAAACTGGCGGGCGTCCGGCTCACAGGGTCAGCTGAGAGTGCAGTTCGGTGATGATGCCCAGGGTGGCCGCCGCTGCGTCCCGCCGCTGGAACAGGTCTTCGAGCAAACTCGAGGCACCGAGTGCGCGGCCCGTGGACGGTGCAGCATCCGGTTTGCTTGCGGCCAGCACCGGCGCGAGACGCAATGCAAGCTGCTCGACGGCAATGTGCAGCTCCTGCTGGGTTCGCGCGAGATCCTTCACGGCGGATTCGATCGGGGTCTGCGGGTCGGCCAGTGGACTTGTACCGGCTTGCTGGTTCGACATGTTGCTCTCCTATGGCGCCGGGATGGCGCTCAAAGCTGGATTACGTTCGTGGCGTCGAGCCGGCGCAGGCACTGTTCGCAGGCCTTACGTCGCACGTCGCAGGTGCGGAGCTTGTCGGCCAGCTGGCCGACCACGTCCCCGCCGATGTTGTCCCAGGCATCTGCAGCGGCAGGATCTGCAGTCACGCGCACGCCGGTGTCTTCGCCGGCATCGACGCACGGGCGGAAGCACATCGCGTCACACTGCGCCGGCACACGGTGCAGGTGCTGCGTGCAGCCGGCCAGCAGCGTCAGTGCCGCGATCGGGAGAGCCTGGCGCAGCAGCATGGTGTCAGCGCTGCGGCCAATGCCAGCGACCCGGGTGGCTGCCGGATTCCTCGCTGGACTCGTCCCGGCTGGTGACCCACAGCACGTCGTTGCCGTCCAGAAACACCTGGGCGTTGACCTGGCCGTTCGGCTGTACCGCAACGACCATCGCGGGCAGCACGTCACCGGCGGCGACCTTCTTGCCGATGTGTGCCTGGGCCCCCGCCGGCCAGGTGCTGTCGAGCAGCCGCTCCTGGATGGACGGACCGTCGGTCCGGCGCGCATTGATGCGGAGCGCGTCGGTGTCGCTCAGGGTGTAGTGGACAATCCGTCCGATCGAGGCCTTCTGGATCACTTCGCGGTCCTGCTGGTCGGCCCGAGGGCCTGGTTGATGGCGTCGACCCGGGCCTGACCCGGGGCGCAGTTGGCTGGCAGCGGCTGCGCTGCAGCTGCTGCTCGGTAGATGGTCTTGATCCGCTCACCGCGCGCGGCGATCACCTCCAGGCGCTGCAGCAGCTGGCCACTGTCGGACTGGGCCTGGCGCGCGATTCCGGCCGTCACCTCGAGCGTGTCTTCGAGGGTGGCGGCCCGCGCTGCAGCCGCAGCCTCACGGCGATCGCCGTACTGCCTGACGTTGAGCCAGAGCGACAGGGTCAGCAGGCCGGCCAGAATGGCAACCCACTTCCAGACTGCCCACCAGGCAAAGACGGCCGCCCTGGTGATCACTGCAGGCGGCCTTGGCAGGTGGCCATTTCCCACTGCCGGCGATCGATGATGCCGCCGCACTTCGCACTCCACTGTGGCAGCGCGCAGTCGCGCTTCGCGCCGCCGATCGTGACGTAGCGCCACTTCCACATTTCGGCGCATGCAGCCTGGCGCTCGCCGGCGTTGAGCCGCTTCGCCGCGGTGCTGGCACAGAATGCCGGCGTGCCGATGTTGTAGGCGAAGTGGCCCCAGGCCTTGATCTCGTGGAACTCGAACTCGCCGGGGACGCACTGCCCCATGTGGCGTAGCATCGTCTGCACGTAGGTAGTTTCCAGCCTCGTGCACTCGGCGTCGGTGTACCGCTTGCCCTTCACCACTGCCGGTCCCGTGATACCCGCGCAGACAGTCAGGATGCCGGCCGAGTCGTAGTACGGGGTGTAGCGCCGCCCTTCATGAGCCGAGTCGTTCGTGCCCAGGGCGGCGACCAAGGCGCCGATCAGCGCCAGCGGTGCGGCGGCGAAGCCGACGCGTTGCTTGGTTCTGAGCTTGGCGTCAGCCACGGCGGCGGAACCACGCCCAGAGTCGCCTGGCGTTGCCCATGCGAGCGGTCCACCAGGCCGACCAGTCACCCCAGTTCTTCACCATGACGGTGAACGTCTGGACGATGGTGAAGATGATCGTGCCGATCAGCGCCCAGTCGCTCAGGGTGTAGCCCGGCGAGTAGGTCGCAGCGGTGACGCTCACGGCCGCCCCGATCTTCGAACCTGCGACCGCCAGGTCCGTTGTGATCTGCTCTTTGATGCTCACCGCGGTTCCCCCAATGAAAGGAGGCCGGCATGGCCCACCACTACCGCGGTTGCAAGGTCGCGCGGACACCAGCGGCGCGTCTCACGACGGCCTATGTGCTGGCTTGAGTGGTGGCCATGACTACCGGCCGTTTGGTAGCGGGAGGTGGATTCGAACCACCGACCTCGTGGTTATGAGCCACGCGAGCTGCCGGACTGCTCTACCCCGCAAACAAGAAGGCCGCTGATCAACCAGCGGACTCCCACGTCCTGGTCAATCAACGGCCTTTGAATGGAGGCGCCCATAAGAACGCCCACTGTAGAAATTCAAACCTACTTTCGGTTCCCGAGGCAACTGCGGTTCCTCATGAGGAAGAAATCCTCCTCATGAGGAACAACTGAGGTCAGATATATGAACAAATCCAAGCAGCTTTGTTCCCCGGCGGCTTGCAGTAGGTGTCCAACCACAGACCGAGCATCGCAATCGCGCTGAGCACAATGATGATGAAAGAGACCATTGTTCCCCATGGCAGCCCCTGGGGTCTTTCTGCCTCAAACACGTCAAGAAAGCCGTCCACGAGGACGGTAATGGCAAACCCGATCATCACGATGGAGTACAAGGTCGCGCCGCTGTTCCCAGAGAAGCGGTCGCATAGGTACGCGCTAACGGCAGCAATGGCCCACGCGATGGCAAGCCTGTTTCCCAGGATCAGAACCCAGTCAATCTTCATTCGCAACGCCCCCTAGCATGGCTGCCGGCCAATCGATTGCCAATGTCCAAAAGCTCATAACTGGCCCCACGGAATCAGAACGCGCTTCGAAGGTCGGAGTTTGGAAATCTCATTGCGAGTACGCGTCAGCACGGCTTCAAACTCCGTTGCGTTTAGCTTCCCCTCGACCGCAGCATAGAAGGCCTTGGTTACATCGATAGATCGCGTGCGCACAACTGTGGCGGCGTGCACCTCGCGATCCGTGGCCAAATCGTCGGCGACCGCGCCAAGCTGCCTGGGCTCCCAGTAACGAATGACGACAGCGCTATCAAGCTGTTCGAATTCAACTTGCTTCAAGACGCGTTGCGCGTCTCTAAGCAGCGAGTGAAACCGAGACGTCCGGCTTATCACCATGCCGGAGTAATAGCCGGACAACAGCCCTGTGACTAGCCCAGTCCCGAGGCCGATCAAAATGTTCTCGCACAAAGGATCCATCCAGCGCCCCATTTGAAGAATTGTAGGGAAGCGGCCTGCCGCCCCCTAACAAACCTTAACAAATGTGATAATCCTGGCCAATACAGGGAGGGCGTCGCAATGGTTGAGACCGTACTCGGAATGACGGATCTTCAGATCAAACTGGTCGCTGCAGCAGGCCAGCTGGCTTTGACCGCGACGGTCGCTTATGTCGCATGGCAGCAGTGGCGCACGGCGCGCAACAAGCTGAAAGCAGATCTCTTTGATCGCAGATTTGCCGCTTTCGAAGAGCTAAGGCGTACGGTATCAACGTTCAGGAATCTCCAGCATATGCCAGAAGCAGACGCCATTCTCGCTCTGGCACCCACATTTCAATACCTTTTCGGAACCCCAGTTAGCCAAGATGTGTTACAGCTGGGTGGAAGCGCAATGCTCATCGCGCAGATCCGGCGCGACCTCGCTTTGCCGCCGGACCTGATCGGCCGCGAAGTGAATCCTGCACAGAGGGACAATTGGGAAGCTGCGGAGTCAGAGATTTCGGAGGCGTTTGAACGCTTCAACGCCCGCTATCTAGCAGTAATTGCAGGGACAAGGGTAGCCCTCCGCCTCGAGCACTGAGGCGCCCGATAGCCAGACTATCGATGCGCTGAACACGCATGCGGATAGACCGGTGCCGCGGTGCAGCGGCGGCGTGGACGGACACACTGCCAGCGGAAGCGGCCCCTTGGAGCAAGGCGAATAAAGACGCCGGTATCAAGCCCGGCCCGCTGCATCGTGCTCTTCCGCACAATCACGCGCGGGCTGCCCGAGCCACAGCGCTTTACGAAACCCCTTCCTGCCACCGTGAAGCGCTTCCTGCAGGACAGCGCTGGCGCACTTATGGGCCTTGATGTAGTTGCCCTTGCGCATCTTGGCTGACTTGGCTAGGCCGGCGAACGGTTGCCGCCGCTCAGGCCACACCAGTTCGTGGGCTGCGTCGTAGATCACCAGGCGCAGGCGCCAACGATCTGCCGGTTTGCCGAGATCCAGCGGCCGCGGCCGCATAGCACGCACGTCCTTGGCCACCTGACGATAGGCCGCAAGAGAGAGCTTTGCGATTGAAGCTGGACCCATCCTCGTCGCTACGGCGAGCGCGGTGTGCTTCTCCAGCGGATTGCGCATGTAGCCGACCGCGCCGGCGATGTCGCTGCTGCCCAGCGGAGCCAAGGTGCTGCGGCCCTCAACGGGCATGCGGTAGCTCCCGCCGACCAGCAGCCGCGACAGCAGCTCCAGGACGTCGCCCTTGCCCTCGTCGTCGAATCCATCCGGGGCTGCGCCCCGTCGCCGCTGGGCTGCACTGTCGTCCGCCGCCGCTGGAAGAACGGGCGCACGGCGGCACCAGGCATCCAGCGCCGCCGCCAGAGCGCCGGCGGGATCCGGACCAACGAACACTGCTGAGGATGCCCCGCAGCTGCAACACTGAATCTGTGCACCGCGGGGGAACAGGCCCGCCGCGGTGGTGCCGCACCGGCCGCACTGGAGAGGTGCTGCGCTATCAAATACGCCGGTTCGCGGACCGCATCGCTGGCACTGGAACTGCACAGGCTGTGACTCGCGGGCGGGCCAGCACACCCTGGCCCTGCCATTGCAGTTGGCGCAGGAGGGGATCCTCCTCTTTTCGAGGAAAGCCACCTCGAGCTCGCGCGCGGCTGCGAGCGCGTTGGTACCGACTGCAGTTTCGTTCATGACGTCTGTTCCTGGATCTTCCTTGCAGCAGCTACAGCGCGCGCCTCGCGCGCCTGGGCCAGCACCTGGGCATAGGCCTCGGGGTGCTGGTCCTCGAATGCCGGGAGAGTCCCACGGGCCCATTTCCCTTCCCCGAGTTGCTTCAGCCATCCATCCGAAGCGCAGAAGCGGCGCGGATCCACGCCATGGGCCCGGACACCCTTCGCCGTCGTGAAACCATCGAGCTCGAGATCGGCCAGCACCTTCAGCGCGCCGACCTTCCAGGGCGTCAACTGCAGCGGCGACGGCACACCTGCGGCCACTTTCGGCACAAACTCAGGCAGTTCACAGCGCTTGGTGGGGTTCCAGTCGAACCATGCTGTGGGCCCCCACTCGCGGAGATCGCCGGATGCGCGGTCCCATGGAGCGGCCTGGTGCAGGCCATGCCGATGCACCTCGCGCTGGATCTGCTGCCCGGGCTCCATCTTCCACCGGCCGGTGCAGCTGTCGGGGACCAGGACCTGTACGCCCAGCGCATCGAGCATGCGTGCAATGCCGTAGTTGGCTGCCGTCGTGCAGGGCACCAGCACAGCCCTGAAGTCGGGGCCCCGCTGGTCGCTGTTGCTCCAGTGCGCCGGCAGGATCTGATCGGCCACCTTGGCATTGAGCTGCAGTTTCGCCTCGATGCCGAGCTGGTGCCCAGTCGCCTTCCACACAGCCAGGATGTCGAAGCCGGCCGTCTCGGGGTAGATCTCCCAGCCGTCCGTCGCGGTCAGGCAGTCGATCAGGGACGTGCACAGCGCAGCCTCCGTCGGGAACCGCGCCTTGAGCTCTGCAGGTTTCATTGCCCCTTCCTCGCGAATGCCTTGGCCATGCCGTCGTACTTGACGAAGTCGGCGACCAGTTGAGAGTCCTGAGCGGAACGAGCAGCGCGCTCAGCCTCGCAGGCTGGGACTGGCAGCGCGCGGAGCTCCGCGAGGCGGGCACGTGCCTGGTTGACCTTGTCCTGGGCCCAGAGCGCCTTTGTCGCGAACGGCCGCTCCTTCCCCGGCCGATCAACCTTGGGCGGTCCGCCAACCGAACACCGGCGCTCGATCTCCCGCAGCAGGTCGGTGGTGGTCACCGCGCTGAGGTCGACCCGAGTGCCCGCTGCGCTTCCGCTCGATCTCCAGCCGCTCATGCCAGCAGCACCTTGATCGGATAGTGGTGCTCCACTTCGCGCTTCTTGATACGGAATTCCTTCGTCTCCCGCCCCTTCACGTCCACGAAGTCGACACTGCCGTCGCGCATGAAGACCAGGAAGTCCAGGACATACTTGGTTCCGCCAGGCAGGTGCATGGGAACCTGGCGCAGCCAGAAGTGCACCTCACCGGCTTGCTGCCGCAGCTTCAGCTGCTCGTAGTAGCGCGCCTCGCGTTTGGAGTCGAAGCGGATCCCATCCACGGTGGTGATCACATTGCCGTACTTCGGCCGTTTCTCCACCGGTACGTGCTGTTGGTGCTCAACGGGCCCGCGATGGGGCCCAGCTTGGCCAGCCTTGTGCACCAGCTGCTGCATGCCCTGCGGCATGTCCTCGATGCGGTTGTAGCGAAGGCCCCGGTTACTCATTGGCCACCGTCCTGCGGCAGACCCAGCAACCGTGCGGCGCGCGCCTCGAAGGCCTCCATCTGGCTTCGAACCCTGAGCTCGAATGCCGCATGTTCCTTGGTCACATCCGCCAGCAGCGCGGCGCACTCGGCCTGCAGGAATGCTAGTCGCTGATCAATGGTGATCTGGCGGAGCTGGGTGCCCTGCCCCGCCATCGGTGACGCAGCAGCCAACGGGGCCGCGCTCCTGCCCGGCGCCGACGGCTGCACTACTCGTGCTTGGCCAGCTGCGGCCGACCAGGTCGGCTCGGCACGACCGTAGCGTCGATTGGCCTTGTCCTCGCCCTGGATGACCAGCTGCTCGCCGAGCATGCCGCGGAGGATGCCGGCGACCGCGGCAGGAGTAATGGCAGCGCATTCCCTGGGGTGACCCAGGGCCAGCGCCAGTGTGGTCATGCCCTCGTGCACTTCGGAGGCCGTCATCGGCTCGCTGGCCTGCTGCAGGGCATACAGCACCTGCGACCGGTGGTAGCTGCGCAGTTGCTCCTGGTCGATCATCGATCCAGCCCTGCCGCTGCCATCTTCCCCGTCGTCGGCGCGTGGTCGTCGTTGCCGGGCCGTGCGGATCCGTTGCCGAAGATCTCCGCGATCTCGCGCTCGGCACGGCGGAGGGCTTCAGGGCTGGCCGGTACCGGCGTGGTCACAGCGGCCTGGCCGAGGACCGCAACCGGTTCTTCCGGCAGCTGCCCGCCGCGCATCACGTATTCGCGCGCCTGGTCGTAAGCCTCACGCAACAGGCGATCGCTCTTGTCGGCGCTCGACGTGCGGTAGCGATGGCCGTCCAGGTACTGCCACACCAGGCGCGTGAAGCCATCCTGGCGGCCAGTGTCGTTGCGGACAGCAGCGAAACTCGGCACGCCGAGGCAGCGCAGACGGAATTCCGGCAGGGTCGGTGGCCACGGGTCAGCCGAGGCGATACTCGAGCCCAGCCCCGCAGCCAGCTGCTCCCCGGTGAGCCCGGCAAGCCCCTTCGCCCACGTCGCGGCGGCGCCGCCACTGGGATCCTCGCCGTAGGCGCTGGTCCAGCGGTAGCCGTAGATCTCAGCCATGCGCACCCACAGCGTTCGCGTAGCCCGGGCCGTCAAGGGCGCCTGCTGCGCCGGCGGCGGCGTCTGCCTCTGCGGCGGCGTCACGGAGCTCGTCCTCTTCTGCTCGACGTCGGACGCGTTCGGCAGCAGAGCCTGAATTGTTGGCATGGTCGGTCCCCTCGGGTTTCGGTGTTACGGGCAGTGCCAGGCCTGCAGCCATCGTCTGGCGCAGGGAGCGGTTGAGGTCGTGGCCGTCGGCGGTGAGCTGGCGGAATCGCGGCTGCAGCTCCAGCCAGCTGCTGATCGTCATCGGCTTTCCCAGCACACGGCGGTGCCGCACGAACCTGGCCAGGACTTGCGGGTCCAAACCCGCCGGTAAACGGGGGATTCCCATCAGCTCGCGATTGACCTCGTCGGCGCTGAGCTGTGGCATCACCGCTTCGTCGTCGCGCGCCTGCGCGTCTGACGATTCAATGATATTTACTGACCTTTCATGACTTTTAGGGTCCGTCTCGCGGACCGGTTGAGTACGCGAGACGGACCGGTCAGGTCCGCCAGACGTACCGGTCGAGTCCGCGAGACGCACCGGTCGTTCTTGCGTACCGGTATCTCCCGCGTACCGGTCGGCGCCTTCAGTCTCTTCCGACCCGTCCGTGACGCGTACCGGTTCGGCCTCCGTACCGGTACGCGTGGCGGACCGGTCAGGACCCTCGTTGCTCTCGGACAGGTCCGTCTGGCGAACCGGTTTGGATGCACGTCGCGGCTTCGAGGCGAACGCTTTCGGGTCCAAGTGGCCAAGGTTGAGGCTGTACCGGTTGCTGTACTTCGTCCCGCCGGCGTCGCTGCCGCCACGTCGAATAGTCAGCACCTGGTTGTCTTCCAGCCACGCGATCGCGCTGAGCAGCGCTGTCTTGCTCAGGCAGGTCTTCTCGATCAACGTGGTGAAGCCCGGGAAGGCCATGCCGAAGTCGTCTGCGTGCCACGCGATCGCCATCAGCACCGCCTTTGCGGGCGGCGGCATCTGCAGTGGCCAGCAGAGCTTGGTGATTTCGTTGCTCATTACGCAGGCCTATCCCGTTACGGGCAGCCCACCACTACGACGGCGTTTGCCCTGGCAGGCGCGCTCCATTCGTTGGGGCTGCTGAACTGCGCGCGACCCTGTCCATGGACGGCACCCTGGCGCGGCTCCGGCGCGGGCGTACTGAGGCGTTCCAACTGGCTCGCGACGCGCTCGGAGGCAGCCGCGCATTGCGCCTGCACGTCGAGCAGCTGCTGCATCAACGCCTGCCGGCGATGCTCGGTGGGGATGGGACGGACCTCATAGCCGAGATCTGCGGCCATGGCCAGGAAGAGCTGGTGCCGGCCAAAGCGGCGCATCAGCGCCCACAGCTCACCGATCTTGAAGAACTCGGCCTTGTTGGGGTTGAGGCAGCTGTTGAACTTAGCCACAGCGCTGGCCCAGTCCTTCAGCTTCTCCTGATCCCAGAAGCCGTTGTCCAGCAGGAACTGGATCATTTCATTGCGGGTGTGGGCATCGACGTCGCAGGTGGCCTTCAGGGCCGCCAGGGCGTCATGCAGCCAGGTTTCTTCGATCCAGGGCATGGGAGTCCTCTGTTGTTAAGGCGGGCACTCCGGCTGGCAGAATGGGGGTGCAACCCAACCCAAACACCAACCGGAGACACCCATGGCAGATTTGCAGCAACTTGCAATTGACTTCGACGCCTTCCAGCATCGCGTCCGCGGGCAGCTCGAGGCGGTCGCTCAGGACATGGAAACAGTCCATGGTGAGAAGGCAGCCATGGATCTGTGGGTCCATGCGCTCATCGCGACTCATCCAAATCCAGCCGCTCTGAAGGCTCGGGTCCAGGACCTGGTCGGACAGGTGGAGCAGGCGGGCACCCCAGACTGGGCTCGTCAGAGACGAGACTCCCTGGCCCGAGTTCTTCAGCGATACGGCAACTTCTTTGAGCAGGTGCACCCGGGCGTGTGACCTCCTCGTGGCTTTCGTCGAAGACGGGCGCCCAACGCCCCGGTCGCCTTGGATCTAGAGGCTCGGCGGTAAACACCAGGTCCGATGCGCCGACATGCTTGTCGGCCATCGGTTTGCTATTGCCAGACATCACTCACCACCTCCCGATACTCGTGGCACGCTTTAGTTCGTAGGCATCTGGTGCCGACTACTGACAGAATCGAATTCACTCAAGCGAATGATCTCCCCCATGACCCCATCCGAACTGGAAGCCCGCTTCGCCAAGTACGACGAGCGCATTGCTGCGTTGGAGGATTCCCGCGAAGCCGACACTTGGGTTCTCCGCGCTCTCATTGGCAGTCATCCCAATTTGGGCGACCTGCTGAAGCTGGTGCGTCGAACCATGCAATCAATGCGCGAAAGACTCGCAAACGGAGACCCAGACGCGTACTGCGAGCGGGTCCTGAGCCAGCTGGCCGATACAGAAGAGCTGATTCTGAAGGTGATCGCGATTCGCCAACGCACCGCGCGCAGCCAGTCGGAATCTGTGAAGCAACAGGCTCAGACACAGCAGCGGGTACGGCAGGAGCAGAAACATGAGCCGGAGCCGGAGCGGTAGAGGCCGACTGCCGCTGCTCCAGCACGCGCACCCGGCGTTCAAGCGCACCAATGCGCTGCAGCGCCGCGGTCATGACGGTCGGCGTGGAGGCTGGCAGCGGGTTTACCCGACCGCGCTTCTGATGCCCGCTATTCATTGCACCGACCGTGCGTAAACAGCGCGCGCAATGCGGAAGCGGCACGCGCCAATAGTCCGGCCGGCCGGACTTTCGTCAGCGACCTGGTAGGGGCTGTCTGGATTGCCGCCAACGTCGCCGCTGCCATTCGGGCTGAGTCTTCCCGCTGGGCACGCCAAGCGGAGAGGTCGTCGACCTGCCGCTGCAGGTCTCGGACCTGAGTGCGCAGCGCGCGCAGCTCCCTGCGATCCCGGCCGTGGCCTCGATCCTCCCCTTCGCGAGGATTGCTGAGGTGTCGACGGGCCATCAGTATTTGCTCCAAGAGGCGGCGCCCTCCGGCTGGTAGGCTGGGATTTCCACACCACCAACCACCATCCGGAGAAGCGCCATGGCATTGCCAGCTGACGTCCGCATAGACCAGCTACACGAACTACTGGGGGAACAGGAAAAGCAGCGCGAAGCGATGAACATTCGAATCCACGACCTGGAGCGGATCCAAGTCGACCACGCAAGAGTCATCGAGCGGTTGGTCTGGCTCTTGGACGGTGCGCGCGGGCGGGCTGCGGTAATGGAAACCGTCATCCCTCTTCTCCTGGAATCAAGCGATCAACGGACCCGGGATCGCGTGCAGACGGCACTTGAGCTGCGCTGGCTCCAGGACCAGGCTCAGGGCGCAGGCGCGACTCCGCGCTATGAGGCGAAGTTCGAGAAAGCAGCTCTCGAAGTTGCCCCGCAAGCATCGCTTCCTCGGCAGCACAGTCGCTGACACCCGCAAGCGCTTGGTCAAAGCGCTGCTGGGAAACAGTGATTTCCTTTGAGAGGCCAGCCCTATCCGCCACCTCGCGCAGCGCTCGAGCGCGGATGCGGGCAAGGACGGCCTGGTGCCGCTGCTCGGCCTCAGCTGTCTCCGTTACGGTCTGCTTGTTCAGCCAGTTGCGGAGCCACACGCGGGGGTTGAGGTTGTCGGGTAGATGCCAAGCCATCAGGCTGTCTCCAGCGGGACGATGCGGCCGGCGTCCACGTCGCCGCTCGGTTCGATGCGCAGTTCCATAACCGGATCCATAACCGGATCGGCCTGCGCCACCACTTCGGCCAGGCCGCCCCGCTCCCGGCCTTCGAAGGCATTCAGCGCCTCGATCAGCTGCTGCAGGCTGGCGATCGTCGGGTTCGTGATCTGCCCGTGCGCCAGCTTCGTCAGCCACGAATAGCCGATGTCCGGGTTCTGCCGGGCGATCTCGGCGTACTTCCCTTCATGCGCACGCAGGCGCACCACGGTTTGATGCAAGAGGGTATCGGCGTCCATGCCCCTAGATATAGCAAAAGTTTGCTCAGGTGAAAAGCAGTACTTTGCCGAGACCGATCAATATTCTGCTTATATGAACATTGATTCGAACCTGGTCCTCGCCGACAACGTCCGCCGGCTCATGGAAGCAGGCGGCGAGACTCAGGCGAAGGTCGCCAAGCGCGCGGGACTGTCCCAGCGCAACGTTGGCAACGTAGTCACTTACGGAAAGACCCACGAGACCTCCCCTACCGTTCGCACCGTGGACGGCCTGGCGGCGGCGTTCGGCGTACCGGCATGGATGCTGTTTATTCAGGATGTCCCGCTCGAAGTGCTCACCGGGCAACGACTCAACCAGGTCATCCAGGACTACATAGCAGTCCCTGAGCAGGGCCGTACCAACATCGAGCGCGTGGCAAACGCCGAGGTGCGGTACGCGGGTCTTCCGACCGAGGCGCCTTCGGCAAAGGCCGGCTAAATTGGCCTTCACCCCCGACACTGACATAGAAGCCGCTGAGCTCGTTGAGAGCCTGGTCCAGTTCTTGTTCGGGGGCGAGCGTACATATGAAGCAATGCGCACCGGTGTGGAGCAAGCCTTTCGGCGCGCGCGGCACCAGCACGGCTCGGTGATCTATGACCGACGTGAATGGTGGATCGGCACTGACGACTTCGCTCAGTTCATGGTGGACCGTGGCCCTGCCCCCGCTTTCTTCGTGCCAACCGTCGATGTCATTCGCTATGCGGATCTCAGCGTTTGGGAGGGTGCACTGAGCCGTGAGGCCGACATCCGGGCTCTGGCCTGGCCCCTGCCATTCGACGCGCTCGAGAGCGTGGCGGGCTTCACGCCAGAAGCGATCAACACAGGCTGGATTCTCTACGCGCTGGTGAGCCGCGCAGGCCTTCGGGCGGGCCAGATAGTTCTTAAACTATACACGTAGCAAACTTTTGCTTGACACGTTAAGTTTTGCGCAATATTTTGCTCGGCATCCCAAGCACGGATGGTTGAGCACATGTCTGCACTGTCTTCGTCGCTGTACCTGGCACTTGGCATCGCCACTGCCACCGGCATTGGCGCCACCTTCTCCACTTCGTCCCCTTCCACAGACGAACCCGGCCAGGCCGTCCGGGCACCAGCCGCGCTGGTGATCACCAGCCCGCGCATCTGCGCGGCGCTGGAGGTCTACACCCTGGCCAGCGAGAACGACTGGGGCCTGCGCACCACCATCGCGCAGGCAGTGCTCAACGGCTTCAACGATGCCGGCCGCGTGCCGGACTGTGCCGCCGGCGTCTCCGCTGCGCTGGCCAAGGACTTTTCCCCCTACCGCTGGCAGCTCGCGCTCGACGCCGTCGACGCGGTTGTCGCCGGTACCTATTCCGTTTCCCCCGACGCCTGCGCCCGGGCCAATACCGTCGTCCCCCTGTCGACGGAAGCCACCTCTTCTGTGGTGGCCCGGGCGCGGTGCGTCATCTATGACCTGGCCTTCGTGGAGGTGCACTGATGGCCTTCACCGAACGCCGCTGCCGCATCTGCGGCTGCACCGAGCTGCAGGCCTGCCGCGGCGGCTGCTCCTGGATCGACAAGGATCTCTGCAGCAGCTGCGGCGAGGCTGCCAGCCATACCGCGCCCGTCATCATGGGGCAGCGCCTGCTGATCGCCGGCAGCAGCATCAAACTCAGCCGCACCGAGGCCGTGGTGATGCAGGTTCTGGTCGCAGCCCCGGATCGCCTGGTGGAAGTCGACGCGCTGCATGCCGCGATGTACCCGGGCAGCAAGCCACCCTCGCGGGAGTCCAACGTCCTGCAGGTGCTGGTGTCGCGCGTGCGCCGCAAGCTCGCTGCCGCTGGCCACAAGCACGCCATCGAGACCATCCGACTGCGCGGCTACCGCTTCGTCATGCCCCAAGGCGGTGCCGCATGAGCGCCCCCTCCAACATCGCGGCAATCCGCCACGCAGTCAGCGCGCTGCACGGCGCCGCTGACGACGGCGCTGATACCCGCCGGTACGCCGACGCGCTGCAGGAAGCCGGAACCGCCATTGATGCGTTGGTGGCGGCCGACGAGGACTACGACCAGGCGCGCGATCGGTGGCTCAACTCGCCAAGCGATCACGAATCGTTCGAAGCGGCGCGCGAGGCCTGGGGGCGACGCGCGGTTGCCCTCGCCCGCGTCAAAGGCGGTGCCGCATGAGGGCGGAAGAGATCATCGCCGAGGCCACCGCGGTCCTGTTCCGGCGGGTGCTGGCCATTGGCGGCACGGCCGGCTTCCTGCTGGGCGTGGCGGTAGGGTTTGGATCCCGGGCGGTGCTGTCATGACCATCGTGAACATGACGGTCGACGCCGAGATCGACCTCGACGACCTGGTCGAGAACCTGGGGCCGAACAGCAAGGAATACCTCACGAACCTGCTGAAGGTCGACGGCGAAGCAGCGCGCGCGCCGGATGGCCGCACCTTCGAACAGATCATCGAAGCCGCGTTCTATGAGACGCGGGCAATGCCCTCAGTGCCGCGGGCGTTGGTCGAGTTGTTCTGGGTAGTGCACGGGAGGGCCATGTCATGACGGCAGACCTGCACCTGCTGGGCCACGGCGTCGACGCAATCCTGCAGCACGACCTGGACCGCATGCCGCCGGCGATCACTGCCGCAGCGCGCGTGCAGCGCTACCAGCGCGCGGTTTCCATCGCACCGCCGGACCAGTGGCGCGCGCTGCGGATCCGCTTCGGCTCGATCTTCCAGATCGCCTGGAGCGCGGGGATGAAGCCGGACCTGGCCACCTGGGCGCGCAAGTTCCAGCGCATCGCCGAGGCCTGCCGACCATGAGGCTCTTCCACGTCCACATCCCGGGCGTGGTCAGACCGCACAGCGTCATCGCAGAAGCCGAGCAGGCGGCGATCGACGACGCGCTCTACACCCTGGGCCTTTCCGAGCTGCCCGAAGGCAGCAGCGTCACCTCTGAACAGACCGGAGACACCTGATGTTCTTCCGCAACCTCACGATGTTCACCTACCCGCAGCTGCAGATGTTCGACTGGCAGGACGGCCTGCAGGCGCGTGCCCTGAAGCCGGTCGGTCCGCTGGAAATGAGCTCGGTCGGCTTCATTTCGCCGTTCGGCCGCGAAGAGAAGGAGCTGCTGTCGCACGAGGTCGGCCGATGCGTGTGGATGGCCATCGGCGCCGAAGAGAAGATCCTGCCGCCGGCGGTGGTGAACAACCTGCTCGACCTCAAGCTGCAGGACATCGAAGAGCAGGAAGGGCGTCGCCCCGGCGGCCGCGAACGGAAACGCATCAAGGACGACCTGCTGCACGAGCTGCTGCCTCGGGCCTTCGTCCGCCCCTCCCGCACGGATCTCTACCTCGACCACCAGCGCGGCGTCGTGTTCGTCGACACCAGCAGCCGCAAGACCGGCGAGGCCGCCATGAGCCAGCTACGCAACGTGGTTGGCAGCTTCCCCGCTCTGCCCCTGAACGCCGAGGTATCGCCGCGGGCGATTCTGACCAGCTGGGTTGCCGGCGAGCCCCTGCCCGAAGGCCTCAGCCTGGGCGAGGAGTGCGAGCTGCGCGATCCGGTCGAGGGCGGCGCAATCGTTCGCTGCCAGCACCACGAACTGCGCTGTGACGAGGTCGACCTGCACCTGGAGACGGGCAAGCAGGTCACCAAGCTCGCCCTGGTGCTGGATGACCACCTCTCCTTTGTCCTCGGCGACGACCTGATCGTTCGAAAGCTCCGCTTCCTGGACGGCGCATTGGACCAACTCGACCAAGGTGATGAGGACGGCCGGCGTGCCGAGCTCGATACCCGTTTCGCACTGCAGATCGGGGAAGTGGGTCGCCTCTACGACCTGGTCCGCAAGCACTTCCGCCTCACCACATACGCATGAGGTCCCTATGCACCCGCATCTTCTGATCACTGGCCGCCTCCCCCTCGACCTCCTGCTGCCCGCGCTGCTGGCGCTGCCGCAGCGCGCGGCGCGCGCCGTCCCTGTCCGTCGCATGCCGGCACGCCACCGCACCACCTGGGCACCGGCGGGCGGCGGCCGGGCTGAGCGTGCCCGCCGTCAGCGCCAGATTGAGGCCGGCACGTTGACCGCCGCCGACGGCCTGGTTCCGACCTACAGGGGTAAGCAGCCGTGAGCCGGGTGCGCGCCTTCATCTGCGCCCTGCTCGGGTGCGCCCGAGATTGGCCGGATATGGAATCGTGCGGCCGCTGCGGCAGCTACATCGATCTCCAGGCGCCGCCCCGCACTGTGGGTCGTCGCATGCTGGACCGCGTTGCCACTGCACTGATCCAGCGCGGCACCCGCACGCCCTACTTCCACCTGGTCAACGCCGATGGCACGCCTTACATGGACCGTTTCTGGCTGCTGCGTATTGGCCGCGCCGGCGTCGACGACCGTGGCCAGCCCCGGCCCTGGTTGGCCCTGCGCCTGCACCACATCCGCAGCAGCGACCACGGCGGCGTCTTCCACGACCACCCTTGGTCCTTCTTCAGTCTGATCCTGCGCGGTGGGTACTTCGAGCACCGGCCCTTCGACGGGCCACTGCCGGCGGTACCGGACGCGGTGCCGTCGGCGATCGCCGAGGAACCGTATTCGTCGACCTGGTACGGCGCTGGCCAGCTGCTGTTCCGCCGTGCTGAGGGCTGGCATCGGATCGCCCTTGCCGAGGACCTGCAGGCTGAAGGCACCTGGACGCTGGTGCTGACGCTGCCCCCGCGCGCCCACAGCTGGGGCTTCCGCATCCGCGGCCAGAAGGTCGAGCACCGCGCGTACTTCCGGAAGGAAGCAGTCCGGCAGCGCGCGCGGCAGCAGAACCAGGTCCCGAACGGCTCGGATTGGACCCCGTGAGCCATGGTGCGCAAGTCACACCCCAACGCGCGCCGGCCATGGACGGTCGACGAGGAAGAGACGCTGCGGCTCAACTGGCCGCGGTTCCCCGCCTTCCTGATCGCGCACGTCCTCGAACGACCCACAGCCGCGGTGTACCGGCGGGCTGCGGCTCTGGGCCTGCAGAAGGCCAACGACTTCCATACCCAACCGCTGGCCGCGCTCTGGAACGGGACGCAGGAGCCGGGATCGATCGCCTCGCGCTTCAAGCCCGGCACCACACCATCGAACAAGGGACTGCGCAGGCCGGGCTGGCACGCCGGCCGAATGCGGGAAACCCAGTTCAAGAAGGGGCGGCCGGCCAGCGAGGCGCGCAACTACGTGCCGATCGGGACCGAGAAGGTCGATCCGAAACGGAAGGTGCTGATGCGCAAGGTCACAGACGACCCAGCCCTGTTCCCGGTCAATCGCTGGCGACCGGTGCACGTGATGGTCTGGGAGGCGGAAAACGGCCCGGTACCGGAGGGACACATCGTGGTGTTCCGGCCGGGCCTGAAGACGCTGGTCGCCGCAGAGATCACTGCTGATCGCCTCGAGACTGTCACCCTCGCCGAGAACATGCGGCGCAACAGCTACCACAACCGGTTCCCTCCGGAACTGAAAGAACTGGTCCACCTGAAGGCGCGAATCACCCGCCGGGTCAGGAGGCGAATCAAGGAGCAAGAAGAAGATGAAGAACAAGGTCAGTGATGTGCGCGATCACCTGGTGGCCATGCTCGAACGCCTGGGCGACGACGACCTGAGTGCAGAGCAGATGGGCCAGGTCATCGAGCGCGCCAAGGCCACCACCGTCGTGGCCACCACCTACATCGGCGCGGTGAAGGTCGAGCTCGACGCAATCCGGTTGGCTCACGAAACCGGGAACCTGACGGCGGCGGTTGCCGAGCCCCAGCAGCTCCCCACGCTGCCGCCGAGCCAGAGGCGCTGACGATGACTGCCAAGCGACCCGCGCCGGCCTTCGCCTGCGACATTGCCGCGGGCCCTGATCACACTGCCGTTGCAGAGATCGTGGCCGGCAAGGTCACCAACGTCCGTCATCTGCCTCGCCAAGATCCGCTCACGAAAAAGTCGCAGGTTCTCCTAGTGCTGAAGGCCGGCGGACGCATCGTCACCGGCCACCGCCCGGGCCTGCTGCAGCTGCTCGACGCCGAGGACAGCCCAGTGCCTGCCTGGCAAACCGCCCTGAAGGCTGCCCAGCCCTCCCCCGCACGTTCCGGAGATACCCATGAACCGCAGTGACGTCCTCCCCCGCTTCCTTGCCGATACGGCCACCCATGAGCTGCGGATTGTGGTGGACGACGGCGTGCACCGCCACCTGCAGTTCCGGCGCCCCGGCACCTACTGCTACGGATTCGACATCGTGACCTGGCCCGGACACCTGGCGATCTCCGGCGACATGGGCACCGCCGTTTTCAACCGCCTGCACGACATGTTCGAGTTCTTCCGCGCAACGCCTGCAGAGCATGAGAAGGCCGGCGGCCTGTTCGTAAACGACGGCTACTGGGCCGAGAAGTGCGAGGCCAACGACGGTGGGAAGAAGGAATTCAGCGCGCGCCTCTTCCGCGACCTGGTGATGCGCCTGTTCAAGGAATACGTCGAGGAACGCGTAGACCCTGACGACTTGGCGGATCCGGACACGCGCCCGGAATGGGTGGCCCGGCTGTGGCAGGAGCTCGAGCTCGAAGTGCTGAATGACTCGGAAGACCATGACGCACTGAGCAATGCGATCGGCGCTATGTCGGACTTCGCGCCGAGCGACCCCGACTACAGCGACTTCCAGATCACCGACGCCTGGGAATACGCATCGTCCCTGCAGCAGTACACCTTCCACTTTCTCTGGCGCCTGTACGCGATCGCCCGCGCGATCCGCGCCTATGACGATGCCGCCGGCGCAGCCGAACCGACAGGCCTGCCCAGCGATATTGCCGCGCCGGCGTCACTGGCGGAGGCCGCCCATGCGTGAGCGTCCCAGCCTGTTAAATGGCGATGCAGTGTGGCTCGCGCGAGCTTGGCGCAGACCTGCGCCAAGCCGAACCGAAGTCGCAATGCGATTCTCAGCACTTTCCACCAAGTTCCGCGATGTAACGCTCCACAGCCACCATCGCCAGCTGCATAGCATCGCCCTTGTTGCGGATCACACCACGATCCCTCACCTCGACGGCAACACCGTCGACCGTAGCCGTGAACTGGAACACCTCCCCCGCCTGACTAGTAACAGTCACGAGGAACCTGTGGCCATCGATCACGCCCCTGAGAGTGCGGCGAAAGCCTTCTGTCTCCATGTTGGATCCCCCGCCATCGACGGGGGTCAATTTACGCCACGCGATACCCAACTGAATAGGTCCAGCTTTGGCGACTCAGATGAGGAGACGCCGATGTCTGATCAGCAGCTCCCATCAATACCAATCTCTACCCATGAGGTCGCAGAGCAGGAGCTCTGTCTTCTCTCTTGCGTCCTGCTGCGACAGAACCGGAATCGACAGGCGCGTGAGACTAGGTCCGTTCATCACGTGAACCGCAACGATCTCGCCGCTGCCTGGAATATCCACCGAAACCCTGCACGTAACCACCCTGCCCCTGATTGCGAAGACCCAATCCTCGTGCCACCTGCCGCTCTCCGGCATCCAGTGCTCCCTTTCCTATGCATCCTGCATCGCAGCATAAATGAGCTAACAGCCGCGAGGTGTTCCACCCATGGCCAAGCTGCCTCCCGCCGCGCTGACCTGGTCGTTTGCTGGGGGCGGGTTCCAAGCCGGCCTCGCCCCCCCGTGGGAGATCAGCCGCAGATGCCACGCCGCGCCCTTCCACGGCCCCGACGAGCGCCCATCTGTCCTCTGGAGCCTGCAGGCGGTGCCCCATGAGTAGCTACGGACCCTCGTCACGAGGATTGTCGAGGACCGGATCCCCCGCGAACCTGCGCCCGGTCCGATTCGTCACGCTCAAGCAGTTTGAGGCGCTGACCGGCTACACGGTCGACGCGGTCAACTCGAAGATCAAGCGCGGCGATTGGCTAGAGGGCGCGGTGTTCATCAAGGCGCCAGATGGAAGAAACCTGATCGATTTGGAGGGATACGAAGAGTGGGTAGTCCAAGGCAGAGCGGCGTCAGGCCAGCTTCACAAGGCAGCATCGAGATAACCTTTCACTACCGCGGCAAGCGCTGTCGCGAACGGCTGAAGCTGCCCCCGACCGCACGAAATCTGCGGTACTGCGAAAACCTGCTGGGCCAGATCAAGATCGAGATCGAGAAAGGCACGTTCGACTACGCCACGCACTTCCCCAACAGCAAGCGTGCTCGCCAGGTGGCCACTCGGCCTGCAGCCCTGGACAACCTGGAGCAGGTGCTGACCCGGTGGCTGGCGCAGAAAGAGCCCGAGCTCGAGCACAGCAGCCTGATCGGCTACCGCCGCATCGTCGAGAACATCCTGGTGCCGCGCTGCGGAGCGATCGCGCTGCGTGACTTCGACCGTATTGCCCTGAAGGAGCTGGTGGCCACGTTCGACGAGTCGACGTCGGCCAAGCGCATCAACAACGTCCTGGGCCCGCTCCGCGGTGCACTGGATGAGGCCGTGGCCGACGACTTGATCCCGAGCAATCCCCTCGACGGGTTCAGGGTGAAGCGGCGTGCCAAGGCCAATGCGCGCGAAGAGGTCGACCCATTCACGCCAGAGGAAGTTCAGGCAATCCTGGCCGCTTGCCGCGAAGACCAAGTCCGCAACTACTGCCAGTTCAACTTCGCCACGGGCCTGCGCACCTCAGAGATGATCGGCCTCTGCTGGTCGGACATCGACTGGCGCAAGGGAACGGTCAAGATCCGGCGCGCCTGGGTCATGGGCAAGATGAAGGCTCCGAAGACCGAGTCCGGCGTGCGCGAGGTGCAGCTGCTGCAACCTGCGATCGATGCCCTGAAGGCTCAGCGCGCCCATACCGCCACCGCGGGCGAGTTCGTCTTCCATGACCCCAGGACGAACGCGCGGTGGGGGTCGGATCAGAGCATCCGCGCCGGCGAATGGCAGCGCGCGCTGCGCAAGGCTGGCGTCCGGTACCGGTACCCCTATCAGATGCGCCACACCTTCGCCTCCCAGGCGCTCAGCGCCGGCGAGAACGTCATGTGGGTGGCGCGGCAGATGGGACACCGAGACTGGACGATCACAGCCAAGAAGTACGGCCGCTGGATCCCATCAATGGTTCCAGATGCTGGTGCTAAGACTGCCGAAGTATGGTTGGCCGCTTCTGCAGCAGCCAACCCAGGGTGAGAGGTAGCGGCCTAGTCCAAAGCGGCATTCTTCCGGTCCAGTCTAGGCAGAGGCAATCAACCCTTCGGTCGGAATTGCACCACATTCTCCAATCGCGGAGGAATCAACTCCGCAGTAGTCGTTTCCAAAGCACTTGCCAAGATTGGCAGCGGAAGCCGAGCTTCTGCAGCGAACTGATGGAGCGGGATACCCGCCTCAGCTGACAAGTAGTCAGCAGCACGACGGAACAGCCGCGAGGTTTCCCTCTCAGCATCGTCGCCCGGCTCTGCGCGACTCCAGTTTCTCTGGCGCTTCTGGATGTTCAGATACTTGACCTGATCTTGGTTGAGGATGCCGAGCACCTGTAGCCTTTTAATGATCGCGGCGACGGAGACACCCCACCTCTTCTTCAGCAACAGCAGTGCATCCAAGGAGGTGCTATAGACATCCTTTAGGAACGACTCCGCAGGCAGCATCAAGGCACCCGCAAACCGCCACGCCTGGTCTTCGACCAACCGGAATGTCTCGATGTCGAGCTCACCTTCGACAGAGATCGACTCATGGAGAACCAGGTGACCAAATTCATGCGCCACGTTCAAGCGCGAGCGATCCCGCGTCGCGTCGGATGAAACTACGATGAAAGGCCTCTCACCATAGTATGCCGACAGTCCATCCATTCCGTCTGGCAATGGAAAATGCATCACAGGTATCGAGCGGTTCTCCACCAACAGCGTTACATCGGAGATTGGCCCCAATCCCAAACCAAGCTCTTTGCGGACCGAATTAGCAACCTCTTCAACCTCATCGCCACTCAGCGACAACGGGTCGACATCCGGCGGGATCTTTGGAATGTCTGCGTCAGCGTAATCAACGTGCTCCTGCATCGCATCCATAACCGCAGCAGCCATATCCAGAACCGCAGCTGCACGTTGCTGATCTAGGATTGTGTCACGTGTCCGGCGAAGTGAACGATAGTGAACCAAGGAGCGCGGGCTGCGCTCAACTGGCCCCACACCCCTCCAGAAGAACTCGATTGGAAAATCCAGTTCTGCAGCGATTCGCAGCAACGTCTCCGGCGCGGGCACGCGATCCCCGTTCTCAAACTGGCTCAAGCCTTGGCGCGTCACATCCGTGCGTGCGCCCAGGTCAGCCAGCGTCATGCGACGCAGCGCGCGGGCCTGCTTCAGACGCCGTGGTTCAAACTTAGCTTGCACGATTGCCCTGCTCTGCGCGCTCTACGGCCTTGCGCTTAAATGCCTCATTCAACCTATCTTGCACCTCTTCAACAGCTCCCTTCAGAGGCGACTGCATATCCAAAATCAGAGGCGCCAGTCTCGATGCATGCTGATCACGGTTCGGGATCTGCAGCAACACAAATTTTGGCTTGGTCACGCCTGCGTGCACAAGCTGTACGTAGGCACTCTTCTCCACAAGACTCATGTCGGGCTCTTCCCCGGTGGCCGCGAACAGATCAGGCGTGCGCATCACAAGCTCGGCACGCGATGCGGCCTTGCGGACCGCTCGGCTCCCGTTGGCTCCTGCGTAATGAGTGGTGAAGATCGTCTGCCCAACCTGGAGCTGCAAGAAGCAGTAGTTGCGATGCCGATTCCACGCCGTAGAGGTGAAGAAGAGCCTCGTCTCCGCTGCCTTCGCCTCCAATGCGTGCTGGACTGAGATGTCTCTCAAATAGCTAAGGCCTCTTCGACCTTGAACAAAGCCGCCGAGCATCGGAGTGGAGGCAGCCAGTTTAGCCAGAGCCGCATAGGCTTCAGGGACCGCCTGCCCCAGAGCCTCACAGTGGCGCTCGGTGACACCGCAGTGCTCCAGAATTTGAACAGTATCCATCAGTTGACAAAACCTCTGGTTTGGAAGGGACCGGTTGACACCCCTAGTGTCCGCAAATTTCCACCAAAGACCCCGCTTTGTCAACAAGAACATCGCTCGGAGCTCCTGCCCTAGGCTCTGGGGGCATCGGAACCGCGATCTAAAACTGAATACGTCCAACAGCGACCCGTGACTGTTCAGAAAGATTGCCGTACTATCCGTGTCGTTGGGCAGGGTCAGTGCCAGCTTTTTGCCAGCATTGACCCCAAAAGCCTTGCAGCACTTGAAGAAACCGGGGGTGCATTGGTTTCGACGGGGGTTGTGAAGTCGCCTGGCGCATGCCGAGGGGGTAGCTTTCCTCGTAAATCCAGCTGCAAAACTCTAGTTGCCAACGACGACAACTACGCTCTGGCCGCTTAAGGCCTAAGCCTCGAAACCGCTTGTGTCCATGCTCGCGGTGTAGAGTCACTATCATGGAATCGCGCTGGGTGGCTGCCTGTCAGTCCGGCACTAGAACACAACAGGCTGGTTCCCGGATGCGCTTTGCACGCCGTGCTGTTCGGGGACGAGATCCAACGGTGAGCTAAGCATGTAGTGCTGGGGATGGAGTGCCTTCGGACGGCGGTTCAATTCCGCCCACCTCCACCAATACTTAAAAACCCAACCCTTATCGGTTGGGTTTTTTTCTGCCCGAAGCGCCAGTGTTGGCGCGGTTCCGGGCGTTTTTCTCTTTAGCGGCATCCCACGAACTACGCCCACTTCCAGGCCATTTCGCGCCGTTTTTCCTCTCTGTTCTCTGTTTGCCTCTTTACCGAAAAACGCCCCACCCCAAGCAACGGCGCGGGTTTGCGCGTGACGGGTTGCGTTTTTCAACTGCTGACGTGGCGCGACCGAGAGCGCGAAGAACGAAAAAAACCGCCCGTAGGCGGTTGGCTGACGCAGGTTCTGGGATCAGGTTTTGCTGGCAACCAGCGCGCGCTGTTGCGGCCAGTCCAACGGCAGGCTGCCGTTGCGGATCAGGTGCTCCAGGGCGATCCCGCTGTCGCGGGTCAGGCAGGCCGCGACGATGTCCGGTGCCAAATGCACCAGTCGCGCAATCGTGCTGGCCCGTCCCGGGTTGATCCCTTCGGCCTGCGCGATCTCGGTCATCGAGGTGAACCGGCCTTCGTCCAGCAGGCGTTGCCAGTGATGCGCCAGCCCGAGCGCACGCACCAAGGCGCTGTCCTGCGCCGCCATCCGGGCCTCACGCTCCTGCGCGGCTTCGCCGGTGAATTCCTCCGGCGCATCCAGCGGCGTGATGATCTTGCGACGCACGCCGCGCTTGACCAGTTGCCACGGAATGAACGTCTCCATCCGCACCCCGCCTGCGGGGCTGGGGATCTGGAAGGTGACGGCTTCGCCGGTGAGTTTTCCGATGTCTTTCTTGGCCATGTGCTGGGCTCCTACTCGAAGGATTGGATGATCTGGCGCTGTTGCTGCCAGTCGACCGGAATGGGGTTGCGCTGGAACCAGATCAGCGTCAGTCGCCGGGGCTGGCGACCTGCCATCAGTAGTTCGACGATGTCCGGGGCCAGCAAGGTCAGGCGCAGTAGCTCGTTGACCGTACTGCTATGCAGACCCTCGGCCCGGGCAATGGCCGCGCCACTTTCAAACTCGCCGCTGTCGAGCAGCTGCTGCCAGTGGATCGCCCGCGCCACGCCTTCGATGAGGGTCGGGTCATGGGCCACTGCACCGGTGTCGGCCAGACGCCGGATGCCCCGGCGCTTGAACACCAGCGGCACAAAATTCGGCAGGGTTGCGGTTTCGCTCATGACGCCTCCAGCTCGACCAGCTCTGCGCCGATGCTGTCTGGCGCGAACTCGACGATCAGCGCCTTCCAGCCCAGCTCGCGCCAGCTCACCTTCAGGCCGCCGGGGACGATGTCCACCCGTTCCAGCATCAGGTTGACGATGCGGTGGCGTTCTGCCGGATACAACCGCTCCCACACCTCGCCCAAGCGATGCATCGCCATCACCGCCATGTCCTCGGTGATCTGCGCGCCATTGCGCTGGATGAACTGGCAGACCGCCGTAATCGCCTCGGGGCTGGCCAGCACCGATTTGATCTGGGCGATGGTGGCGGCTTCTACCTCGTCAGCCGGGATGCGCTCATAGGTTTTGCCGCCCGCGCCGTAGCGCACCTCCGACTTGGACACGTAGTAGCGGTACTTGCGCCCGTTCTTGCGCGAGTACGTCGGATACATCCGCTCGCCGGTGGGCGCGTACAGCAGGCCGCGCAGCAAGGCGTCGGTGCGCGAGCGGATCTTGGTTTCCACCGACCGGGTGTGCCCGTCCTTGGCCAGAATCTCATGCACCTGGCCCCATAGTCCGTGGTCGATGATGGCCGGATGTACGCCCGGGTACCAACTGCCCTTGTGCGACAACTCGCCAAGGTAGATGCGGTTGCGCAGCAGCTTGTGCAGGTACTTCTTGTCGATGCGCGTGCCCGCGCGGGTGGAGCCGTCTTGGGTCGTCCAGGCCTTGGTGGTGATGCCTTCCTCGGTGAGCCTGGCGGCGATCTGGGTCGGCGAGCCGATGGTCAGCATCTCCTCGAAGATGCGCCGCACTACCGCCGCTTCAACGACGTTGACGATCAGCAGGCGGTTGTCGACGTCGTAGCCCAAGGGCGGCACGCCACCCATCCACATCCCCTTGCGCTTGGCGGCGGCGATCTTGTCGCGGATGCGCTCGCCGGTGACCTCGCGCTCGAACTGGGCAAAGGACAGCAGCACGTTGAGCATCAGCCTGCCCATCGAGGTGGTGGTGTTGAACTGCTGCGTCACCGAAACGAAGGACACGTTGCGGCGCTCGAACACTTCGACCATCTTGGAGAAGTCAGCCAGGCTGCGCGTCAGGCGGTCTATTTTGTAGACCACCACGATGTCGATCAGGCCGCGCTCGATGTCGGCCAGCAGGCGCTTCAAGCCCGGGCGATCGGTGTTGCCACCGGAGAACCCGGGGTCGTCGTAGTCGTCGGCCACCGGAATCCAGCCCTCGGCGCGCTGGCTGGCCACATAGGCGTGGCCTGCTTCCTTCTGCGCGTCGATGGAGTTGAACTCTTGGTCGAGGCGCTCGTCCGAGGACACCCGGCAGTAGACGGCGCAGCGCTGGCGCGGCTTGCTGTGTGGCACGTCGTTCATTCGAAATCCTCCCCGCTGCGGCGCAGGCCAAAGAACAGCGGCCCCGACCACGGCGTGCCCGCGATGTGGCGGGCCACCGCGGACAGGCTTTTGAACTGCTGGCCCTCGTAGTCGAAGGTGCCGTCAGCGGTGACCAGGACGCGGTGATCGCGGTCGCCCCATTCGCGCACCAGCACCGTGCCCGGTGCCAACGCAATCTCGCGGGCCTTGCGCCGTTCCTTGATTTTCGAGTGGCGCACGCCGATGTTGGCCAGCCGCCTGCGGGTGTCGGGGTCGAGTCCGCCGAAGGCTTCTTCCTGCAACTTGTAGGCGATGCGGGATTCCAGATAGACGCGATTGGTCTTGTCTGGGCGGCGCTGGAAAAACCGATCCCAGAGCGCCCAGACCTCGGGCATCGTCAAGGACGGCAGTGCCGCCACCTGCGCGGCGACGGATGCTTGTTTGTCGTTCATCACAACTTCTCCTGTTGATAGGGAGTTGCATGAACGCGCTGGTCGGGCAGGAAGCCAAGGCTATTGGCTCTCTGGTTTGGCTCATCGGCAACAAGTGTGCGAACGATGGCGGCCGCGAGGATGGCGGTGATTTCGCCAGCGCGGGCGCTGGCGGACATCTCGGCAGGAGATGCAAGTTCGAGGTTTTTCATGACGGCTCCGGGGAATTGCAACCGTCATGGATAGTGAGCCTGATCTTCCGAAGCGGATGGCAATTCCGGGTAATTGGCGGCAAAAACTTTCGCGTTAACTAAACAGTTGACAAGCGGCATCCTCCGCAGTACGCTCGAACTATTAACAAATCACGCAACTAGGAAACACACATGCCTTTCGGAGCCTTCATTCGCAAAAAGCGCGAAGAGAAGCAGATCCAGATGAACGAGTTCGCGCGTCAGCTCGAGATTTCGCCTGCCTACTGGTCGCGCATCGAACGCGACATGGAAAAACCGCCCAAGGATGAACTGATCCGCAAGGCGGCAGAGATTCTGGGCATCGACCCGGACGACGCCTTTGTCGAGGCCAGCCGCTTGCCCCCCGACATGCGCGACGATGTGGGCAACGTGGTGCGGATGTACCGCCGGGAAGTCACGGAGAAGAAGTGAATGCCGGTTCTGACCCTCGACTATCGGCATTGCGACCGCAAGCGCCCCAAATACATCAAGCACATCGAGATCGAAGCCATCGCCGCGCTGGCCCGTCAGCAGTTGGTCGGGGGTGGCGTTGATGCGATTGCCTTCGACACGCTGCGCCAAATCGAGCGCTTGAAGATCAACGGCATCGACTTCGCGCTCGAGGTCAGCGCCGAATGCGAGGTGCACGACGAGGACGGCAACCACGTATTCGGTATCTGCGAGTACGACCCTGGTGTTCCCGACACCGCGATGGTGTGCGTCTCGCCCGTTGGCGAAAAACTCAGCGAACTGCTGGCACTGAGCACGCTGGCCCACGAATTGGGCCATGCAGTATTCGATGCGCCGGGCTGGATCATGGACGGCAGCAAGGGGCCGGGGCTGTTCGATGCCTTCGAGCCAGCCGTGCAGCGCGCCTACCGCACCACCACGCCGGACAGCGAGCACTTGGCGAAGGTGCCTACCGGCGTACCGGCAGCGCTGGCGTCCGACGTGCATTTTGCCGAACTGCGCGCCAATGAGTTCATGGGTTCGCTGCTGGTGCCGCGCCAGCTCTTGAACGCGGCCGCAGAAGCGCTGGCCCCGGAATACAACGTCCACCTGCATCGCGGCCCGTCGATTGACCCGGAGATCCCCGGCACCAGCCTGCATCTCACCGCCGATGACCGAGCGGACATGGAATTACTGGAGCGCGCGCTGGCCCTGCGTTTTGGCGTCAACCCACGCTTTGTGCAGGTGCGCATGCAACGCTACGGCCTGATCCGTCCGGAGAACTTCGTGCGCTGACCATTGCCATCCCGCCCGCGCCGACCTCCCGTCGGCATTTTTTGAACCCAGCTATTAACAGTTCGCGCAATCGCGCACTTTCTGAAGGAGTCTGCCTATGCCTACCGGTCACACCACCACCGCCCAGCAGGAGAAAGTGGTCAACCCGAAGTCGTCACCGAAACGTGCGCGCGAACAGCGATCCGATGACGGCCCCACCATCCTGCCCGGGATGGAGCATTTCGTCGATCTCCTGCGCAAGGTCAAGCGCCCGGCGCTGGTGGTGCGCCTGCTCGAACACGCCAGCGGCGATGCGTTGCCGGAGCTGCAGGCACTGGCTGATGCCGCCAAGGGAAAACTGCCGGTCGAATCCCGTCAGGCATTTTTCCATTGCGTGGCCAAGCTGGATGATCCCATCCGTCAGCGCCTCGAGGATGCTGTTGAACGAGTGATCCTGCTCGGCGATGACTACGGCGCGCAGGCCGTTCAGGCGGTGCTCGATGCACGGCGCGAAGACGATGCCGCCGTACTCGCCGCGCCCAGCGACCGCCACAGCCGCGCACTGCACCTGTGCATCCTGCAGGAATTTCCCGAGGCCGGAGCACGCCGCGAAGCGCGCTTCGATCAGGCCGAGCACGAACAGGTGATGCACCGTCAGTGGAAAAGCGAGCACTTCTCCAGCCACTACCTTGGCCCCAAGGGGGTGGAGCCGAAAAGTGGCGATGACATTGAGGAAACGCTGCGCACACGGATTGCCGAGCTGTTCCCGCATGTGCCGAAGGAGCAAATCCTGATCGAGCAGTTTGTGCGGTGCGGCCTGTCGCACGCACAGCGCGAAGATGATGACGAGGCTGACGACGAACCCCTGACCCAGCTGCACACGCTGTGCGCCACCTTCAATGGCTCCACCGCGCATTACCGGCAGGTGGAAGATGGCCAGGTGGTCGATCACGAGGAACCCGCAGCCATGTCGGCGCGCTTTTCCTGGGAACCGGCCACCGGGGCGCTGACTGTGTTCTGCGAAGACCGGGAAAAGCGCCGGGAGCTTGCCACCATCTTCCGTGATGTGGCGTTGGCGCATGAGGGCGCGATTGATGACATGCCAATGCGTCAATTCGATCTGCTCGGGTTTTCGACATCGGCCATGCTCCAGCGGCTAGAACAGGATCGCATCGCGGACATCGAGAAAATCGACATCTTGCAGATCAAGGTGGCCAAGCCATTTGAGCAACAGATGGAGCTGGGTGGAAAAGCCGTCGCCCGGCAGCTGGCGAGCAAGATGGAAATCACCCGCGACCGGCGCGATGGTCGCAACATCTATCAGGTCGCCTATGAGGATTACGCCGCCGAGGATCTGAGCCAGTACGCGCTGGTGCAGGTGAAGCTGGTGATGCGCATGGCCGCACAGCCCCACCGCAAGGCCCACAACGTCGCCGTGCAGATCACCGCCCCCAACGGCCTGAACGACAAGAGCAAAACGGAGGACGACCGCAAGCGCGTGCTGGAGCAGTTGATCCGCCTCGGCGTCCTGAGCGAATTCTGAGGGAGCGCCGACAATGTCATTGCACCTGCGCTTCTTGATCGCCATCGACAGGCTATCGAGCCTGGCCACGCCTGTGCTGGCCACAATGCTCGGGCGTGACTGTTCACAGTTCCTGCAGCGGGGCTGGGTCACCGCCGAGGGTCATCTCACGCATGTGATGGCCCCGTTCCTCGACTCCGAATGCGAGGTCGAAATCGAGGCTGATCCGGATGCGGGGTGCTACCGCTATCGCAGCCCGCTGGACGGTCGCACTGTCGTGCAGCCATTGAACGAGATCGCGTTGTACGGCATCCAGATCGAGCCATGGCTGGCCGATTTGGCCCGCCTGATCGGCATCGAAGATCGGCGGCGCGCCAGCCGCCCATGCCGCACGCCACAGCACCTCTGGCACCTCGGCGACATGCGCATCGCCGGGACGCATGATTTTGCCCCGGTGTTTGTCGGGCGGGCGTGGGCGCGCGCGCCAGTCGCTGGCACATCCTCCGTTCTGGCCGACTCGGTGTGGTCGCGCGGTGGCGTGATTTTGCAGGCCCGCCGAGTTCAGGCAGATCTGCCCCGTGACCATGTGATTCGGGCGCTCGACGAGTTCGTTCGCGTGGATGACGGGCAGGATGTTTTCGACGCGAGCGCATTCGACCGGGTACTGCGCGGCTACGTCACGCCCAGTGGTGCGCCGGAGCCAGAGCAGTATCTACAAGGCACCCGCGTGAAATTGCCTCACTTTGCTTCATCACGACTGGTGAGTGATACGCGGGCGGCAATTCTGAAAGTGATGTGGGGCGTAGAAGGCAAGACGCCACCGGCTATGAAGTGGGTCGATGTCAAACCGCAAGTCCACTCTGCTGCCAGATCTTTTGATGAGGCCTTCGGCGACAAGGAAACGCGGGAGGACTTCCTCGTTCTCGTGAAGTCTGGCGGCTACTACCAAGTCCGCCGCCAATGAAGGTCGTAGATTTTTCCGGAGTCCGATCCGGATTCAGTCCGTAGTTCCATGCGGAGACTTCGATGTGCCCATTTCATCTAGGAGGCACATCGAAATGCAAACCCAAGTTCCAGCAACCCAAACCGGTCGGGACTCCTTCCGACCCAACCCCGGCGGTGCCGTGTGCATCGCCCTCGACGAAAACGAGCTCGCCATCCGCTGGGGGCTCTCCGTCAAGACCTTGCGCCGCTGGCGTCAGGAACAGCTCGGACCGATCTACTGCAAGCTCGGCCGCCGCGTCACCTACCTCCTGCACGAAATCGAAGCCTTCGAGCGACGCGTCTCGCGTTACTCCAGCTTCACTCGTGCGTACCAGTGAGGGAGATGGCCATGAACGATCTAACCATCTTCCCCGCCGACATCGCCGAGATGTCCGTCAGCCAGCTGGCTGCGCTGCCGCCCGAGCAGAAGGCGGAAATCGACAAGAACCTCGACGCAGCCATTGACTGGCTCAAGAAGGCACGCACCAAGTTCGATGCCGCGCTGGATGCGGCCTACGGAGAGCAGGCCCGCGCCGCACTGCGTGAATCCGGTCGCGATTTCGGCACCGCCCACATCAGCGATGGCCCGCTACATCTGAAGTTCGAGCTGCCCAAGAAGGTCAGCTGGAACCAGCAGCAGTTGACCGAGATCGCCGAACGCATCGTCGCCTCGGGCGAGAAGGTCGAGGGCTACCTCGACATCAAGTTGTCCGTCTCCGAATCCCGCTACACGAACTGGCCTCCGGCGCTGCAACAGCAGTTCGCCGCCGCCCGCACCGTGGATTGCGGCAAGCCGTCTTTCACCCCTTCCCTCGATTCGGAGTAATCGCCATGAGCGCAATCATTCCCTTCCAGTTCGAAGCACACGCCGTGCGCATCCAGGTCGATGGTGCTGGCCTGCCGTGGTTCAACGCCAGCGACGTCTGCAATGCCTTGGAGATGGGCAATCCGTCTCAGGCGATCAAATCCCACGTCGATGGTGATGATCTCCAGAAATTGGAGGTCATCGACAACCTCGGCCGCACGCAGCGCGCCAACCATGTCAACGAGTCTGGCCTCTACGCCCTGATCCTCGGCAGCACCAAGGATGCCGCCAAGCGTTTCAAGCGTTGGCTCACCAGTGAAGTGCTGCCCGCGATCCGCAAGACCGGCAGCTACGCCGCCCCCAGTGCGCTGGCGGCCTTGCCCGCGCCGACCCACGACCGCGTGTCCGCAATCCTGCTGATCGGCGAGGCTGTAGCGAAGGTGCCGGGCGTGAAGCCGGGCATCGCCGCAGCGGCAACGCTCACATGCATTCAGGAGAACACCGGCATCACCACCGAGGTGCTGCGCCGTGCGCTGCCGTCGGCCAATGAGCCGATCTGCGCGCTCAATGCCACCCAGCTCGGCAAGCTGCTGAACCGTTCGGCCAAGGCCACCAACCAGATGCTGGCGGCAGGCGGCTTCCAGTTTCGCAACGACCGCGACGAATGGGAACTGACCGAGGCTGGTGAAGCATGGGCCGAAGCCATGCCGTACTCGCGCAACGGCCACAGCGGCTACCAGATCCTCTGGAACCCGGCGGTTGCCGACGAGCTGAAGGAGGCCGCGTGATGAGCCTTCCCATCATCTCCGCGCAGCAGCGCATGGCCGAGCGCAAGGGCGTCAAGCTCCTGATGCTTGGCAAGTCCGGCATCGGCAAGACCACCCGACTCAAAGATCTCGACCCCGCCACCACCTTGTTCCTCGACATCGAGGCCGGTGATCTGGCCGTGGCCGATTGGCCGGGCGACACCATCCGTCCGGCGTCCTGGCCCGAGAGCCGCGACTTCTTCGTGTTCCTCGCGGGCCCGGACAAGTCGCTGCCGCCGGAGTCGGCGTTCTCGCAGGCGCATTTCGCTCACGTCGTCGAGAAGTTCGGTGACCCGGCGCAGCTGGGCCGCTACCAGACCTTCTTTCTCGACTCGATCACCCAGCTGTCGCGCCAGTGTTTCGCGTGGTGCAAGACGCAGCCGGGTGCCGTCAGCGACCGCTCCGGCAAGCCGGATCTGCGTGCGGCCTACGGCCTGCTCGGCCAGGAAATGATCGGCGCGCTGACCCACCTGCAGCACGCACGCGGCAAGAACGTGGTGTTCGTCGCCATCCTCGATGAGCGCCTCGATGACTACAACCGCAAGGTGTTCGTGCCGCAGATAGAGGGCAGCAAGACCAGCCTCGAATTGCCCGGCATCGTCGATGAGGTGGTGACGCTGGCCGAGATCAAGGCCGAGGACGGCAGCGCCTACCGCGCCTTCGTCACCCACACCGTCAACTCCTACGGCTTTCCGGCCAAAGACCGCAGCGGTCGCCTCGACCCGCTCGAACCCCCTGATCTCGGCGCGCTGATCGCCAAGTGCGCGGGCCTCTCCACGCCATCCGGCACGCCCGCCAGCGCCGCCATCCCCGCATCCATCGAATCCAAGGAATAACCACCATGACCACGCAGAACAACTGGAACGACTTCAACGACGCCGAACAACAGCAGTCCGGCTTTGACCTGATCCCCAAGGGCGCAATCGTGCCGGTGCGCATGACCCTCAAGCCTGGCGGTTATGACGACGTCAGCCAAGGCTGGGGCGGCGGCTATGCCACCCAGTCCTTCGACACCGGCTCCGTCTATCTCGCCGCCGAATTCGTGGTCACGGCGGGCGATCACGCCAAACGCAAGATGTGGTCGAACATCGGCCTGCACTCGCAGAAAGGCCCGACCTGGGGCCAGATGGGGCGCACCTTCATTCGCGCCGCGCTCAACAGCGCCCGCAACGTCCATCCGCAGGACAACAGCCCGCAGGCCGCCGCCGCACGCCGTATCCAGGGTTTCCACGAACTGGATGGCTTGGAGTTCCTCGCCCGCGTCGACATTGAGAAGGACGGCAAGGGTCTGGATCGCAACGTGGTCAAGGTCGCCGTCGAGCCCGATCACCCCGACTACGCCAAGTTCATGGGCGTACCGCCCAAGGCCACGGGCGGTGGCAATTCCGGCGCTCCGGCGCAGGTGGCTGCACCGGCCTATCAAGCCCCGGCACCCGCTCCGCAACGCGCACCCGTGACGGGCAAACCGTCGTGGGCGCAGTGAGGGAGGTAATGACAAATGGTCAGGAACCAATTTGCACGGCCGCAGGCCGCCCGCAGGGTGGCGTACAGGGATGTACGCCATGAAATGCTGGGTCTGCAAACGACAGGCACGCGGCTACGGCCACTCGGACGGTCGCTTCAAGACCGCCGACCCGCGCCGCTACGTGCTCGATTGGGTGTTCTGCTCGCGTCGCTGTCAGGACATTTTTCACCAGATGTACGGCAACTGGCAGCGCGCCAAGGACGGGCGCATCGACAGGACGGAGGTCGCCATGATCGATCCATCTGATGTCGAACGGGCCGCCATGCGCCAGTGCCTCAAGGCCTTCGGCGCGGCGGCAGGCGAGATCGGTTTTGCCAAGCCACTGGGCGACTACGCCGAGGCAGAGGCGCTGCGCGTCATCGACGCCATCGTCACCTGCTACACGGAGGCGATGGCCGCGCATCACGAGGCCACCAAGTTCCCGCCCGTGCGGGGCTTGCCGCCCACGCCCGATCCGCTGGCACCCGATGCCGCCAATCCCTTCGTCGATTTCGACGATGACATTCCGTTCTGAGGAGACCGTGATGCTGGATTTCAACTCATCTTCGAGCCTCTCTGGCCAGCTCACCGCGCTGGTCGATGCCGGAATGCAACAAACCCGCGCCCACCAGTCCGAGCGCCAGTACCTCGGGGCCTCGCGCCTCGGGGTGGCTTGCGAGCGTGCACTGCAGTTCGAGTACGCCAAGGCTCCCATCGACCACGGGCGGGATGTGCAGGGCCGGATTCTGCGCATCTTCGAGCGCGGCCATGTGATGGAGGACTGCATGGTCGCGTGGTTGCGGAATGCAGGGTTCGATCTGCGCACCCGCAAACCTGATGGCGAGCAGTTCGGTTTCTCGGTGGCCGATGGCCGCCTGCAGGGACACGTCGATGGCGTCATCGTCGGCGGCCCCGAGAGCTTTGCCTATCCGGCGCTGTGGGAATGCAAATGCTTGGGCAACAAGTCCTGGAGCGATCTGGAGAAAAAGGGACTGGCCATCTCCAAGCCCATCTATGCCGCGCAAGTGGCGATCTACCAAGCCTATCTCGAACTGCACGAGCACCCGGCGATCTTCACGGCGCTCAACGCCGACACGATGGAGATCTACACCGAGCTCGTACCCTTTGACGCGGCGCTGGCCCAGCGCATGTCGGATCGGGCGGCGAAGGTCATCTCGGCCACCGAGGCAGGCGAACTGCTGCCACGCGCCTTCCATGACCCGACCCACTTCGAATGCCGGATGTGCGCGTGGCAAGACCGCTGCTGGAGGACGCAAGCATGACCGATCACTCAACACCGGCCCAAAGCGTCGAGCCGATGATCGACGCCAAGCAGGCAGCGGCCGCGCTGCGCCTGCCGTACTACTGGTTTGCCGACCACGCGATGCGCAGCAAGTACCGCATCCCGCATTACCTGATGGGTGGTCTGGTGCGCTATCGGCTGTCCGAGCTTTCTGCGTGGGCAGCTCGCAGTGCCGCAGTCCAAGGCCGTACTGAATACGAGGTGGATGCTGCCGCCGAGGAGGTCGAATGACACTCGACTTCAACGACATTGCGCCACCGCCCGAGAACAACCGCCGCACCCTCAGCGACGCCGAACGCGAAGCACTGCGCGCCGATTTGCTGGCGTGCCTCGAGTCCGTGCTGTTCACGCTGTTCCCGGCAGGCAAAAAGCGCCGGGGCAAGTTCCTGATCGGCGATGTGCTGGGCAGCCCGGGCGACAGCCTCGAGGTGGTGCTCGACGGCGAGAAGGCAGGCCTGTGGACGGATCGCGCCGATGATTCCGGCGGTGATGTGTACGCGCTGATCGGCAATCACTTCGGCATCGATGTGACCCACGACTTTCCGCGTGTGCTGGACGCCTCCGCCGACCTGCTTGGGCGTGCGCGTTCCGCGCCGGTACGCAAGGGCAAGAAGCAGGCAGCGCCTGTCGATGACCTCGGCCCGGCCACAGCCAAATGGGACTACCTCGACGCCACTGGAAAACTGATCGCCGTCGTGTATCGCTATGACCCGCCCGGGGGCAAGAAGCAGTTCCGCCCATGGGATGCCAAGCGGCACAAGATGGCACCGCCCGATCCGCGTCCGCTGTACAACCAGCCGGGCATGACGAGTAGCGCGCAGGTGGTGCTGGTGGAAGGCGAGAAATGCGCGCAGGCGCTGATCGACTTCGGCGTCACGGCCACCACGGCGATGCACGGCGCGAACGCTCCGGTCGACAAAACCGACTGGTCGCCGCTGTCTGGCAAGGCCGTGCTGATCTGGCCCGACCGTGACAAGCCGGGCTGGGAATACGCAGCGCAGGCGGCGCAGGTCGTGCTGACAGCAGGTGCCAAGTCCTGCCACATCCTGTATCCACCCGAGGATGCCCCGGAGGGCTGGGATGCGGCGGACGCCATTGCCGAAGGCTTCGATGTCGCCACCTTCCTCTCCCACGGCCCGCGTCTGCAAATGCATGACCTGGCCGACACCGATGAACCCGTTGCTGGCAGCGACGAATCCGTCTGGGGCACCGAAGATGCGCTGGCACTGGCCTTCACCCGCCGCTACCACCGCGACTGGCGCTATGTGGCCGCGTGGGGTCGCTGGCTGGTGTGGGACGGGCAGCGCTGGCGCACCGAGGACACCCTGGCGGCGACCGATCTGATCCGCAGCGTCTGCCGCCAGACCGCCGTGCGTGCCGACAACCCCAAGGTCGCCGCCAAACTGGCCAGCTCCGGCACGGTCAGCGGCGTAGAACGGCTGGCACGGGCGGATCGCAGGCACGCGGCCACCACCGACGAATGGGATGCCGATCCGTGGCTGCTCAACACCCCGGGCGGCGTGGTCGATCTCAAGACCGGCAGGCAGCGTCCGCACGAGCGTGCCGACCGGATGACCAAGGTCACCACGGCCACGCCCAGCGGCGAGTGTCCGACCTGGTTGCAGTTCATCGACGAGGTGACGGGCGGCGACCAGGCGCTGCAGGCCTATCTGCAGCGCATGGTCGGCTACGCGCTGACCGGCGCGACGCAGGAGCACGCGCTGTTCTTCCTGTACGGCACGGGTGCAAACGGCAAGTCGGTGTTCGTCAACACGCTGGCCACGATCTTGGGCGACTACGCGACCAACGCGCCGATGGACACCTTCATGGAAACGCGCACCGACCGGCACCCGACCGACATGGCAGGTCTGCGCGGCGCGCGCTTCGTGGCCGCCATCGAAACCGAACAGGGACGGCGCTGGGCGGAATCCAAGGTCAAGAACCTCACCGGCGGCGACAAGATCTCCGCGCGCTTCATGCGCCAGGACTTCTTCGAGTTCTTCCCGCAGTTCAAGTTGTTCGTGGCGGGCAACCACAAGCCCGCCATCCGCAATATCGATGAAGCGATGAAGCGGCGGCTGCACCTGATCCCGTTCACCATCACCGTGCCGCCCGAACGCCGCGACAAGCATCTGCAGCAGAAATTGCTGGCCGAGCGTGACGGCATCCTCGCGTGGGCTGTGCAAGGCTGCCTCGACTGGCAACGCCACGGGCGGCTCGATCCGCCGCAGCGCGTGGTGGAAGCCACCGAGGAATATTTCGAGGCCGAGGACGCGCTGGGCCGCTGGCTGGACGAGCGCTGTGTGCGCGAGGCCAACGCCAAGTCGCTGACCGCCGAGCTGTTCAACGACTGGAAACAGTGGGCCGAGGCCGCCGGTGAGTTCACGGGGTCGCAAAAACGCTTTGCCGATCTGCTGCTCACCCGTGGCTTGGACAAATGGCGCAACGGCATGGGCCTGCGTGGGTTTCAGGGTCTTGGCCTGAAGTACCCGCCAGCACCTGCCTACACCCCTTACGCCGACAACTGAAATGACCGCGTCTGACGGATCGGACGGACTACGTCGTAACTCCTACGCGTGCGCGTGTGCGCGCACCTCATGGGTGGTTTCGATAAGACCCGTCCGATCCGTCAGGCCAGACCAAAACAAGGACTGACACTATGACCACCACCATCCTCGCCCTCGATCTGGGCACCACCACCGGCTGGGCGCTGCAAGGCTGCGACGGCCACATCACCAGCGGCTCGGAGAGCTTCAAACCGCAACGCTTCGAAGGCGGAGGCATGCGCTTCCTGCGCTTCAAACGCTGGCTCACCGAGATCAAGCAGTCCTGCGACGGCATCGACTGCCTGCACTTTGAGGAAGTACGCCGCCACGTCTCGACCGACGCGGCGCACGCCTACGGCGGTTTTTTGGCCACGCTCACCGCGTGGTGCGAGCACCACCAGATCCCGTATCAGGGCGTGCCGGTCGGCACGATCAAGAAGTACGCCACCGGCAAGGGCAATGCCAGCAAGGATGAGATGGTGGCATCCGCCCGCGCCCGTGGTCATGCCCCGGTCGATGACAACGAAGCCGATGCCCTGGCCCTGCTGCACTGGGCCATCGCACAGCACGCATTGGAACGGGAGGTGTGAGATGAAGATCCCGACACCCCAATACCGCTGCCCGCTGGGCAGGTTGCAGCCGGAAGTTCAGGACGTGGATGTCATCAAGCAACGCGGCTGGCGCGACCAGCACATCCTCGTCGTCAATGCTGACGACGAGCGTCTGGACTGGATGGAGCGCGAGTTGGTGCGCCAGATCGGTGAACGCCTCTACGGCAATGGAGGGCGACGCCATGGCTGACCGTCACAACCCTTGGACGATTGAGGGCGTGGCCGCCCGCTTCGAGGAGGCGGCCAGCACCGGACGCCGCCTGCCACCCGTACGCGTGCAGGGCTACTTCAACTGCTGGCCTGCCTTTGTGCGCAAGGAGTGGGAGTCGTTTTCCGCCGACGAGAAGGTTTACCGACCGTTCCCGCCCACGCCGGACGCCATCGACCGGATGCTGGAGACGATGCGCTGGGTGCAATGGCTGGAGGTCGAGCAGCGCCATCTGGTGTGGATGCGCGCCAAGCGCTACGGCTGGCGGGACATCACCATCCGCTTTGCCTGCGACCGCAGCACGGCGTGGCGACGCTGGCAGCGGGCACTGGAGATCGTGGCGACGAACCTCAACGGCGAAGGCGTGCGGCCGCCGTCCAAAAACGTGGGCAATTTAGGGTAATGCTTGCCGCGTTTGTCCTCGCCTTGCCTTGCTTGTCCGTTTCGAGGCCCGGCAGGCATGCAACAAAACAGCCCAGTCGGGGGTAGTATTTCAGCTATCTTCTGGACAGCGGTGACGGCACAGGAAGTGGCCCAAGGCAAAAGGGGTCCTTCCTGGCCAAACTCCCATGCGGGGGGCGCGAGCGCGGCGCTTTTTTTGCGTCAGGCCGCAAAAACAGGTTACCACCCGGCGAGGTTACCGGCCCCGGTTACCACCTCGCAGCGCAGTTACCACCCCATTCCGGTTTCCACCATCGAGCCCGCCCACGGTTTTGCCGTCGGTGGGTTTTGTTTTTGAGGCATCCACTTTGAATACGCTCAACGTCGAGTACCGCAAGGTCGAGGCGCTGATTCCCTACGCCCGCAATCCGCGCACGCATTCCGAGGCGCAGATCGCCAAGATCGCGGCCAGCATCGTCGAGTACGGCTGGACGAACCCGGTGCTGGTGGACGGCGACAGCGGCATCATCGCCGGACACGGGCGTCTGGCCGCTGCCCGCAAGCTGGGACTGGGTCAGGTGCCGGTGATCGAACTGGCGCACCTCACCACCGCCCAGAAGCGCGCGCTGGTGATTGCCGACAACCGGCTGGCGCTCGATGCGGGCTGGGATGAAGAAATGCTGGCGCTCGAGATCGCCGAGTTGTCCGAATCGGGATATGACCTTGCCTTGACTGGCTTCGACGACAGCGAAATCGAGCGCCTGCTCTCCACCAGCCTTGACGACGATACGGCTGCCACCGAAGAATACACCCCGGAAAGCAGCGCAGACGACACCGATGATGTGCCGGACACTCCGGCAGTGCCGGTGTCCCGCCCGGGTGACGTCTGGCAGCTCGGGCAACACCGCCTGATCTGCGGCGACGCCACCGATGCCGCCGTGGTCGCTGCGCTGATGCAGGGTGACACCGCAAGCCTGTGCTTCACCAGTCCGCCCTACGGCAACCAGCGCGACTACACCTCGGGCGGCATCTCCGATTGGGACGCACTGATGCGTGGCGTGTTCGCCAACCTTCCAATGGCCGCCGACGGTCAGGTGTTGGTCAATCTCGGCCTGATCCACCGCGACAACGAAGTCATCCCGTACTGGGACGGCTGGCTGGCGTGGATGCGCAGCCAAGGCTGGCGGCGCTTTGCGTGGTACGTATGGGATCAGGGGCCGGGGATGCCCGGCGACTGGCAGGGTCGCCTCGCGCCCAGCTTCGAGTTCGTTTTCCACTTCAACCGCGAGAGCCGCAAGCCGAACAAGATCGTGCCGTGCAAGCACGCCGGGCAGGAATCGCACTTGCGCGCCGATGGCTCGTCCACCGCGATGCGCGGCAAGGACGGCGAAGTCGGCGGCTGGACGCACAAGGGCCAGCCGACGCAAGACACCCGCATCCCCGACAGCGTGATCCGCGTGATGCGCCACAAGGGCAAGATCGGCCAAGACATCGATCACCCGGCCGTGTTCCCGGTGGCGCTACCGGAGTTCGTGATCGAGGCCTACACCGATGCGGGCGACATCGTGTTCGAACCCTTCGGCGGTAGCGGCACGACGATGCTGGCGGCCGAGCGCACTGGCCGCATCTGCCGCAGCGTGGAGATCGCGCCGCAGTACGTGGATGTCGCCATCAAACGCTTCCAGCAGAACCACCCCGGCGTGCCGGTGACGCTCGCCGCCACCGGTCAGTCCTTCGAGCAGGTTGCCGCCGAGCGCGAATCAGAAAGCGAGGTAGCGGCATGAACTGGCTGGCCGACAAGATCGAGCAGTGGCCGACCGCCAAACTGCTGCCCTATGCCCGCAACGCGCGCACCCACTCGGATGAGCAGGTGGCGCAAATTGCCGCCAGCATCGCCGAGTTCGGTTTCACCAACCCCATCCTTGCGGGCAGCGACGGCATCATCGTTGCGGGCCACGGGCGGCTCGCCGCTGCCCAGAAACTCGGGCTGGAAATCGTGCCGGTGGTCGTGCTCGATCACCTGACACCCACGCAGCGCCGCGCCCTGGTGATCGCCGACAACCGCATTGCTGAGAACGCGGGTTGGGATGAAGCGATACTGCGCATCGAACTGGAAGCCCTGATGGGCGAAGGTTTTGACCTCGACATCACCGGCTTCGACGCCGACGCCCTGGCCGAACTGATCGCGGGCGATGAGCCGGACAACGAGGGGCAGACCGACGAGGATGCGGTTCCCGAGGTCAGCGAGACACCGATCTCGCGTCCGGGCGATGTGTGGATCATGGGCCCGCACCGACTGCTGTGTGGCGACGCCACCGTGGCTGAGAGCTACGACGCGCTGTTGCAAGGCGCGCCGGTGGACATGGTGTTCACCGACCCGCCGTACAACGTGAACTATGCCAACAGCGCGAAAGACAAAATGCGCGGCAAAGATCGCGCGATCTTGAACGACAACTTGGGCGACGGCTTCTACGACTTCCTGCTGGCGGCTCTGACCCAGATGGTGGCGAACTGCCGGGGCGGTATCTACGTGGCGATGTCGTCCAGTGAGCTGGACGTGTTGCAGTCGGCCTTCCGCGCAGCCGGTGGCAAGTGGTCAACGTTCATCATCTGGGCCAAGAACACCTTCACCCTGGGCCGTGCCGATTACCAGCGCCAGTACGAGCCGATTCTGTACGGCTGGCCCGAGGGCGCGCAGCGGCACTGGTGCGGCGACCGCGATCAGGGAGACGTCTGGCAGATCAAGAAACCGCAGAAGAACGACCTGCACCCGACGATGAAGCCGGTGGAGTTGGTCGAGCGGGCGATCCGCAACTCAAGCCGCCCCGGCAACGTGGTGCTCGACCCGTTTGGCGGTTCCGGCACCACACTGATCGCGGCGGAAAAATCAGGTCGCGTGGCGCGGCTGATCGAACTTGATCCGAAGTACGTGGATGTGATCGTGCGCCGGTGGGAGAACTTCACTGGCCAACAGGCTATCCGCGAGGCGGATGACACCTCGTTTGATGTGCTACCAGTTTCAACTTGACAGCTGATTGAAATCAGTACTGCCCGGATTGGTGGGGCAATGTCCCCGGCATCGGTTGCCACGGCTGGTAGCCATTACTCATGGCATGGGTCATGGTATTGGCTACTGTTGTTTGGTGATGGCGCTGGCTTTCAGCCTGTTGAGCATTCCAAGCCATATTTGAATTTGTAATGTTGCTGTGAACCGCTTTATTCAGATCCGTATCATTGGCGTATGCTGCTGTTCGAAATTGGGTATTCAATTCGGCTTCGCGAATTTCCTTCTCAATAAGAGCCTTGTCAGTCGCCGTGTCGTACTGGCTCTTGAGTTCGATCAGCTTTTGATAGGTGGCAAGGAGTTCTTTGTTGTCGATGTTTTTTGACAGTTGATCCTCCAGAAACTGTCGACACTTATCAAAATCTTGGCTGTTCATCTGATGCCTCTCGAATGGGAATGTTTCGGGCGATGTTGGGGCTGTCCATCCACTTTTCAAGATTGCAGCCAAAGCACTGAAATTTGGCCGCCTATCCGCGAAGCGGCAGACCAGGAGGCGTGCGCCAGTTGAATCGCTCGCCGAGTTGCTTGGCCTCTTCCGGCGCGCGTCAAGCTACTTGTCGCCTCTGTCACGCAGCAATCGGCTGAATGTCTCCTCGGCTCACAGCCGTTGTGACCACAGAGTCGCGTTCAGGGTTGAGGGTAACGGCCCGGATGTGCGACCAGTCGCGTGTGCCGCGTGACCAGCGCGCGGGGTTGCGTTCGCGAGCCTGGAGGTAGACCTGGTGCCGAGCCGCAAGGATCGCGACGTCGTGGCCTTCATGGCGCTGTGCCGGGCTGACGTAGCGGATGCCGCTGTGCCTGTGATCGTGGTTGTACCAATGCACGAATTGGCGCGCCCACTCGCGCGCGGCGCACAGATCCGTAAAGCCCTTTTCTGGGAACTCCGGCCGGTACTTCGCCGTGCGGAACAGGCTTTCGACGAAGGCGTTGTCGTCGCTCACGCGGGGCCGTGAGTACGACGGTTTCACGCCCAGCCACCACAGCATGGCCAGCACGGTGGTGGCCTTCAGCGTGGCGCCGTTGTCGCCGTGCAGTACGGGTCGCTCGTCACGCGGCATGGCGTGAATGCCCTCGGCCAGCGCCGTGCGCTGCACGAGCCGCGCAGCGTGGTCCCAGTCGTCGTCCTCGTGCACCTCGAAGCCCACGATCTTGCGGCTGTACACGTCCATGATGAGGTACAGGAAGAACCAGCGTCCGGCGACATCCCTTGGCAGGAACGTCATGTCCCAGCACCACAGCTGTCGCGGCGCGGTGGCCACGTGAGTGGTCGGTGGCCGGCCCTTGCGTGGTGCCTTGGCGCGCCCGCGGTGACTCATTTGCCCCTGCGCACGCAGCACGCGGCGGAAGCTGGACTCGCTGGCGATGTAGACGCCCTCGTCAGCCAGCGTCGGCACGATGCGCGCCGGCGGCAGATCGGCGAAGCGCGGCTCGTTGGCCACGCTGACGATCTGCGCACGTTCGCGATCACTCAGCGCATGGGCTGGCGCCGGCCGCACGGCCTGCGGCCTGCCATCGCCCGATTCCAGGCCTTGGCCGGCCTTCCAGCGCTGCAAGGTACGCGCGCTGATCCCCATGAGTTCGCACGCTGGCTTCAGGCGCGCACCGGCATCGCAAGCCGCTTCGATGTCTCGGGCAATTTCCTGGCGATCTTCGAGGCCGATCATTCGTCCTCGCCCTTGTTCCTGTTGAAGATCGCCTCGGCTTTTTTTGACAGCACCAGCAGCGCCGCCGCCTCGGCCAGGGCCTTGTCCTTGCGGCGTACCTCTCGCTCGAGCTCTTTGATGCGGCGCCGATCCTCCTTGGTCTGCGAGGGGCTGGCACGTACTTGCTCGGGTGCAGCCAGTGCCCGCACCGCGTTGTCTCGCCATTGCTGCAGTTGCTGCGCGTACACGCCGTTCTCGCGGCACCAGGCGCTGCGCGAGGCATCGTCCATCGCCGCGGTCGTGATCACCGCCTCCAGGCGCGCGGCAGCTGTCCACACGCGCTCCTTCGCCGGCCTGGCCAACGACTCAGCGCGCCAGCGCTCCAGCGTGTCCACGCCCACTCCGATCTCGCGCGACACCACCTGCGGTGCGGCGCTCTCCGGCGGCAGCATGCGTGCCACCGCCCGGTCCTTGAATGCTTGTCCGTATCGGGCCAACTTCTTCTCTCATCCGCGCCCCCGTGTCGATGAAACGATGGTGTGCGGGGGGCGGCGCCTTCGGCGCCGCACAGGCTGTGCATTTGTGGACGATGCGCTTCGCGCACCGGCCAGCTTGCCGTGGACAACGCATCCGCGTTGCCCACCGCGCCGGCCTTCGCCCACAAGCTCCACAGCCTCCCACCACCATCAATGAACCAGTCTCACAGCTCTGGTCCTATCGGGGCGACAAGTATTCTGACGCGGGGGGCTTCTTCCTCGGCGATGCGCCGCAGGATTTGCATCGTGGCGAGATCGCGGGGCAACGCCGCGCACATCACGCGCACGGCCTGCTCAATGGAGATGCCTGGACGCCGGTTGGCGATCAGCCAACGCAGCGCCTGCTCCCGTTCGGCGGCAGGCGTTTGCATCAGGCGGCCATCTCGTCGCTGATTTCGCTGTGGATCACAAAGCCCGTCAGGTAAGGCAGGCCGCGCGGGATGCCGTAGTCCTTGCTGGTCTGGCGGCCAATCGTCCAGCCCATCCAGCGGGCGGTGGCGGCGTCGATGGCGTCTTGCAGGGGCTTGCCCTCGAAAAGCCCGTTCTGCACGTCGTCGGCAAAGTGGCGACCGTGGCGGCTGTCGAGGAAGATGCGCACCGAGTCGAGGGGCTGGTGGGTGGCGTTCGAGATCGCGGTCATGGCCAGCGGCCATGCGGCTGCGGCGTGCTCATCCATCGTGCCAAAAAATCCCCAGGCATCGTTCTGGGTGGCTGGGATCTGGTTGGTGGTGTTCATCTTGGGCTCCTTCGGGTTGATCGTTGCGACACCCGTAGTAACGCGCTGGGTGATGGAGAAGCCAAGCTGTTCTTGGCTTCTTTCTCGATCTTTCTTCAGGCGATGCGGTAGACCCGTTCGCCATCCTGCGGCTTGTCCGAAACGATGGTCAGGCCGAGCTTTTTCTTGAAGGCTCCGGCAAAGGTGCCGCGCACTGTGTGCGCCTGCCAGCCGGTAGCCGCGCAGATCTGGTTGATGGTCGCGCCATCGGGGCGTTGCAGCATCCGGATCACGTCGGCCTGCTTGCTGTTCTCGCGGGTGCGCGGCGCGCGTTTGGCCTCTTGCTGCCATTGGGCCTCCGCGTTGCTGATGATCTTGTCCAGTTCCTCCTCGAATGCGGAAGTTGCTTGCGGGATCTCGGGGCGCTTCATGCCCAAGGCGTCGTAACCCTCGGCGGCAACGCGCCAGCCTTCGCCATCGGGCGTGATCAGGGCGCGGTTGAACAGGCCGTCGAGCACCTTTTTGCGTGCGCCTCCTTTGATGTTGTCGGGGAACCAGTCGATCTTGCCTGCGCTGGTATTGATGGCCTTGGCGAGGATGGCGTGCTGGGCCGGGGTCAGGTTAGCGGTGGTCATGAGTTGCTCCTTCGAAGTGGTTGGTGACGATGTGATGAACGCGCTGCTGTGTGGTGAAGCCAAGCGCTTTCTGATCGTGATTGGCGCTTGACTTCGTGGCTTGTGATCAGTCGCGGGCGATGTCCGCTTCCGTGGGCGCAGGCAGCGAAACACCTACTTCGACGCCTGCCTTGAAGGCCGCTTCCAGCGCATCCCGGACGCACCACACCGCCGTGTCGTGGAAGTCCAGGCTGTCGGCGTGGCGGGTTTGCAGGGTGTCGATGCCGAGATGCTTCTGGGCGATCAGGGTGAGGATGGTGTCGATCTGGCTCATGGCGGCTTCCTTTCGGGATGTGGTTGGCGTGACGTGATGAACGCGCTGTTCCCGATGGAAGCCAAGCTAATTGCAGGGAAACGACGAACAAATGATTGAAGAAGGTGACGATGGGACTCTCGATTCGCGCCTACGCGCGCCACCGTGGCGTGTCGCACGTGGCCGTGAAAAAGGCCATCGACACCGGGCGAATTTCCGCACTGCCAGACGGCACGATTGATCCGGAGGCCGCTGACGCGCAGTGGGCGCAAAACACCCTGCAACCGCGCAAGGCCACCACGGCTGAACCGGCCAGCGCCCCGAAGGCGCGTGCGGAACCTGTAGCCGCAGCAAAGTCATCGCCGCAACGCGAAGCACCACAGCGCGAAACGCCGGAGGTGGCCGCACCGCCGCTGTCGGCAGGCGGCACCTCGCTGCTGCAGGCGCGCACGGTCAACGAAGTGCTCAAGGCCCAGCTCAACAAGGTGGAGCTCGCGCATCGCAAGAAGGAATTGGTGGATCGCGCGCAGGCGGTGGCGCACGTATTCAAGCTTGCCCGCATCGAGCGCGATGCCTGGCTGAACTGGCCTGCACGGGTGTCCGGGCAGATGGCATCGACCTTGGGTATCGACGCGCACCAGATGCACGTGGCGCTGGAGACCGCCGTGCGCGAGCACCTGATCGAACTGGGCGAGCTGCGCCCGCGTGTGGATTGATGAAACACATCTCTGTGCTTCACCCTGGCGGGCGCGCTGAAGCGCGCCCAAATTTGTTCCGGACAAATTTGTGACGATGGAAGATTACGAAGGCGCGCAGGAGATCGAACGGGCGTGGCGCGATGGCTTGACGCCCGATCCACTGCTCACCGTATCGGAATGGTCGGATCGGCACCGGATACTGTCTTCCAAGGCGTCCGCCGAGCCGGGGCGCTGGCGCACCAGCCGCACGCCGTACCTCAAAGCCATCATGGACTGCCTGTCTCCGATGTCGCCCATCGAGCGCGTGGTGTTCATGAAAGCCGCGCAGCTCGGCGCGACCGAGATGGGATCGAACTGGATCGGCTACGTCATCCACCACGCGCCCGGGCCGATGATGGCCGTGTGGCCGACGGTGGAAATGGCCAAGCGCAATTCCAAACAGCGCATCGACCCGCTGATCGAGGAATCTGCGGCGCTGGCGGAACTGATCGCCCCGGCGCGCTCGCGCGACTCGGGCAACACCATTCTGGCCAAGGAGTTTCGCGGCGGCGTGCTGGTGATGACCGGCGCGAACAGCGCGGTGGGCCTGCGTTCGATGCCGGTGCGCTACCTGTTCCTCGACGAGGTCGACGGCTATCCGCTGGACGTCGAGGGCGAAGGCGATGCGATCTCGCTGGCCGAGGCGCGCACCCGCACCTTCGCCCGACGCAAGATCTTCATTGTCTCGACGCCGACGATTTCCGGTGCTTCGGCCATCGAGCGCGAATACGAGGCCAGCGACCAGCGCCGCTACTTCGTGCCGTGCCCGCATTGCCAACACCGGCAATGGCTGCGCTTCGAGCAGCTGCGCTGGGACAAGGGCGCACCGGAGACGGCGGCCTACATCTGCAAGGCCTGCGACACGGCGATCTCTGAACACCACAAGACGTGGATGCTCGAAAACGGCGAGTGGCGGGCGATGGCCGAAGGCAAGACGGCTGGCTTTCACCTGTCGTCGCTGTACTCGCCGGTGGGCTGGCGCAGCTGGCGCGAAATTGCCGCTGCGTGGGAGGCCGCCGTCAACAAGGAATCCGGATCGGCGGCCGCCATCAAGACCTTCAAGAACACCGAGCTGGGCGAAACCTGGGTCGAGGAAGGCGAAGCGCCGGACTGGCAGCGCCTCGTCGAGCGGCGCGAGGACTACCGCATCGGCAGCGTGCCTGCCGGTGGCCTGCTGCTGGTCGGCGGGGCCGACGTGCAGAAGGATCGCATCGAGGCCTCGGTCTGGGCCTTCGGGCGTGGCAAGGAATGCTGGCTCATCGAGCACCGTGTGCTGATGGGCGATACCGCGCGGGATGCAGTGTGGAAACGCCTCGCTGAAATGCTTTCCGAATCCTGGACGCACGCCTGCGGCGCGGCGCTGCCGCTGGCACGCTTTGCGCTGGACACCGGCTTTGCCACGCAGGAAGCCTATGCCTTCGTGCGCGCCTGCCGCGACAGCCGGGTGATGGCGGTCAAGGGCGTGGCGCGTGGCGCGGCACTGATCGGCACGCCAACAGCAGTCGATATGACCCAAGGCGGCAAGAAGCTGCGCCGGGGCATCAAGGTGTTCGCGGTGGCGGGCGGCATCGCCAAGTTGGAGTTCTACAACAACCTGCGCAAGAACGCCGACGTCGAGGACGATGGGCTCACGATCCGTTACCCCATCGGCTTCGTCCACCTGCCCAAGATCGACGCCGAGTTCATCCAGCAGCTCTGTGCCGAGCAACTAATCACCCGCCGCGACCGCAACGGCTACCCGGTGCGCGAATGGCAAAAGATGCGTGAGCGCAACGAGGCGCTGGACTGCTACGTCTACGCCCGCGCTGCTGCATCCAGCGCGGGACTGGATCGCTTCGAGGAACGCCATTGGCGGGAACTGGAGCGGCAACTGGGAATGGCCAGTCCGCCAGACCCTGAAATACAAATCGAATCATCCAACGAGGCCACCCCACGAGGTGGCCTCGCTGTTTCTGGCAACCGCAATACAGCTCGGCGCGTCATCAAAAGCCGCTGGCTGTCCTGAAGGAGAAAAGCATGAGTCTGGCTACCCGTATCGAATCACTGGTTATCCGCGTCGCGCAGGAATTCAACGACGTGCGCGCCAAGGCGGGCAACCTCGCCAACCTGAGCACCACCGACAAATCCAGCCTGGTCGCTGCCATCAACGAACTGCAGGCGGCAGTGGCATCAAACGTGATCGACGACGGTCAGGTCGCCACCACCAGCACCTATTCGTCGTCCAAGATCGTCACGCTGCTCGATGCGCTCAAGGCGGAAATCCTCGGAGGCGCGGACGCGGCCTACGACACGCTGGTGGAAATCCAGCAGCTCTTGCAGAACGGCACCAGCGGTCTGGACGCGCTGCTCGCCGCCGTCAACAACCGCGTGCGCTTCGATGCCGCGCAGACGCTGACCGCACCCGAGCAGGCGCAAGCACGCAGCAACATCGGCGCGGTGGCCGGCAGTGACGTCGGCAACACCGACACCGATTTCGTCGCCGTGTTCGAAGGCGCGCTGATCTGATGAGCCTCGCCACCCGCATCAGCGCCTTGGCCAGCCGCATCGGTCTGGAAGTCAAAACCAAGATCGACGCCAGCCACCCCGGCGTGGCCCGGGCGTGGGTGTGCTTCGGCTACGTCGGCTCGCAGATCGAGATCCGCGCCGCGCACAACGTCGCCAGCGTGACACGCACGGCGGCGGGCCGTTACCGCGTGAATTTCGCCAACGCCATGCCCGACGACGGCTACTGCTGGACGGCGCTGGCGCGCAGCAACGTCAACAGCGGCACCCAGCGCATCGCGGTCGTGCGCTCCAGTACCGACCAGAAAACTACCGGCCACGTCGACATCAGCTGCGCCACCACGCTGTCGTCGTTTGCCGATTCCACTGAAATCAACCTCACGGTATTTCGCTGATGGCCTACACCCAAGCACATCTGGACGCGCTGGAAGCCGCGCTCACCAAAGGCGAAAAGCGCGTCACCTTCGGCGACAAGACAGTCGAGTACCGCAGCGTCGATGAACTCCAGGCGGCGATTGCGGCGGTCAAGCGCGACCTGTTCGAGCAGGCGGTGGACACCGGCCTGTGGCCCGGTGCGCCCCGGCAGATCCGTGTCACCACGGGCAAGGGGTTCTGAGATGGCGTGGTACTCCAAAATCCGCAGCCTATTCGGCCAGTCGCCCATCCACGAAGCAGCGGGCCGAGGACGGCGCGCGATGGCGTGGATGCCGGGCAACCCCGGCGCGGTGGCGGCCATGCTCGCCACATCCAACGAGCTGCGCGTCAAATCCCGCGATCTGGTGCGGCGCAATGCGTGGGCCAATGCCGGAATCGAAGCCTTCGTCTCCAACGCGGTCGGCACCGGCATCAAGCCGCAGGCAATGGCCAAGGACGAAGCCTTCCGCGCCGACGTGCAGGCGCTGTGGCGCGACTGGACGGAACAGGCAGACGCCAGCGGGCAGACCGATTTCTACGGCCTGCAGGCACTGGCCGCTCGTGCGATGTGTGAGGGCGGCGAATGCCTGATCCGTCTGCGCCCGCGTCGCCCCGAGGATGGCCTTGTGGTGCCGCTGCAATTGCAACTGCTCGAAGCCGAACACCTGCCGCTGCATCTCAACACGGAGCTGCCCTCGGGCAATGTCGTGCGCTCAGGCATTGAATTCGATTCGATGGGGCGGCGCGTGGCCTACTACCTGTACCGCTCCCATCCCGAGGACGGACACCTTGCCCCGATGTCCGGGCAAGGCGGCATGGACACCGTGCGCATCGATGCGCGGGAAATCATCCATCTCTACCGCGTGCTGCGCCCGGGGCAGATCCGGGGCGAGCCGTGGTTGTCGCGGGCGCTGATCAAGCTCAACGAGCTGGATCAGTACGACGATGCCGAGTTGGTGCGCAAGAAAACCGCCGCGATGTTCGCGGGCTTCATCACGCGCCTGTCGCCCGAGGACAGCCTGCTCGGCGAAGGCAACGCCAACGACGCAGGCATCGCCCTGGCGGGCATGGAGCCTGGCACGCTGCAAGTTCTGGAGCCCGGCGAGGACGTAAAGTTCTCCGATCCTGCCGATGTGGGTGGCAGCTATGGCGAATTCCTGCGCGCGCAGTTTCGTGCGGTTGCCGCCGCCATCGGCGTGACCTACGAGCAGCTGACCGGCGATCTCTCCGGCGTCAACTACTCCTCCATCCGTGCCGGAATGCTGGAGTTTCGTCGCCGCACCGAGGCCATCCAGCACGGCGTGCTGGTGCATCAGCTGTGTCGCCCGATCTGGAATGCCTGGCTCGATCAAGCGGTGCTGTCTGGAGCGCTGGCGGCTCCGGGCTACGCCCGCCGTCGCCGCGAGTACGCCGCCTGCAAATGGATTCCACAGGGCTGGCAGTGGGTCGATCCGGAGAAAGAATTCAAGGCGATGTTGCTGGCCATCCGCGCGGGTCTGATCAGCCGCTCGGAAGCCATTTCGGCCTTCGGCTACGACGCCGAGGACGTCGACCGCGAAATCGCCGCCGACAACCAGCGGGCCGATGACCTCGGCCTGATCTTCGACTCCGATCCGCGCCGCACCTCCAAGGACGGCGGCAGCGCCGAACCCAATTCGCAGGCCACTGACAGCAACCAGTCGTCCGCCTGAAGGAATCCCCATGACCCTGCTACCGCATATGGCGGCGCGCATCTTTGGCGCGCCCTTGCTAATCCATCGCCCAAAACTTGAAGTCATCCTCGCCGTCCTCGGGCCGCGCATCGGCTTGTCGGAAAGCGGCACGCCGATTCCGGTACCGGCCACGCGCAGTCCGCCAACCACAGACGGCGGCATCGCCGTCCTGCCGATCTACGGCACGCTGGTACGGCGCGCCGTGGGGCTGGAAGCGGCCTCCGGCCTGACCAGCTACCAGGAGCTCGCCACGCAGCTCGATGCTGCCATCGCCGATCCGTCGGTGGCCGCCATCGTGCTCGACATCGACAGTCCGGGCGGCGAGTCCGGCGGCGTGTTCGATCTGGCCGACCGTGTGCGCGCCGCTGCGCGGATCAAACCGGTCTGGGCACTGGCCAACGACATGGCGTACTCGGCGGCCTACGCGCTGGGCTCGGCGGCCAACCGCTTCTTTGTCACCCGCACCGGCGGCGTCGGCTCGATTGGCGTCATCGCCATGCACGCCGACCAGTCGGTGCGCGATGCGCAGGACGGTGTCCGCTACACGACGGTGTTTGCCGGAGCGCGCAAGAACGATCTCAACCCGCACGAGCCGATCTCGGACGAGGCCCACGCCTTTCTCAAAAGTGAGGTGGATCGCATCTACAGCCTGTTCGTCGACACCGTGGCCAGCCATCGCGGCCTGACAGGCGACGCAGTACGCGCCACCGAAGCGGGCGTGTTCTTCGGGCAGGACGCCGTCGCGGCAGGCCTTGCCGATGCAGTCGGCACCTTCGATGACCTGCTGGCCGAACTCACCGCTGCACTTTCACCTCCTCCGGCGCTCGCGGCTGCGGCGCTGGCCTCACTTCACTCACCACGACTGGAGCATTTCATGAATGAACCTGAAACCACTGCTGACCCTGGGGTTGGCGCTGATCCTGATCGCGTTGCTAACGCGACCCCGCCGAGGACCATCGAGGACGCGCAGGAAATCGCCGAACTTTGTGCGCTGGCGGGTTGCCCTGAACGCATCGCCGGATTTCTCGCGGCGCGCACCTCGGCAGTCGCTGTGCGCGGCCACTTGCTGGCCGTCCGCGCCACCGGACAGGAGATCAACAGCCTGATCACCCCGAGCGCGGCCACCACGGCCACGCAATCCCTCAACGACAACCCCTTGGTGCAGGCGGCCCGTGCCCGCGCCGGACAGGAGAAGTGACATGCCCGTCATCACCGAAGGCAAGAACCTTGGCGATCTTCTGAAGTACGAAGCGCCCAATCTCTACTCGCGCGATCAGGTCACCGTCGGCGCAGGCCAGAACCTGCCGCTGGGCACGGTCGTCGGCCTTGTGACCGCCACCGCCAAGCTCAAGCAGATCGATCCGTCGGCCACCGATGGTAGCCAGTACGCCGCAGGCGTGCTGATGCAGTCCGTCGACGCCACGCTGATCGACCGTGAGGACGGACTGATGCTGGCCCGCCACGCCATCGTCGCCGATCACGCCCTGGCGTGGCCCGCCGCCATCACTGCCGCTGAGAAGCAGGCGGTTGTCGAGCAGCTCAAGAGCCTCGGCATCCTCGTTCGCAAAGGAGTCTGACCATGAACAACGTTTTCGAGAATCCCGCGTTCTCGATGTCGTCGCTGACCGCTGCCATCAACATCCTGCCCAACAACTATGGGCTGATGGAGAGCATGGGCCTGTTTCCGCCCAAGCCGGTGCGCTTTCGCTCGGTGGCCGTCGAAGAAAAAAACGGCATCCTGACCCTGCTGCCGACGATGCCGGTGGGCTCGCCCGGTACGGTCGGCGTGCGCGGCAAGCGCAAGCTGCGCTCCTTCACTATTCCGCACATCCCGCACGACGACGTGGTGCTGCCAGACGAAGTGCAAGGCATTCGCGCCTTCGGTTCGGAAACCGAGGTGCAGACCGTGGCCTCGGTGATGGCCGAGCACCTACAAACGATGCGCAACAAGCACGCCATCACGCTGGAGCATCTGCGCATCGGCGCGCTCAAGGGCATCATTCTCGATGCCGATGGCTCCGAGCTCTACAACCTGTTCGACCTGTTCGAGATCACGCCGAAGGTGGTCAATTTCCAGCTGAATGCTGCGGGCACCGACATCAAGAAGAAGTGTCTCGACCTCAAGCGCTATCTGGAGAAAAACCTCAAGGGCGAGCGGATGACGGGCGTCCACTGTCTGGTGTCGTCGGATTTCTTCGACGCCTTCACCAGCCACGAGAAGGTCGTCGAGGCCTACCAGCGCTGGCAGGACAGCTTCGCCCTGCGCTCCGACATGCGTTCGGGCTTCACGTTTTGCGGCATCACCTTCGAGGAATACGCAGGCGAAGCCAGCGATGGCGACGGCAACGTGCGCCCCTTCATCGAGGATGGCGAAGGCCACGCCTTCCCGTTGGGCACGGTGGACACCTTTGCCACGTACTTCGCTCCGGCGGACTTCAACGAAACGGCAAACACGCTGGGTCAGCCGCTGTACGCCAAGCAGGAGCCGCGCAAGTTCGACCGGGGCACCGACATTCACACCCAGTCCAACCCGCTGCCGATGTGCCACCGACCTGCGGTGCTGGTGAAGGTATTGGCATCCTGATGCTGGCCGTCGAGCTGCTCTACGAAGCCGCGCGCAACGCCGGGCTGCTCACTGCCGTCACGGTGGCGGGTGGCTCAGTGGTGCATTGCGGCTTTCGCGCCCCGGACGAAACCGTGCTCGATGGTTTCGCGCTGTCACGCGATTACCAGCTCGACTATCCGGCGGCGTGGCTGACGCTGGCCGCTGGCGACACGGTCGATGTGGCAGGCATCAGCTATCAGGTGCGCGATGTGCGCGCCATCGGCGACGGCTCCGAGCGTCGCGCCTTTCTCTCCAAACTCTGAGGAACGTTCCATGAACTCCGTCCGCGAGCGCGTCTTGCGGGAGATCGTCACGCGCCTGTCATCCGCCATTGCACCGACCCCGGTGCTGCGGATGCCTGCGGTGCCGGTCACCCGCGAGGCCAGTCACGCGCTGCTGCTGTTTGTCGATGGCGACAGCATCACCGCCCACGCCAACCACCTGGTCGACCGGCAGCTGTCTGTCCGGCTCGCTGTGGTGGCACGCGGTGCGGATGCCTTCGACGTTGCCGACCGGGCGCTGGTGGCGGCGCACGCGGCCTTATTGGCCAACCCGAATCTCTCCGGGCTGGCCATCGCCGTGCGCGAGATCGACTGCGAATGGGAGTTCGACGACGCCGACGCCGGGGCCGTGATGCTGCCCGCCCGTTACGAAATCCGCTACCGCACCCACGCCATCGATCTCACCCAAACAGGATGAATCTGAAATGCACATCGAACTGCTCAAACCCCACACCCACGCGGGAAAGCGCCACGCCTTGGGCGACCGCCTTGAACTCGCGGAGGCCAGCGCCCGCTGGCTGATCACGCAAAGCGTGGCCAAGGCCGCCACGCCTATCACCGATTCCAAACCCACTCGCCGCGATGCCACGTCCGGCACCACCCAAGGAGACTGACCATGGCTTATTTCTCTGGACAAGGCCGCGTCTATATCGGCGCGCGCGACATCGATGGCAACCCGGCAGGTCTGACCTTTGTCGGCAACGTGCCCGAGCTCAAAGTCTCGCTGTCGGTGGACACCATCGAGCACCAGGAGGCGCAGTCCGGCCAGCGCCTGACCGACCTGCAACTGATCAAGACCAAGAAAGGCGAGTTCGCCTGCACGCTGGAAGAACTGATCGCCACCAATCTGGCGCTGGCGCTCTACGGCAGCACCACCACCATCACCCCCGGCACGGTCACCGGCGAGCTGCTGCCCAACCCGGTGACGCCGGGCAGCCTGTATCCGCTGGCGATGCAGAACGTCTCCGCCGTGCAGATCCACGACTCCGATGCCACGCCCAAGCTGCTGCCTGCCGGGCAATACAGCGTCAACGCAAAACACGGCTCGCTGGTGATTCAGGATGCCAGCACCGGCGGCCCCTACACCGAACCCTTCACGGTGGACTATGCCTACGGCGCGGCGCAAAGCACGGCGATGTTCACCCAACCGCTGCCCGAACGCTGGATTCGTTTCGAGGGACTCAACACTGCTGACGGCAATCGCGAGGTGGTGATTGACCTCTACCGCGTGGCGATCAACCCGGCCAAGGAGCTGTCGATCATCACCGATGAACTCTTGAAGTTCGAACTGTCGGGCCAAGTGCTCGCCGACCTGACCAAGCCGGTCGGCGGTGATCTCGGCCAATTTGGTCGTCTGGTGCTGCTGTGAGGGTGGAAGCCATGAGCGACTTCAATACCTTTCCGCCCACGCCCGTGGTGGTGAATCTGGCCAGCGGCACGCTGGAACTCACCCCGGTGCGTCTGGGTGAGCTGCCGCGTCTGCTGGCCATCGTGCGTCCGCTGGCCGATGCCTTGAACGCGGAACCGGACTGGCTGGCGCTGTTTGGCCAGCACGGCGAAGCGCTGCTGGAACTGCTGACGCTGACCACCCGGCGCGAGCGGGCGTGGATCAACGATCTGCCGCTGGACGATGCGGTGCAGCTGGCCGCTGCCGTGTTCGAGGTGAACGCGGATTTTTTCGTGGGCCGGGTGGTGCCGGGCATCCAGCGTTCGGCGGACAAGCTGGCCCCGCTGATCCGCAACCTTGGGACAGCGCCGTCACCCGCCTGATCCGCGCCGGTCACGGCCTGCACGCAGTGCTGGGCTACACGCTGGCGCAGGCCGTGGCCTTTCTGGATCTCGAAGGCCAACTGGAACGCCAGCGTCTGGCGCAACTCTTGGGCGTGGTCGCCGTTGCCGCCCAAGGCGAAAAACGATCCATCGAACAACTGCAACGCGATCTGCTGAAGGACTGAAACCATGCGTTTGTCGCTGACCACCGCCGGCTTGCTCGACCCGCGCCAGTTGGCTGCGTGGAGCAGCGAACGCCGCCGCGCCGTCCACACCGCCGTCACCCGGGGCATGAAAACAGGCGGCCGCGAGGTGCGGGACTCCGCCCGCGCCGAGATGCGCAGCGCCTTCGACGTCAAACGCGCGAGCTTCGTCTCCTCGATGGGCATCAAGGTATTCGACAAGAAAGCCAACGAGCTGCCTGCCTTGTGGGTGGGCAGCAAGATCCCCTGGCTGGGCCTGCACGAACAAGGCGGCAGCGTGAGCGGCAATCTGCTGATTCCGCTGCTGCCCGGTCGCATCGGTCCCAAGCGCTTCAAGGCGGTCATCGACGGCCTGATGCGCTCGGGCAATGCCTTCTTCATCGAGAAAAACGGTCGCGTGCTGCTGATGGCCGAGAACATCTCGGAGAACAGCCGCCAGCTGACCCGCTTCAAACGCGCCGAGCGGGCGCGCACCGGCGCAAAACAGATCAAGCGTGGCCAGGAAATTCCCATCGCCGTGCTGGTCAAGCGCGTCGATCTCAAGCGCCGCCTCAATCTGGCCGGTGGCGTGCAGCGCGCACTGCCTGCCTTGGCGCGGGCGATTCAACAGGAACTGGACAAGGTCTGATGGCAAGCAATCGTGCGCAAATCCTCATCAGCGCTGTCGATCAGACCAAGACGGCGTTTGATTCGATCAAACGCGGACTGGGTGGACTCACTGACACCGCCAAGAGCGTCAATGGTCTGCTCGCCAATCTCGGCGTGGGCGTGTCGCTAGCGGGGCTGACCGCGCTGGTCAAATCGGCCATCGATACCGGCGATGCGCTCGATGAGATGTCGCAGCGCGTCGGCATCAGCGTCGAAACCCTGTCGGTGTGGCGGCCCGCCGCCGAGCAATCCGGCGTGTCGGGCGAGTCCTTCGAGAAGGGCCTGCGCAAACTCTCGACCACGATGTTGGAAGCCGCGACCGGCTCGGAGGAGGCCGCGCGCAATTTCGCGGCGGTGGGCGTGGCCTTCAAGAACCAGGACGGCATGCTGCGCGGCACCGATCAGGTTCTGCTGGATCTGGCCGAGCGTTTCAAGGCCATGCCCGATGGCGCGCAAAAAACAGCGCTGGCGGTGCAACTGTTCGGCAAGGCCGGTGCCGAGCTGATCCCGTTTTTGAATCAGGGGCGCGACGGCATCGAGGAACTGTCCGCCGAGATGCAGGCGCTGGGCGTGCAGATGAGCGGCGAAACCGCCGCCCAAGCCGGTGAGTTCAACGACGCGCTCGACAAGCTCAAACTCGCCAGCACCAGCATCGGCAACCAGATCATCGCGTCCCTGCTGCCCGCGCTGAACGATATGGCCGGTGGCATGGTCGAGTCGGCCAAGGAAGGCGGCACGCTGCGGGTGATTCTCGATGGCGTGGTGCTGGTGCTCAAGACCCTGGCGCTGGGCGCTGCCACCGTCGGCAAGGCCTTCGTCGCCTTGGGCGAGGCCATCGGCGCGGGCGTGGGGGCGGCGGTTGAAGCGCTCAAGGGCAATACCGCCGGGGCCAAGGCGATCATCGCCGATCTGAAAGGCAGCCTGATCAAACGGCTCGACGAGCTGGCCGAGTTCCGCGACAGCCTGTTCGATCCCAAGCCCATCGAGGTCAAAGCGCCGAGGATTCAGGCCGATCCGGAGCTGCTGCAGCGCATGACCCGGCCACGCGCAGCTCCCGACACCCGAGGCGCGCAAACCTCATTGATCAAAGCGCAGCTGGATGCGGAACTGGCCCTGCTCAAAGACGCGCTGACCCGGCAACAGACGGCGCTGGACGCGGCACTGGAAGACCGCCTGATCTCGGTGCGCGACTACTACGCGCAAAAAACCGCGCTGGAGCAGCGCGAGCTCGATGCCGAGATCGCCCGCAAGCAGCAGGAACTGGCCCGGAGCCAGCAGATGGCCGTCGGAGGCAAGAGCGAGAACGAGCGCCTCAAAGCTAAAGCGGAGGTCGCCAAGGCGGAAGCCGAGCTGATCGTGCTCAACAATCGGCGCAGCGACATCGAGCAGGCCAATGCCCGCAAAGCCGCGCAGGCCGAACGGGAACTGGCCGATGCCCTGGCGCAGGCGCGTGAGGAACTGGCGCAGATCACCGGCACGGCGACCGATGCCGACCGGCAGGCGGCCATTGCCCGCAGCTACCGCGATCTGCGCTCGCGCCTCGCAGCGGAAAGCTATGCAGACGGCGTGGCGCTGGTGGATCGGCTGATCGACGTCAAAGCCGCGCAGGCCAATCTCACCGCACTGGAAGCGGCGTGGCGGCAGGTCAGTGAACGCCTGCGCAACGCGCAGGAAGCCATCGGCATCCAGCAGCAGGCGGGACTGCTCTCAGAGGCGCAGGCGCGCCAGCAGATCGTCACCCTGCAACAGCAGTCGGCTACCGAAATGCAGCACCTTCTGCCTGCGATGCAGCAGGCGGCAGTGGCCATCGGCCCGGATGCGGTGCTGCGCGTGCAGGCGTGGCAGAACGAGCTGGCGCGCACGCGGCTGGTCGTCGATGAGATGGCCCCGCTGTGGAACCGGCTGGGCGAGAGTTTCGGCAGCGCCTTGAACGGCATGATCACCGGCGCGCAGACCTGGCGCAGCGCGCTGTCCACGCTGTTCCGGCAAGTGGCCGATGCCTTCCTGCAGCAGATGGTGATCCAGCCCTTCCAGCAGTGGATCGCCATGCAGGCGCGGATGCTGGCCTTGAAGCTCGGTTTCATCCAGCAGGAACAAGTGGCTGATGCGGCGGCCAGCACCACCAAACTGGCGCAGAAATCGGCAGAAACCACCGCCGTGGTGTCGATGGACGCCGCCAAGGCCGGGGCCGGGGCAGCGGCCTCGCAGGCGTCGATTCCCTACATCGGCCCGGGGCTGGCGATTGCCGCGATGGTGGCGATGGTCGCTGCCGTGATGGCGCTGCTCGGCAATGTGAAGAAATTTGCCACCGGTGGCTTGGTCGTGGGCGCAGGTACGGCCACCAGCGACTCGATCCCGGCGCGCCTGTCCGCAGGCGAATACGTGGTGCGTGCCGCTGCCGTGCGGCAAGTGGGCGTGGCCTTTCTTGATTCGCTCAATGGTCTGTCGGTAGGCCCGCGCTTCAAAGGCGGCGAGCTGGCCTTTGCCGCTGGCGGCTTGGTGCCCGAAGTGAAGGTGCCGCCCGCGCAGCCGCAGGTCGATCAGTCGGTGCGCATCGTCAACGCCATCGACCCTGGCGTCACCCACGACCACCTGCAAACGCCCGCTGGCGAGCGGGTCATCGTCAACATCATCGGGCGCAACGCGCGGGCGATCCGCTCGGCGCTCCAGGGGTAATTGTTATGGCACTGCTATTTATCGACGGCTTCGACCACTACGACCCGCAGGCGCTGGACGACTTCGGCCAGCCGTGGCTGGCGCGCGGCAAGGCGGCCTACCTCTCGCCACAGGCCACCCGCGTGCCGGGGCGGCGGCCTTCCTCCTTCGCGCTGCGCCTGCCCGAAGGCTCGGGCGGCGGTTATGTGAAGAATCTGGACGCCACCAAGACCAGCCTGATCGTAGGCGCATCGATCCGCCTCGTACCCTATGAGAACACCGGTATCGAGCCCTTGCTGCTGGGCGTGCGCGATACCAGTGCGCAGATCGCGCATCTGGTGAAGATTGGTGAGGACGGTAGGCTCAAACTCTACCGCTGGCAGTACGGCAGTAAAGATCTGATCAGCACCTCAGTGGCCACCGCCCCGGCGCGGGGCTGGCACTACGTCGAACTGCAGGTCACGCAGGGCAGCGGCAATGGCGTGCTGTCGGTGCACCTGAACGGCGTGCTCGCCATTCAGATGAACGCGCAGGACACCATCCGGGGTGGCGGCCCGCTGCTCACCGCCTTCATCGGCGCGATTCCGGGCCAGTCCTGCCCGCTGACGCTGGATGTGGATGACTTCTACATCGCGGATACCTCCGGCAGCATCAACAACACCTTTCTGGGCGATGTGCGCGTCGACACGCTCAAGGCGCAGGCCGATGGCAGCCTCAACCAGTGGACGGTGACGCCTTCGGGCACCGCCGCGTGGGAGGCGGTCAGCGACGAGGACGAAAGCACCTGGATCAGCGCGCCCAGCATCGGACTGCGCCAGAGCTTCGATGTCGCACCTTTGCCGGTGATGGCCACGCCCGCGATCTTCGGTGTGCAACTGACGATGCTGGCGCGCAAGACCGATGCCGGTCTGGGCAAGGTCAAAGGGCTGGTGGTCAGCGGCGCGCAGATCGCCGTCAGCCCCGAAGTCATCCTGCAGGAACAGCAAGCCTGGCAATGCGCGCTGTTCGAGCGCAACCCGAACGGCAATGTGCAGTGGACGGAGGCCGCCTTCAACGCCGCCGAGTTTGGGGTGGAGTCGGCATGACCAGTCCGGTGGTTGCGCAAGTTGTTGTTGAAGCCAGCAGCCAGCCCGCGCCGGGCAGCGAAGCCGCGAGCGTTCGCAGTGAAGTGCTGTCGCGCGCAGCTGCGGGCAGTCTTGCCGCCACGTTCACGCCGGAAATCGCCTCTGCGCCGTGGCCACCGAATCTCGCCACGAATTGGCTGGTGGAGTCGCTGGCCAAGCCCTGGCCGCCTCTGGTGGGGCCGGTGTTCGTGGTCGAGGTCTTGCGCCGGGATACGGCGTCCGCCGCCATCGTCGCCACTGGCATGGATGCCTTTGGCGATACGCCGTGGCCGGACGCGCAACGCGGCGTATTCGCCTTCCGCCACGACTGGGCCGAAGCCTTGGTGGAACGGCTGGAGTGGCAGACCAGCGTGGTGCGACTGGCCAGCGGTAATGAATCGCGCCACGCCCGCCGCGAAGTGCCCCGGCGCTCGCTGACCTATCAGGTCGGCAATGCCCGTGCGAGCGATGCACTGCTGGCCGACTGGCTGGCCGATCATCTGGGCAAGGCGGCGTGGTGGCCGCTGCCGCAGTACGCCGTGCCGCTCACCGGGCCTGCCGAAGCGGAGGCTCTGGCGCTTGATGTGCTGAACGCCGATGAGCGCCACTTCGTCCCGGCCAGCGTCGATCTGCGGCTGACCTGGGAGGGCGTCGAGGGCTGGCAAGGTGAAGCACTGTGGGCACTGCTCATTGCCCCCGATGGCTGGCAACAGGTGCAGTTGAGCCACATCGAGCCCGATGGGCTGTGGCTGACCGAACCTCTGGCGCGCCGTGTGCCGCTGGGTAGCAAGGTGTTGCCGCTGGTGTGGGGCCGCGCCGTCGATCCGGCGGAACTGAGCCAGTGGGTTCCGGGCATGGTCGGCGGCAGCGTGGTGGCTCAGCTTGAACCCGCACCGCCGCCCGATGCCGATCTGCTTGATGATCCGTGGCTGGACGATCTGCCGGTCTGGCCCGATGGCAACTGGCGCGACGATCCTGCGGCTGCGGTACCAGCCGTCATCACCCGGCGGGATTTCTCACCGGCAAATCCGTGGCTGCGCCGCGACGATCCGTGGCCGACCACCACCTTTCAGCGCCGCTACCTCGCCAGCAATCTGGACGAAATCGAGATCTGGCGTGCGCGGCTGTGGCAGACCCAAGGGCGTCTGAATGCCTTCTGGCTGCCCGATGGGCTGGCTCCGATCCTGTGGGTGACGGCAGACGCCTATCCCGAGGACGGCTTCTTGCGCGTCACCGGCGATGAGGTCACCGCCTTCTGGCATCGGCCTGCCGCCTGCCAGATCGTGCATCCCGATGGCTACACGCAGCACGCACTGACCGCCACCTGTCATCTGGACGCTGGCGCGGTGCTGGTGTTGCGCTCCGGGCTTGATGAGCCGGTGCCAGTCGGCAGCCGGGTGATTCGTCTGGCGCGCTGCCGCCTCGACCACGACGCCGTCGATCTGTACTGGCACAGCCCTGAGTTGATGGAAATTTCTCTCACTGCGCGCCAGCTGCCCGAACCACGCGGCAACGACCGCATCGTTTACGAGCCTTCCTGACCATGAGCCAGAATCCTTTGCAGGAGGTGGAGCTATACGCCTTCACCAGCAACAGCGCGCAGTTCCGGCTGACGCCGCACGAGTTCGATGTCGATCTGGATGGCGAGCACTACCTGAGCCTGTCGATCCAGCGCAACGAACTGGCGCTTGGTGCCGAGGCCGCCAAGTCTGCTCTGGAACTGAAATTGCCGCCCGACTGCGCGCTGGTGCGCCATCTGCTGGCCGCGTCACTCACAGGTGACACCACCTCGGTGGCACTGCGCATCGCCCGCAAGAGCGACTGGGGCGGCGACTGGTGGATCTCCGGCACGCGCTGGCTGGGCCGAGTGTTGGGCGTGGAAATCGCTGAGGACGTGGCACGCATTCGCTGCGAATCGGCGCAGGTCAGCCTCAAACGCATCGGCCTGCGTCGCCTCTACAGCCGCCAGTGCTCGCACGTGCTGTATTCGGCGGCCTGCGGGGCGACGCCGATCTCGGCCAGTGCCTTTGTCAGCAACCTCTATGGCCGCCGCGTAGAACTGGACGGCGGCGTGCCGGGCAGCGTCAGCGGCGGTCTGACCGGTGGCTGGCTGCAAACGCCCGATGGCATGCGTCACATGATCATTGGCGAGGACGGCAACAACGTGGAGCTGCTTTACCCGGTGGCCATAGCCCCCGGCACCGAAGTGCTGCTGACGGTTGGTTGCGACCACAGCACGGCCACCTGCCAATCGCGCTTCAACAACCTCGACAACTACGGCGGTTTCCCCGCCATCCCGAGCAAGAACCCGTTCTCGACCGGCGTGTTCTGAATCTTTCTGGAGAACGTCCATGTGGTACCTCGTCGTCATCGTGGTGGCGGCGCTGGTGTCGGTCGCGCTCGCGCCGAAACCGCCCGAACCCAAACCCGCGTCGCTCTCCGATGTGGACGCACCTACCGCCGAAGAAGGCCGACCGATTCCGGTGGTGTTCGGCACCGTGCTGCTGCGCGGGGCCAACGTGGTCTGGTACGGCGATCTGGCCGCCGACCCGATCCGCAAGAAAGGCGGCAAGAAATGAGCGATCTCATCGTCACCATCGCCCATGTGCGCGCCGCAGGCCTGTGCGTCAACGGCTCGCGCGTGTGGTTTGTGCGGCACGGTTTGGACTTCCGCGCCTTCCTGCGCGAAGGGCTGGATGCGCAAACGCTGCTGGCCACCGGCGATGCGATGGCGCAGCGCGTCGTGGACTGTGCCCGCCAACAACGCAATGAGCAGGAGCACACCTGATGGGCGGCAGCAAGAAAAAACAGACCGTCGGCTACCGCTACCGCATGGGCCTGCATCTGGTGCTGTGCCAAGGGCCGGTCGATGCCGTGCAGGAAATCCAGATGGGCGAGCGCACCGCGTGGGGTGATGCCAACCGCGCGCCGCTGTCCAGCGGCCACGGCCTCGGGAGTCTGTCCATCAACGAGCCCACGCTGTTTGGTGGCGACGAACGCGAAGGCGGCGTGGTTGGCAATATCGACGTGCTCTCGGGCCACGCCAGCCAAGGCCGCAACGACTACCTGATGGCGCGGCTGGGCGCGGCCATTCCGGCCTTCAGGGGCGTGCTATCACTGGTGGCGCGGCAAATCCTGTTCGCCGCCAACAACCCTTATCTGAAACCGTGGGCGGTGCGCGTGCGCCGCTTCACCGCCGGTTGGTTCGATGCGCCGTGGATGCAGTGGAATGCCGAAGTCACGACGTGGGATGACAACACGGGCCAGCAAATCAGCGTGGGCATGAACCCGGCGCACATCCTGGTGCAGTGCCTCACCGACCCGCACTGGGGCATGGGTTATCCGCAGGATTCGATTGGCGACAGCTTCTGGGATGCGGCATGGAAACTGTCGGACGAAGGCTTCGGCCTGAACCTGATCTGGACGCGCCAGCAGGCCATCGAGAGCTTCATCGCGCAGGTGCTCGACCACGTCGGCGGCATCCTCTACACCGACCCAGAGCAGGGCCGCTTCGAGCTGAAGCTGCTGCGCGACGACTACTGGGTGGACGAGCTGCCTCAGCTCGGCCCCGATCAGATCGTGCGGCTGGAGCGTTTTGAGCGCGCCCAGTGGGGCGAACTGCCCAACGAGCTGACGGTGGTCTACACCGACTGGCAGACCGGCAACGAGGCCACCGTCACCGTCGAAAACCTCGCCGCCATCCAGTTGCAGGGCGGCGTGATCAACCAGCGCCGCGACTATCCGGGCGTCAACTACGGGCCGCTGGCCGCACGGCTGGCGCTGCGCGATCTGCGCGCCTTGGGCTCGCCCTTGGCGCGCATGAGCCTCACCGTCGCGCCAGACACGCTGGAGGAAGCACCGCTCCCGGGCGATGTGTTCCTGCTCAACTGGCCGCGTCTGGGCATCGACCAGATGATCGTGCGCGTGACCGGCATCGACACCGGCACGCTGGGCGCGGGGCAGTGGCGCATCGAGGCGATGGAGGATGTGTTTGGCCTCGACAACGCCGTGCTCACGCCACCGCCACCGATCATCGAAGAACCCACGCTGGAACCACTGCCGCCCGCCCTGGTGCTGGCGGTGGAGATTCCATACTGGGAACTGGCACGCAGCCTGTCACGCGCCGAGCTGGATTACCTGACCGATACCGATGCGGCCATTGGCGCACTGGCCGCTGCGGGTGGTAGCGGGCAACTCAACTGGCGGCTCGCCACCGGCGCTGCAGCGGGCGATGTGGCGGCCGTAGCCAGCGAGGATTACGCGCCGCTGCTCACCCTCGATGCCGACTTGGTCGCCAGCGAAGCCGATGCACTGAATCTGCCGGTGACCGCGATCAGCCAGCCCGAGCGATTGAGTGTGGGCGACTATGCCTATCTGATCGATGGCGCGGGCGAGATCCGTGAGGCCGTTGCCGTGCTGGCCTTCGATGCCGCCAACGCCAGCATCGATCTGGCGCGCGGCGTGCTCGACACCACACCACAAGTGCATCCATCCGGCGTGCGGCTGATCGGTGTCGGGGAATGGCTGGCCAGCGAAGGGACGGAACGTGCGCCGGGCGAGTCGGTGTTTGTGGCCGCGATCCCGCGCACCGCCACCGCACAGGGCGACGCGGAACTGGCCGCCAATGGCCAGCCGTTTCAGCTCACAGGCCGACAGGCCTTGCCATACCCACCCGGGCGCATCCGGCTCAATGGCCAGACCGAGCCTGCCGTGGTGGCTGGCGATCTCTCCGTGACGTGGGCGCACCGCGACCGCATCCAGCAGACGGCCTACCTCGTGCAGCAGGGCGACGGCGATATCGGCCCCGAGCCGGGCACCACCTACACGCTGCGCATCCGTGATCGCAACGACACGCTGGTGCATACCGAAACCGGCCTCACCGGCGCGAATTTCGTCTGGGATGTGTCCTCCGCCGCCAGCGAGGCCGGGGCGCAGGGCGACCGCATCAGCATGGAAATCATCGCCGTGCGTGACGGACTGGGAAGCTGGCAGCCGCAGCTGCGTCACGTCGAACGCGCGGGCTACGGCCTGCATTACGGCAACTACTACGGAGGAATCTGATGGCAAGCATCGACCCGAACCTCGGGCTCACTTACGGCTGGACGCTGGGCGAATCCGGCTGGGGCAGCGGCATGGACGCCAACCTGAAGCGCTTGGGCGCAACCGTCGGCCTGTCCGTCAAAGACCGCGACCTGACCACGCCACCGGCCAGTCCCGCCAACGGCGACCGCTACATCGTGCCTGCTGCCGCCACCGGCGCGTGGGCAGGCAAAGCCAACCAGATCGCCGTGCGCATCGCAGGCGCTTGGGAATTCCACGCGCCGCAAGTCGGCTGGCTTTGCTACCTCGAGGACGAGGCCAAGCTCACCGTATTCAAGGCCACCGGCTGGAGCGCAGGCCTCGCCATCTGATTTCCACACACCCCACCACCAGAACCCGCCCACGAGGCGGGTTCGTCGTTTTTGGAGACTGCCATGACCGAAGAAAAACAACCCGCCGCACTGGTCGAGAACATGCTGCTTCTGCGCAAAGAGGACTTCGACGAACTGCTGGCCCACGCCGCCGAGCGCGGGGCCGAGCGCGTGCTGGCTCACCTTGGGCTGGAAAACGGCCACGCCGCGAAGGACATCCGCGAGCTGCGCGACCTGCTGGAAGCCTGGCGCGATGCCCGTCGCACGGCGTGGCAGACCACCGTCAAGGTCATCACCACCGGCATCCTGGCCGCGCTGCTGGTGGGGGCCGCTATCAAGTTGAAGCTGATGGGAGGCGCTCCATGACCACCGCCCGCAAACTCTGCCTGCTCGACGACTGGCGAAAGATCGCGCGCCGCGCCTGGAGTGTCCGCCTGTCTATCGTCGCCGCCATCTTCACGGCGGCGGAAGTGGTGGTGCCGCTGTTCGGCGACGTGCTGCCGCGTGGCGTGTTCGTGCTGTTGGCCTTCAGCGCCAGCATCGGCGCGGCCATTGCGCGATTGGTCGCGCAGCCGGAGATGCATCGATGATACGCCCGCCGCAACGCCGGACGGTGGCCGCGCTCACGCTGTCCGCTGCAGCCCTGGTGGGCATCGTGCTGCACGAGGGCTACACCGACCGCGCAGTGATTCCGGTCAAGGGCGATGTGCCGACCATCGGGTTCGGTACTACATCGGGCGTGAAGATCGGTGACACCACCACGCCGCCGAAGGCGCTGGCCCGGGCACTCACCGACGTGCAGCAGTTCGAAGGTGCGCTCAAAACCTGCGTGACCGTGCCGCTGGCCCAGCACGAGTACGACGCGTTGGTGAGCTTTTCCTACAACGTGGGCAGCCGCGCGTTCTGCCAGTCCACGCTGGTCAGGAAACTCAACGCCGGGGACTACGCCGGGGCGTGCTCCGAACTGCTGCGCTGGCGATTCTTCCAAGGCAAAGATTGCGCGCTGCCTGCCAACACCCGGCTGTGTGGTGGCCTCGCCACGCGCCGCGAGGCCGAATACCGCCAGTGCGTCGGTGAGGCTGCGCCATGAGTCTGATCCCTTGGCCGTACCGCCTGCTGGCCTTGGCTGCGCTGGCCGTCGCGCTGATCGGCTTCGGCTGGATCAAGGGAGCGAGCCACGTTCAAGCGCAATGGGATGCTGCCATCCAGCAACAAGCCCTGCATGTCGCCGCCGTCCGCGAGCGGCAGGCCCAAGCCACCGTCAAGGTTGTCACGCAGTACGTCGACCGCGTCCGCGTCGTCCGCGAGAAGGGCGACACCATCATCAAGGAGGTTCCCGTCTATGTGCCCGTTCAAGCCGATGCTGCTTGCACTATCAACCGTGGCTTTGTGCGCCTGCACGACGCTGCCGCCGCAGGTGAGCTGCCCGAGCCCGCCCGAGATGCTGATGCGGCCCCCGCAGACGTTGCGCTCTCTGCCGTCGCCGGAACCGTTGCCGCCAACTACCAGACCTGCCACGAAAACGCCGAGCAACTGAGGGCGTTGCTGGCGTGGGTCAGAGAAATGGCGACAAGCACCAAGAAGTGACCTGTCAAAGACCAGAACCACAGAGGGGAGGTTCACTGCAATCGTTGCCTTCGCGTTCAACCTTGGCGCGAGGCGGCTGCAGACTTCGACGCTGCGCCGGCGCGTCAGTCAGCGGGACTGGGCTGCTGCAGGGCAAGAACTCCGCAGGTGGGTCTACGGGGGAGGTAAGCTACTGCCTGGACTAATCAAACGTCGGATAGCCGAGAGTTACTTGCTCGAGGAAAGAATATTAAGTTACTAGCGGTATCCATAATTGCGGCGTATCGGCACCCGTCTGCGCCATTAAACCCAAAAACCAAGTTGATCGAGCAATATGTCAAACAGCTATTCCGTAGTATTTAAGCCATCAACTTGGCGAGAATTTAAAGCAATGCCAAGCAAAGCACTTGGCTTTCGCTTAACTCTTGAGACAAGCCTGAAAAATGTAGAAATTGGGGATGTCTTGATTTGCTACCTAGCAGAGAGAATGACTTGGTGTGGAGTTTTGAAGGTCTCATCAAAGCCTTACAAATCACCTGAGCACATCTATGCGAAGAAGCACGGGTTACCTGTCATCGTTGAGGTTGAGCCAATTTGTATACTCGACGAGGAAGCAGAAGTCCCAGTAAAAACGAAAGAGCTTTGGGATTCTCTAGAACGCTTTAGGAATGCAGACCATCGCGTTAACGGCTGGGCAGTCAATGTCGGACTAATTCGATCTTTGCGAAAACTAAGCAACAAGGATGCGCAAGTGCTGCAATCTTTTCTGCTGGGAGCATCCGAACGACTTTAATTTTGCGAATTGCTTGATGCAATCAATTGCGCATCAATTCTGCAAAGCCAATCGCGAACTATTTTCAATATCTCTCCGTGAAAATTGCATTCCGCGAATGCTGTCGGGTGTGCGCTGATCAACTCAAGCAAACGCCCATCAGGCGACTTGATGGTTCTCGAGAATCCATTTTGCGAGACAAAGGCTAGAACGCCCCAATTTGTACCGCCACCGAGAGTTTTTCGAAAGTTTTCAAAATACCCAAGCATTTTGTATGTTTCCTCCGACCTCGTCGCCCCGACTACCATTCTGTTTTTTGCATCGATTATGATTCGATGCATCCCATCTGCAACTACTGTTATATCCGGTATGCCTCGCAAGGAACTTCCGGTGGATTCATAGAACCAATTCGCATCATCACTGGGCAAGGAGCATTGGAACCAAATTTCAATGCGCGTTGATGAAAAATCAAACGTATAGATTGGCCTTCGCCTACTATCCGTCATCTTGCATGGGCCATCTATCAATTCCCCCCCAAGCTGGATGAATGCCTGTGCGACTGAACGAATACACCAGATTTCGTAGATTCGATCAAGAAATGATTGATCAGCCGGAAAGGATAGAAGCGAGTCGACGAACTTCTCCGAAGAAGGTGACCCGGAAAATTCCTCTCCAATTAGTTGCCAGTCCCGTACCAAAGCTACTAAGGCTGCATAGGCTTGTTCGTTGCCTGTCTGTCTTCGTGCAATTCGCCGACATGCCTCCATATACAGCCTGGGCAAGGATGAGGTACAGGAAATCACACTCCATGGATCACGCTTCATTCGGCCGAGGATCCAGCTCTTATACCTCCGCCCAAGTATGGTCTCGGCGGAGTTCGGTGGAAACTGTGATATGGGCAGGCGTTGAAGCAGTACCCTAAAAATTCGCACTACCAGCTCATTTTCTGGCGTCGATGCGTTCTCCGTAGTTACCAGGATAGGATAGCTCTTCGGCCAAGAAAAAGACCCAGATCTCCTGGCCACGTATCGGGGTATATCGAGTCGACCACGTATCACCCCCCTAGTCTCTGTACGAGTGGTGTCTGTTACGCTTGACAAGCCACTCTCTATTCTTTGAACTATTGGAAATAGCTCGGCACAACATGCAATGGCATGCCTGAATCGAATGTGCTGACCAAATTCGATACTTTCTTCGTCAGCCTCTTGGCCAATAGACGCAGATGCTCCTGCAAGCTCTACGCTCTCTCCAGAGAAGTACGTCGATATAAGAGGAAGCGCCTCCTTAAGGAAGCGCTGCCCCAGCTGATTGTCATTTTTCTGGGACAAAGTGCATCCCCGATGCCGCAATAATGAGCAATTGGCGCGCAAATTGATTTGAAAACGGCTGTGGTAGTGCGCTCGCAAACTTGACGAGTTGATCGGGCTCCAGAACGTCGGATTCGAACAGCGGCGCCAACTTGACAGATGCTGCCCAGTCGAGATTCAGATCAGCAGTTGTATCGACTTCTCCATCTTGCCGATGTCTTGTCAAAAAAATTTCTACAGTATCAATTAACTGAGCTGTTCCAATCGGAAGGTGTGGAACTCCTCCACCATCCGGAGCATATCTAACAGATTCGACAATTCCGAACAAAGCTGCAATACGCTCAAGGTGGGAGTTTTTCGCCTCTTGCAATATGAGATCAGTGGTTGCAGCAGCTCGCTCCGGATTCATTGAACATTCACGACGAGCGATGCGTTGCGCAGCTCTTTGAATGACATACGAAAATTCTTTGATCGCGGGAGATGCATGGCCTGGATCAAAACGCCACGTCTCGCTCGAAGGCTTCTTGGGTGGCACGTCAAGAGAAATAAATGTAAATCGACGTCGAATAGCTTGGCTCAGACTTTGAACAAATTGCTTGTCATATGAGTTAAGTGTTGCAATTATCCGAAATCTCTTTGGTATGACTAATTCCCTGTTTCCATCTTTTTGATGGGGGAGATTAATTGGTACCAGATCATCCGTACCTAGCACAGAGAAAAGCTCGCCGAATGCTTTATCAAGATGAGCGCGATTTAATTCATCAATCAAGAGCCACTCGGCCTGCGGATGGCTCGGGTCATCAAAATGCTGAACAACATTATTTCCACATCGAATCACTGCCTCGGTTAGTGCGCCGTTAACCGGGGTAATTTCTTCCTTGCGGTCTTCGGTTAGCCGCAACTCAAGTCGGCCAATGACATCGTAGATCGTCCAATCCTCATGTGCAGTCACTGCGAAAGTCGATGCGTTGAATGCTTTGGCTAAGGCACGTACAAGGGAACTCTTTCCTGTGCCTGGAGGCCCCTGCAACACAATATGTCCAACGCGTATTGCCGCTGCAGCCGCTCGGAGGACGTCCTCCGGAACGACCAACTGAGATGTGGCCTCCGCTAGGCGATTATCAAAATCATCAGGAAATTCAAGGTCATATTGAGCAATCTCACGCAAACGTTCGATTGAATCGTGAAAATCAGTCGGAGGAATTGCGCCACTATCAACTAGCTCGCTTTCATTGATATCAGACATTATTACCCCCGAGAAGTGTGCGGATTGCTTGAATATTTGATATGGGCCGTGCGCGACGAATTCTTATTCTTACAACATGGGCATCTACCAGCTCCTTGCCCTCAACCAGATGTGTCCATTGTTCGTCATGACTCAGAATAATTCGCTGTCCACGTGCGAGTTGGCAGAGTGATGCAACAGAGCCCACAATGTGGTGTTCATCGAGGACCTGATAGTTTTCTCCCGAAGACAAAAGTAGCACTCGTTCACCCTGAAGCTCCACGCTTGAAAGGGTGGATGTTACTAGTGTCGCCATCGGTGTGACACGCGCACCAAGGTAGTCGAAATACTCCCGCTCATCGGAAAAACGAGGTGCTGCAGGCAGGCGAGCGATTGCAAGCCCTCCGGTCGAACACTGATCAGATTGCCCACTGTTGGATAGCGCCTTTCTGATCATTCCCATCCAATCCCGCCTAATGAAATGCCGCCTCTTAGGTTCGGTTACACCATATGGACATTCAATGTCCTCACCGCCAAGTTGAATCGCCCAGGGTTTTCTAGACAGTCGTCAGCCGTTTAGTGCGTACTGCTTCTCGAACTCTACCGGGGACAGCCCGTCGTTGGAACTGTGCCGCCGTTTTGGGTTGTAGAACATCTCGATGTACTGGAAGACGTCGGCCCGTGCCTCGTCGTGATTGCTGTAGATCCTCCGCTTAATACGCTCCCGCTTCAGTAGCTGGAAGAAGCTCTCCATCGCTGCGTTGTCATGGCAGTTTCCTCGTCGACTCATGCTGCACACGATGTCGTGCTCGCGCAGGAAGCTCTGCCAGTCTTCGCTGGTGAACTGGGTTCCCTGGTCGGAGTGAAGCAGAAGCCCGGGGCTTGGCTTGCGCCGCCACACTGCAGCCAATAGCGCCTGCAAAACCAGGTCCGTATGTTGAGTTGGTCGGGTTGCCCATCCAACGACCTGACGCGAAAACAGATCAAGCACTACCGCCAAGTACAGGAAGCCGTCGTACGTGCGGATGTAGGTGATGTCCGTGACCCACGCGCGATTTGGCTCACTGACTTTGAAGCCGCGAGCCAGAACGTTCTTGGCGACTGATCCAACAGGGCCGCTCAATGGGCGTGGTCGCCGACCGTAGCCGACCATTGCCCGCAGCCCCTCGCTCTTCATCAAGCGTGCCACGCGATGACGACTACACGTCTCGCCAAGCTCGCGCAGATCTGTGGTCACTTTGCGGTGGCCATACACAGAGCCGCTTTCCAGCCAGCTGTGCTTGATTAGGCCGAGCAACCGCTGATCGTCCTTGTCGCGAGCGCTTGCCGGCTCTTTTAGCCAGGCGTAGTAGCCACTGCGATGGACGCCAAGCATCCGACACATCGCCGCGAGGCCGAACTCATCTGCGTGTTGCTTCATGAAGGCGTACTTTGCTCTTACCCCTTTGCAAAGTACGCGGCGGCTTTTTTTAGGATGTCTCGCTCTTCAGTGACCCTGCGTAGCTCAGCCTTGAGGCGGCGCACTTCCGCGTTCTGGTCCTGCTCGACACGCCGGCCAACATCGCCTTTGCCTTGTTGCCGCTTCCAGCCGTAAAGACTATGGATCGACACGCCCAGTCGCTCGGCAACCTCCGCTACCGGACGGCCGTACTCAACGATCTGTCGGACCGCCTCGATCTTGAACTCATCGGTGTACCGCTTCGTGCTCAT